TCCGGGAACACTAGAGTACAACTCTCGTGACAATGTGGCCAATAAAGTGATTCATGAATCCAAAGTCGTCCTTCGGATGATGAACAACCCGCCCGTTTACTTTTTGTTGAAGCGGAGAGTCGGCTATCCTTGCTCGGAATGTTGGAATCCTATCACGAAAAGAGTCAGTTATGCGAACTGTCCGGTTTGTAACGGAACGGGAATCATGGATGGATATCATGCTCCCATCCCATCAAGGGTATCTCAAGATGTATCACAACTGACAATGGCATCTGGGGAGATGGATAGTGATCGAGTGAGTTTATCACCCATTCGGGCATGGACGACCAATACGCCTTTACTATATCCAGAGGACATATTAGTCGATGTATTGAACCAAAGGTACAAAATCATGAATGTCGCTCGAAGAACCCGCTCGAATTCTGTCATCCGTCAAATCATTGACTTGGCACCTTTGGATAAGGGTCATCCTTGTTATCAGGTGGAAGTGGATAGGACGGTGAAACCTGTATGAGTGAGCGAACAATTTTCCCGGATTTAAAGTTATTTAAAAAGACCGTAACCGAACATTTCTTATTGTCATTGCAAGAGATTTATAGGATTCATCCGGTCTACCCCTATACCGATGACGAGTCTCCATATACCTCGATTCATATTAGTCCAACATACGCCAATATCACCTATGATAGCCTGCGCCCTCAGCTATTAGTGAAAGTGGGTCAGTATGATATGGCGTTACAAGATACACTTGGTAACAACTTATATGAAGAGATTAGAAATGATGACGATGTAATTGGGGGTTATCGCTCCCTTAAAAATCTATCGACGATGGTTACAGTTATGGTTCGAGCATTTGCGGAAGAGGAATCTTCGGATATTGCGGACGAATTAGCGGTTTTAGGTGTGTATGCAGCTCACCATATGTTTGCGCAAATGGGGCTGAATATCAGAGGCTCCTCTGTCTCTGAAACGGTTAAAGTGGACAATCAAAATGATTACTTTCAGACCAACGTTAATTTTCAAGTGGATGTTCCTTGGCAATTCACAACCGTTAATCGTTCGGGAGCTACTAATCCGGACTGGGAAACGACCATTCCAGAAGATTTTATAGGCGTGTATCGTATGCCGGGTGTGTATGTGCATCCTAAAAAACTAGTAAAATAGTCTTATAAAAACAAGGTAATTGCATCTTTCATTTGGTGCATAAGTCCTATAAAAGCTATAAAATTAGATTAATAGTTGATTAAAGGAGGGAAAACGGATGGCAAACAGTTATCGTGCACCGGGTGTGGACGTATTAATCGAGCGTCAACAACTGGAGCAAAAGAGTACGGAAACAGCCTTTTTGCCTGTATATATTGGAACGGGTATTACTTCACGCGTTCGTAATATCAAAAAAACAGATGTTGAAGCTGATGTATCAGCTTTTCCAGTCGTCACGCTTACTTTTGAATTAACAGGTGATATAAACACTGATTTGTTCGAGGACACGAAATTTACTTTAGGCCAAGTCGTGGTATCTAGAGCGAGTGGCGGCGGTTCCGCTGTGGCATTAGAACCTTCGTCAGGGTATTCCGTTGAAAAGGATATTTCTTTTTCTGAAAGCGAAGGCGCTGCGACCTATGTGTTAAAAATCCTCGATGGTTCATTGTCAGCCGCTGATACGGCTTACGAACTAAATATTACAGCTGAAAATTCAGATGATGATTTCCAATTAAGATTAGTGGGTTCTGAAGATCGTTTCTTCTCGCAAGATCTATTTGGTCCAGTCATCCTTGAGGAGAATGGCAAGCAATTCTTTAATGATATTGCTATTGCTGTCGAGATTGCTTTCCGCATGAATGTTCCGAGCTTCTTCTACTTAGAAGTTCCTCGAAACTATGGGGAATTGCCAACAAAGGATGATTACTCTACCGCCATTGAACAGGCTTATTACTACAACGATGCTTATCGGTTGGTCCCTTTAACCTTTGACCCAGAGGTGGCTAGTGCGTTAAACGGCTTTGTATCTGGTGTAAGTAACCCACTCGATAGGCGCGAAACGGTAGGATTCATTTCCTATGATCCAACCAACATCACTAAAATGAGTGATATTAATGAATTGGTTCAAAAAGTTGGCGGACTATCTACCTCTATTGACAACAAACGTATTTGTAATGTGTTTGGCGGAAGTTCTGTGGAGCTAACGATTAGTGGTGTTAGATACGAATTGCCACAATATTTCTTAGCGGCAGCGGTAGCTTCATTGGATGCAGTCGTAGGGCAGGTTGACCCTCTTTCATTAAGAGAAATTACCGTTTTCGATAAAATCAATGGACCTCGATTCCGCCCGCGTGACTGGGATAAGTTGGCTCAAAAAGGGGTCTTCATCATCAAGAAAGACAATGATGGATCACCTGCGCAAATTCGCCACCAACTTACTACTGCTATATCCAATGATGCAGCAGATCAAGAATATAGCGTAGTTAAAAATTTCGATGTGGTAACGAAGAAAATCCGAGACCGTTTTAAACCATATGCCGGACAATACAATATCGAAGTTGGATATATTGAGAGATTGGAAGGTACGATGGCAACCGTCCGTCAGGAAATTATTGAAAACAAATTGGCTCGCAGTCTAACGGTTTTAACACCTTGGACAGTCAGTAATTCAGATGGACGAAATCTAGTCACTCGTTTGCAAATGGAACCGGTGTTCCCGGCCAATCATTTGGATGTTTACCTAGTAATTTAAAAGGGGGGGAGTATAAATGGCTGAAACTATCACTGTCCCAAAATGGGACTATCATGACAAGAATATTCAGGGATCTATCGCACAGAAGGATTTTACTCGTGCAGACAGGGTAATCATCTTCACTGCCCCTACGCCAATCCCGGGAGCTGCCAATGAAACGATGAAACCAATTGGTTTAATTCAGGGCATGACTCACCAAGAACAAAAGCAATTGCAAATGTTCTTTGAGCTAGGTTCAGACAACGCTATGATTATTCCTGGATTAACGCAAGGTCAAATCAGTTTGCAACGGATACTTTTGAACGGTGTGAACTTTATCAACGCCATCTATCACGGAGTGAATCTAAAGGAATTACGAGATGACCAGATTCTTAGATCCATTCGGGATATCAACGTGCCTTTTGACTTATTAATCGCTAAGTACGCCGTTAACGATAAGAACGCCTCTTCAACCGCAGTGGAAAGTACGCTGTTCCGCGGTTGTCAGTTAAGCTCCAGAAGTGAGTCCATCACGGCTGGAGGTGTGGTTGTAATGGAAAACGTGTCGTTACAATACGCATCGATTCCAAAAGTGACATATAAATTAAGCTAAGAAAAAAGGGAGAGCAATCTCTCTTTTTTTATTTTTTGTTTTATAATGATACTAGGACTATTTTACTAGATTAGATTAGATAAGGGGTTGGGGTTTGTGAGTTTAGTACGAGACGCGATTCTTTCAGTGGCAAGAGAAGGGGAAATCACCCACAAGTTTACAATTAGAGATTTAAACTTTGTTTTGAAAGGGTTAAATACGGAAGAAGCCTTCCTAGCGGACTCAATGGTGGATACCGCCTTATTGAAAGAGAAATACGGAGCAACTAATTTAATTACGCTTAACGATACGATTCAAAAGTACAGAACAATTGCAATGGTAGTGTTAGCAACCAAGACCATTAACGGGCAGTCGCCAATTGATTACAGCTTACCATTGGAACAACAGTTCAAACAGCGTATGGAATTAAGAGATGAACTAATGGCATTGGATTCTGCGATGATTGACCAAATCATCCGCGAATATAACCAACTTAATTTAAAGCAAGTAAAGTTTTATGAAAAAATAGACGAAAACTTGGACTAGTACTGGACGACCCAATATTCCGAATGAGGGCGAAGGTGGCCAGCCGAGCAGGAGGTCACGTCTTCGAAGAAAAGTTCCTTCGTTTGGAAGGATTACAGTTAAACATTGCTTACCGACAGGCGTTAAAGGAAGAAAAGGAACAAGCGGATTTAATTGGTGCCATCCACAAAAATTGGGCTGATCGAATTGATGATTCTGTGAGGGTTTTAATGATGTTCAGCAACCCTACTCTCTACAAAGCGTGGGAAGATATGAAGGAGCTGGATAAACATGAAGCGGAGTTGAAGCCGGAGGAGTTCCCAGAAGTGTGGGAAGAACTAATGCAATTCATACCGCAGGAAGTAGTCATAGAAGATATCAAGGAAGACCCGCTTGCCCATTTACCAGTAAATGCCGCATTAGAAGACTTTCTTACAGGGTTCGTGCCATACAAGAAACAAGTGAAAGAGGGTGACTGAGATGGAAATGAATGACCAAATATTGAACCATATAATGAATGTTCAAACTCAATTGTTACAACAGATGATTAAAATGGAACAGGATCGGAATAGTACAATCTCCCAACCTGCCACCACAATCTCGCCAGATACGGGTTCTTTCGGTACTCCATTGCCTAGTTCGATTGCCAGCCCAGTCACACCACCGCCTGTACAACATATGTCACAGCCCGGAACGCCTTTTATGTCAGTCAATGATCCAACTCGATATGGGACATACGCTGCGCCCAATCAGGGTTACTGGAGTCGTCAGAATCAAGCGGCACAATCAGGGTTTAGGAATTTTATCGGTGGAACGATTGATGAAATGAAAAATTTTGATCCCATGGGCCAATCCAGAGAAGCGACAGAACAATATTTTGCTCGACAATCAAGAGGGATGCAGGAACAAACCGTCAATATACTCGGAGGAGCCATCCACGGAGCTGCCTCCGTAGGAAGTTTTTTCGTTCCAGGAGGATTGGCCGCTTCACTAGTTGTTGGTGGGGCTGTTGCTGGGGGAGTCGGTTTAGCGACGAATGCCATGGTGAATGGGGCAAAAACGTCACTTGATTATCAAGAACTCTTGCAGAACAACAGTTATAAATTTATCAATGCGTTTGAGTCTACCTCCGATTTGGGCGGCATTGGGTTCGGCTTAAACGATAGACAAGAAATATCAGGGTTTTTGAGAGATTTATCAACGGATAAGTATCTTGATGACAATGAGATGATGAAAATCTTGGATGGGGCCGCAAGTAATAATTTGCTAAAGTCTGTCTCTGATGTAAAGAGTTTTAAAAAGAAGTTTACGGAAATCGTAGATACGGTCAAAGCGATTGCAGTTACCATGAACGAGAGCGTGGAGGAAGCCACGAAGTTTATGGGTGAGATGGAAAGGATGGGCATTTCCAACAAGGATATGAGTTATCTTGCCTCTCAATCCAAGGTTACAAGTTCCTTTATGGGAATCAGTTCTAATGAAGGGGCACAAATGATGCTTAATACCACGAACCAAGTGGTACAGGGAACAGCTTTAAATTCAAAAAATATTGCAGAAAGTACAAATGAAACTGGTTTTATTATCAGCCGAATAGCGGAAGGTCCTTTACGGCAATACATCAAAAATAATGGTGGGGAAGGCAATGTGACTTCTCAAGTCGAACAGCTCACGAGAAATTACGTGACACAGGGGGCAGGGCTAACATCTTTACTCGGATACTTCGGTTCTGGTTTTCAATACAACGAGAAAACCAGAGAATTCGAAGTCAATGAAAAAGAAATGAATCGTCTGTTGAACGGTAACATGTCAAGATCACAAATGCAACAAGCAAGCGATTCATATATGAATTCGTTATCGGATGACGAAAGGTACCGATTGCTCCAATCAGCTTCAACTGTGTTCAATAATTATGCGGACACTGAAACGATGGCACGGTTTATGCAACGAAATGTACAGATGCTGCAACAAGAGACGCCGATGGATGAACAAACTGCTTTAACGAATCTAGGTATGGCACAAGATTTGGAACAAGCTAAATTGTTGGAAGAATATATCAACAATGCCACTGATCCAAACATATTGAAAGCCTATAAATCACAAGCATTGAAGAATGAGCAGGATTCCAAAGTGATTAGCGAAAGCCCGGGGTTCTCGAAGAGACTGAAATTTTGGTGGCAAAGGGTTTTTGAGAATCCATTAGGGGATAAAGGGCAGGCAGTTTCGGACTTCACTGGAGACTTGATGCAAGATTACCAAAAAATCCTGACAGGCATTGACGATACAAGTACGCTTGGCGGTGACGCTTCGCTAGAAAAGTTTGACCAAAAAGGATTAGAGAAAGTCCTTAAAAATAGCAAAGATTTAATGGATTACGGTATTACAAAACCGGGAGAGGCAGACTTGATTAATCAGGATTTGGATGAATCTACATTTAGTTCTTTGATGAGCCAAGTTCAGAAAGGAAAGATAAGTGCCTCTGATTTAGACAAGGCTCTGAAGAACAATAAAGGCTGGATGTCTAAGTGGAGAGCAAGCATGCTGAAATCGGAAGCGAAGGGTACCTACGATGACATGGGGTTACTCGGGGATATCAGTTATGGCATACAAAGAGGTATTTTATGGGCGTCAGATAAAATAGTAGGCAATCAAGATGATTTTATGGAAGGTGTGGAGGATACAGCCAAAAGCACTTTCGACGATTTTAAAGATCAGGAAAAAGGTTTGAATCAGCAGCTCAATAGGTTAGTCCTAGATGGAGGTTTGGACCCGGATAAAGTAGACCAAATCGAGAAAGCCATCAAAAAAGGGGACATGGATAAGGTTCGCTCCTATACGAATAATCGGGAAGCCATTAATTTGGCGGACAAGTTTAACTCGTTAGGAGAGAAAGAAAATCAATTCGAAAGATTGACACGCTATACCACATCGATGACGCAAGCAGGGAGCCAGTTAGCCGGAGTCTTTCAGGCGAGTGGGGCGTTTGATGAAGAGGAAATCGATAGCATGTTTGGAAGTCTAAGGAGACGTTCCAAAAAAATAAGAGATAAAATCAAAGAAGGCGATATGTCTGCATCAGGCATGGCTCAATTTGACTCCGATACGATGGCTAAGTTTGACAAGATGTTTGATAACTTGCCTGATTCGGATTTAAGGAAATTAGCCCATTACCTGAATGAAAAATACGACGCTGGTTTAAATGAGAAAAATGTAAATGCAGATAAACTGCAAGAATTCCTCTTAAATACCGTTGTCCGAGACCAACACATCACAGAACCTAACAAGGGTTCCGGTAAAGCGGAAAGTAAAACAGATGAGGTCGCAAGCGCCGCCACCAAAGCGGCTGAAGAACATCAACAGGCGTTTTATTCGTTCTTAAATACTTATAAACAAGAAACTCAAATGATGAAGGATGCTGTTGAGGGAAGGCCAATTAGAAATACAAAAAGCTCAAGTCTAAGCTATACCGGTTAACCGGTTCGAGTATAGGAACGAGATCATACTCGTTCCTATTTTTCTAGAGAAAACAGGGGGTGACACAGATGGCATTAGCGGATCGCAAGTCTTATCAGAAAATGAAACTTAACGAATTAAATACTTATGATGTCGAAAGGACATTACGGGAGAATATTTATCAGCTGGAACAAGAAGATATTCGAATTCAAAAGTTGGTGGAATCGATGGTAGAAGAAGACATACCGATATCCATTATCTTGGATTGGATTCGGCAAATCGAAGATAACGCCGGAGAAATTGCCTATCTCAACTCCGTCCTGCAATTGAATGTGGGGAGCTATGACTTTACCAGCAACCCAATTTTTAAGAGAGGAGCGAAATAATCATGATTATATATGAAGTGAATCCGGGCGACTTGCTCGGGGTATTGGCGGTGAAATTCAAAACCACGATTCAAATCCTAATGAATGATAATCCGATTATACCTCCTGACCAATCTCTAAAAACAGGATGGAAGTTGACCATTTATGAGCCTTTAGAGAATGCGCAGCGGTTTGCTGATGCCGCGTATAAACAAGTAGAGGATGCTCATGCATTAAGAACATCCATCGAAACCAACGAATACTTGCTTGGCACGGATTACACTCCGGTCACTTATAAAAACAGAACGGTAAGTCAAGGGCAAATCGGATATTTAAAAACGCTTAAAGAAACCCCGCTTTTAGAATTGCAAGCCAATGGATATGTCAAAACAATTCGACAGGTTGGGGAAGGTGAATTGTTAAAAGTGTATGGTGTAGCCATACAAAATGAGGATTCCATGTTTGTTGTAGATGCCTATCGATGGGTAACTAGTGACCCGGAAGTGGTTATATACGAAGAAATCCCCAAAGCGATATTGGAAGGAAAATATCGTTTAGCGAACTATACAACTGCTTATTCTGCAGACAATGGGAAAATGTCTGCTTTGAATAGTAGCGATAAATTAACCGCTGCCCAAAGCAATCTATTAACACCTCAAACTTGGATTGGTTCAGGAACACCGGTACCGCAAGAGGCACGAAAAACAGCGGTTAGCTCTTTTCCAACTTTTAAACATCCGGGATACAAACGTCCTGTCATGCAATTGAAGAATGCAAAGGGAGAAACAACAAACATCGAATTACGGGTATTAGGGTTCAATGCCAGCTATCAAAATAACGTACAGGCGAATATGACAAACGCAGGATGGATGATTAATGTTCGTGCCTCCAATTTATCCACTTTAACCATAAGTGGAATCTTATTGGAGACGAAGGGTACCAACGAATTCGATAGTTTCATGGATAGGTATTACAAATATCTGACTGCCACGAAAACAGATGATTATTATTCAATGGGAATCTCTACTTTATTTTATAAACAAACGCAATACCAAGGAGTCGTGGTTGGGTTTTCCTATTCTGACCAAGAGGTGGATACCTTTCATCGAAAATATACGATGCAGATGCTCGTATTGAAGGAAAAACGATTAAGTAGTTCGGAAATAAGCGCCATTAAAACCGTTGTTTCCAGAAGAAACTTATCAGAAGCTGAATTTAGAAGCGACTTAGGGGCTATGCTGGCGAACAGCATCACAGGAACCTACTATGATATTTAATGAGGTGCACGTTTATGAAGATATTACAATCGAGCGATTATCGTATTTATATAGATGATGTAAGAGTAGATCCCTATGTTAAGACTTGGACGGCAGCCTGTGGGTTGCGGGCAAGTGATGCTTCAGCGACGATTACCCTATACCGGACGAAAAAACTGGAGCAATGGAAAGGGTATCTAGCCCAAGTTCGTATTTTTACGAGAAATGTATTCTCAGGTAAATTCGGTATTGTTTTTGAAGGGGAAATCGTAAATCGAAATTGGGGAGACCAACGTTATGACGTGGGAGAAATTGTCTTCACATGCAAAGGGTTTTACCACTGGCTAGACATTCCCATCCCCCTACTAATTGGGGAAGATGATACTTATAGCTTTGTTAAGAGGTTCCAGTTTGAAGCCCAAAACATGGATGTTGAAGGGATAAGAAAATTTTGGTTAAGCCGCGAAGATCAGTTGATGAAGGATTTAACGTTGGAACAAATCATCTCACAACTATTTGAATTGATTAATTCAGGTTATTACAACTACGATGATTCCACTTTTTCTTGGACGAAGCTTGGAGACCGATTCAAGGTAATGGGGGATATCATTACGGAGTTCCGATCAGCCGGATATTTAGATGCATTTACATGGACACGTTCCACTCAAATTGATTCATTTTATGTGTATCTGAATGAGATTTTGACACAAATGATGTTTGAGTTTTATCAAGATAGAGATGGAGCCATTCGTATCAAGAACCCTTCGTGGAAGGACAACATCTTGAAAGCGCATATTATCGATGAATCGGTGATTCAAAATGTTTCTGGATTTAACGACTGGTCAAACGAACCGACACGGGTACTTGTAATCGGCGGTGAGTCAGATGTTACAAAATACTCATCTAAGCAGGTAGGGTCAGATGGGATTCTAACGATACCAATGGGCTTATATATTGGTAAGCCAGGCGAGGGAGAGTATTTTTCTCAAAACGTTGAATTGCTGCTAAAAGCAACGGGTGACGACACGGATTATTCTGATCCTGCTCCAAGTTCTGACGGTACGGTTCAGCTTTCATGGAAAGCAGATCCAAAAAAAGCGAGTGCAGTAGGCAGAGGAGCTGGTTATGGTGGAATGATGTACTACGTGGAGGCTGCCTACAATGACGTAAAGGATCGTTTTGGGAAAACCAATTTCATGGGTGGTTATGCCAATAGAAACGTAGTAGGTGGGAGTTCAAAGTCCATGCATGCATTTGGACGAGCCTTTGATATCGGTTCGACATCAGCAATAATGAGTAAAATTGCGGAGTATGCGAAAGGATTCCCTAACGTCCAATATGTGATTTACAACAGAAGGATATGCGGTCCAGGTGGTGGGGAATGGAGAACATACAACGGGGCGAATCCTCACACTGATCATGTTCACGTCGATTTCTTGCCTGTGGATGGACCAAGCAGTAAAACGTCGACTGGTGGCGGCAAGGAAGATTCCGGAACATCTGGTACAGGAAATCTAGCTAACTATATGAACCAAGATTTATTGAAACCAGCAAAGATTCCTTCGGCGGAAACGATTAATAAAATTATTAAACATGGTGTAGATTTACGCGGAGGAAAATCCAAGTTACTTAACCAAGGAGCGGCTTTTGTCCAAGCGGCGAATGAGTCGGGAATGAATCCGTTGTTTATGTTGGCTTTGGCAGGATGGGAATCAGGATGGGGAACAAACACCATTTCGAAGACTAAAAATAACTTTTTTAGTATTGGAGCTATTGATTCGAACCCGACCGGAGGAGCTTACAGATATGACACACCTGCAAGCGCGATTGTATCGGCTGCTAAATGGATACGTAAAAACTGGTACGACAGGGGACAAACAACGATTTGGAAGATGAATCACAGCAAAAGCGGAACACACAATTGGGCGAGTGATAACAATTGGGTGAATGGAGTAGCTGGGGTATGGAAGGGATTTGGCAATGTTGCAAATGATGGAACGAGTATATCAACGACATCTCCAACGTCAAGTACAACCTCGACTTCAACGAGCCCAAATGCGGCTGTAGGGGGTGTTAGCATTACCACTCGGTATGCTCCAACTACGCCAACTGCATTGCGGCCATCACAGGTAACCCCGAAGGCCATTCCAGTTGATTATCATTCATTTAATGTGGATATCGTGAAGTACCCCATTCCAACGGTGGCAAATACGTATAGAACCAGTATTACAGGTCGAACAAACGGCGTGAATGGAAACTTGATTTGTTTCATTATTGAAACCGCTTCGTCATGGAGGGAAAAGTATAAGTCTAATAAGCATTATGGACTGATGGGAATCCCGAAGAACTACATTGATTTAGTATTGGGAGGTAAAACTTCAAAAATGTATGTCCCTGAAGATAATATCTTCCACGGTACGAAACAATTTCAGAATGGATATGTTCGCTATAGCAACAAGGTAACATTTGGATTAGCTTCTCTTTATTTGGGAGACATATCCTTACTTGAAGGGCCAATAAAGAGTGCGGGAGTAGAAGACTTTTCAAAGGTACGAAACTATCTGGGCGCAGATGTTGTGAAATTTGTAGATACGGTGATTAATAACTTCTGTAAATTTTTTGGAGGAACTTATATTAAAGGGGATCCGCATTTTACCATAGCTCCAGACAAACCGGGTGGAAGCAATGCGGATGATCCGGTACCAGGAGAATATGAATCTAGCTATAAACCCATCATGAGTGATGAAGAACGGTTATACAAAGTCAATCTAAAGATATCCGAGCAATTGCTCATACGATACGACAGCGCAGCTATGCCAGCCAACGCTATGGGGGCAGATGAATTAGTCCAACGCTATGCTAAATACATGATGCAATTGTACCGTGCAGAGTCACATGGTGTGGCTGTTTCTTTGTCCACTTGTATGCCGTTCATCCGACCTGGCTGGAATGCGTGGTTAGAACCGACACGAAGGAATGTCGTGTTTTATGTAACGGGTGTGACTCACCAAGGTTCTTATGGAACCGGCGCATTCAGTACGGTCACCGGGGGATTTGTCAGAGACCCGGGAACTTATGATGACATTGAAGATAATATTTTTGTTGGACAAACCAAAGTAACGGCTGCGGACTTCGGGGAAGTGATTAAAAAGAGTGAAATGAATGATTTAAAGAAACAACTGAGTGCCCTCCATAATCAATCCGACGAGGTAATAGGAGATGCGAGAAAAATCCCTACACTTAGTAAAATGTACAGTTCGGCAGTCGGCAGTGTAACAGACTTTACTACCATGTGGAATAACGAATTTACGTCGAGCGAGATTGATACGAAGATCAAAACTTTGTATAAATCAGCTCCAAATGTAGTAAAGACCAGAAGTAGTACTTTCAAAAGCATCATCGACGATGCCGCTGCTTTTTACAAAAAAGTGTTGTTAAGCACTACGTACTAGAAAGGTTTGATGTCGCATGAAAAATTCCTATTATTCTTCAACTATCCAACAATTCCATGCGGGTAAAGATTCGGTCATGGAGATGGCGAAAATCTTAGATTTCAATTCTGAGCGATTGGTCGCACGCGTGTATACGTTGAATTCGAAGCAATACAAAGATGATGTCCCGGTCTTTTTCCCGAGTATGTATATGAATACGGGCATCATCACACCGCCGGTTATCAACTCGACTTCCCTTTTATTCTGGGGGCCCGACCGACAGCCTTTTTTGTTGCCCATTCAATTGACTGTACCTAATTCCTATGTGGAAGAAGGAATAACAAGGCTTTCGGCGTCTCCTAGTTTTATCGATAAACTATTAAGTTTGAAAAATGTACAAGGTGGAGAAGTACTGTTTCGGTCATTGGGAAATTCTTATTTATTTTTAAAAAACTTAGGGGATGTGGAGTTTGGTACTTCTAGGCTCCACCGCATCAACCTTACATCAGCGGATGGGGCGTTCCATTCAACAACTGATAGAATACGTGCGGAAATCCCTAACAGCAGTTTCTATTTTGGTCCAGCATCCACCGATAGTTACGAAGACCTTCGTACTCATTTTCATTTAGAAATTGGAGAGACATCCAACAATTCTAGTGAACTATCAGAAACAGATAATGAAAAATTATTGGATCAACTCATGAATGACCAGTTGGATAACATAGAACTCGGTGAGCCTTCGCCGAAAATTGTGGATATACAGATGGGGCATGTGTTTGACGAGACGGGTAGTACGGTACAGGATGAGGTGGACGGAACTGAATTATTTTCTAAGCAAACAATGAAAAAGGATTCCGTGGAAACCATTGAACAACTGTCCAAGGGTGGCAGGAAATTGTTCAAAACAACAGATGGAACGAGAACCACTACTGTAGACCTGTCTCCAAATGAAGCATCTCTTAGTGTGGAACGAATTGTTAATGGGACGACACATTCCTCTAAAGTTGGAATTGATAAGGATGGAAATATTGTTTGCAGTAAAGATGGAGTCACGTATGATCTCTGGCAAGTCTTAAATTGGTTTTATGAGGAAAGGTAGGTGTGAATGTTGGTTATCGATTTAAATCTATTTACACAGACCATTGCGGTGTTGAAAGAGAATAGTATTGACGATATCAAAGCTTCACTCGTATCCCTTGATATGCAGGAGCAAATAGCTCAGGATAAATACGATCAAGCGCTAAAGGAATTGAGAAGGCTGCTGATTCTGTTTAAAAAATACGAAAGCCAAATCAATACTCAGAAACAGATTGTCACGGACGAAAAAATACAACCATTGGTTCCGCTCATCAAACAACAGCAAGAAGCTGCGGTTTTTACCAGTGTTAGAACGGCAACTGTCACGGAAGTAATAAACGCAAAAAAAGAATTAGACAGCATGGATGCTTCTGTAGAGGAAATGAAATTACGATTATTTTTCCAAGCAAGAGAAGCGAAACTCGCTTCCAATAACTTAGCAAAGATAGAATCTCAATGTTTCATCTTGGAAACTGCGATCGACATTGTGGAGCGATTTAATATAAACGGGTTTAGTATGCAAGAAATATCAGACTATGAAATTCCAAAATACTTTGAACTGTATCGAAAAGGCGGGTGATGGGAATGGATAACTTTTCTTATTTTCATTTATGTGACCATCAAATCAAAAAGGCTCAAAACAAAGGCGAGGTTGGTACCTTCTCTATTGAAAGCAATGATGAACAAATCCAGATTCTGACTAATGGGGCAGCCATCATAAAGATTCAGGAAGTCCGTGTACTTGCATACGACGAGGTAGTGGAGATTGTGGAGGCTTACTATGACAATCTTGAGAGCGAGCAAACATACGACGACAAGGACCCCGGAGAAGTCTATTATGACGACAAAAAGCAGTTCCTTGTAGATTTTTCTAAGTATTTTCAAGAAGGGAAAACAATATCCGACCCATTGCCAGATACCTTTTACGCTCCTATTTTGCATAATCGAATCCAGTGGAATGTAAAGCCACCCAAGAAGTATCAAGTGACCGCAGAAGTAAGATTTTCGAATGCTGGATACCAAATATATCGGGCGGCAGATTGCCCGGTTTGCGGCGGCTTGGGATGGTTTGTTGATATACTAAATAAAAATGGGCAATTCCAACAGCCTACCGGTATTGCGAAAGTGGCGCAACGAGTGGTAAAGGATTTTCTTACGGAGCTGGGAACGTCAGTTTTTGATGATGCGTATGGAACGACCATCAAGAGAGATGCCATGGATTATGTGGCTGATGATGAATCGTTGTTTAATCAGATTAGAATTTCCGTTTCTAATGTTGAAGATGGTTACCTCGATGACCAACAAAATGTTATTAGGGACCTAAGTTCAGATGAGATTTTACAATCCTTAATGGTGGAAGATGTTTACCGTTCCACTCAGAACCCCACTTTGGTGATTGTTCGTTTAAAGATTGAGACGGTAGACGAATCAAAGACTTTCCAGTTGGGATTTGGTTTATAAAAAGGAGGTAATGATATGGCGATCAATGATTTGTCAGTGAAAGAACAAGTGGTTCTTAACTATATGGAAGAACTACTGCGGGTTCAGTTCCCAAATCTTGACCTTAGTGAACATGGTGCATTTATGGAGACCTTTGGGTTACCTCATATAAAGTTGCTAACACCTTTAATGGACGCGGCGGACAGAATCAAATTAACTCAAAGCCTTGATAATGCAGAAGATATGACTGAGGAAGAAATGGATCGATTGGCGGCAGGATATTTTTTCTACCGGCAAGCAGGAGAATATGCCACAGGCTATGTCACGATGACATTTGATGACATTCCCGCAAATGGAACCATTCAAATACCTGCTGGCACAGAGGTTCAGAGCAAGCAAGGCCTATACTTTAAAAGTATTAGTACCGTTGTTCTCAATATTAATGACTTATCAAGTTATTACAATCCTGATGAGTTCATTTACCAGATCCCTGTTCTGTTTGAATCCGAAAATCCAGGAGCAGATTACAACGTGGAATCAGGGGAGATTACAACTGTTATCACGCCTTTAAATCATCTTACAGGTGTTTCCAATGACGCCGCCTTTAAAGGGGGGAAAGCTAAGGAGACCAACACAGAACTGGCTGACCGTATCCAGGAAACAGCCGGAACACCAAATTTAGGCGTAGAAAGAGGATGGGTGGCTTTTGCTAAACAGTTTCCAGAAGTGTTGGATGTCATTGTGGCAGGATTCGGGCACCCACTTATGAAGAGAGATGTTATTGGCACTCTCCCGGCAGATAGAATCATTTCAACTCTTTCCCCCGACGTGCATTGGGGAGGTAAAGTCGACTTGCATCTCAGAGGGAAGAAACTGACGGAAGTAACTGAAACCTTAACGATTGAGAAGAATGCAAGCGAGGAGCTTTTTGTTCCGTTATCTAACCATCCAACTCACGACATTTTGGAGATAACATTTACCTCATCCAGATACACGGATCCCAAACTAGATCCATCTTTCTTTCAGGTAAAGGACTTTCTCTTAATGAAGGACGAAGATACGGAAACGATGGGGACGGTCAATGAATCATCCTGGGCGATTATTATTGATGACCGCCTCCTGGTAAACGATACCGTAACGGTCCGATACCGTTACAATCAGTTGTTTGAAGATATTAACGCCGCCTTATACACAGAGGATAATCGTCCTCCAGCAAGTGACGTACTGCTAAAAGAAGCCATTAAAAAAACCGTGCAGGGTGCAGCTATTCTTAAATTGGAGTCCTATACAGGTATTCAAGAAAAAGACAAGAGTGTGATAAGGCAGCGTCTATACAATTGGATTGATGAATTGAAGATGGGTTCGGAACTGCAAACCTCCGATTTTACGGAACCTATCTATGATTTTGGCAGTGATAGCATCGATTCGAAAGTCGATTACATCAGTTTGCCTACTCAATTCATGGTAACAGATTACGATAATAAATATCTTTATTATTGCATGAATCAAGAAAAAAGAGATTTCCTTGATGAAATCATGGCAAATTCCACTTACTTTACCGAATGGATTCCTTATTTCAGGGATAACGTCACGGTGTATGACTTTTTTGATGTCATGCATTTGTTAACTGTTCAAAATGTAGAAAAGGATGCATGGAAAACTTTGTCATATAAGGATCACGAATGGGGTAAAAAAGTGTACTTCTTCGGCTTAGCCAAAACCATGTTGGCCTATGTCAATTCCATTCAGCGGATGTCCCCTTCTAAATGGGTGGCTAAAGAAAATGCGTATTATGAACTTGGCAACTTAAGCATCTACGAGGATGTCACTTATACCGATACGGAACTGCAAAACCTAATTGAACTGTTTGAGTCCATCTCCAATCCGAATGTGGACAACGATGATGATTATGTGACGGATAATATCCTCCACTTAACAATTTATTGCTGCACCATACTATATGTCATCACGACTGATAACGTAGGCGGATTAACGACTAAAGACTTCTTTAGTTGGTTATCCGAACTTTCTAAAGGTACGCCAATAGATTACGAGGTTCAGAATTAAAAAGGAGGTGCACAGATGTTAAGCAAGGAACAATCTGAGAACCTATTATATAGTCTTCCCAGTTTTTATCGCGATTTTCTTCCGGTGGATAATTCTCTCTTAAAACTTTATGACGTGTATGCCAAAACCATTGACTATGCGTGGAATGTTTACCGGGAAACAGAGGATGGTCAATTTATATCAACGACAAGAACCGTCAGCACTATCCCCTATTTTAAGGTCGATATAGAAGATGCTTTTTATAGTGTTCAGACAGCTGAGATCCTTTCTGGGATGAACTTCGAAGATCAAGTGGCATACATGGATAAAAATAATCTCTATGCTTCTTTCAGTTTTTCTCAAAAGAATCAAACGGATGACCCTATCGTATACAGTATGAGGTTGATGATTAGTTTCACTGATACGGTACCGCTAAAAATGTTTACCGATTATTTCATTCGTAACAATCGCTTGTATTTATTGCCGAGCTTTGTTCAATCCAACAAACAAGTCCTTCGTTATCTGCATGCGTTTGATATGAAAATAAACGACTATACATTGGAAAAGAATTTCGGCAGTCGGTTTCAATTAAAACCGGGTTCTCTCTTAACCCGCTTTGAATACCGCGATGTATTGGAAGCCTATATTCGAGCCTTCCAAGGAAATCTAACCATTCGAGCGTTAAAAGAGAGTATCCGACTGGCGACCAAATGGGATACCTTTTCGATTGAAGATATGAAAAGCCCATCAATTTCAGAGGCTAAATTGCAGTTATATAAAGACTGGACAATATCACCGTTGAAATTTTTGGTGACTTTGCCTGAAGAGTTGATTCCAGAAAAAGCAAAAACCAATATCGTGCGGACATTATTGAATGAGATCAAGGAATCCCAGACGGATTATATGTTGTTTTATGATGTTCTTCGTTTGGATGAAATGCCGATTATGATGAAGAAAAAGCCGATTTATCATGTGAATCGAACGGACCCCATTAGGAATAAGGAAACATCAAAAGTCAGTAAGTTGACCTTAAAAGTTCACGACAATCCATTCGACTTATTCGGTACGTATGATACGACCTTTTTTTATAACCAAACCTTGGATTATGATGCGGAACCGAAGCCTGAGATTGTGGGTATCCAACAACATAGTGCGAACTGGGATGAAACACAAGGCGATGACCAAGTAGCAGTTAAATTCTATTCTTTAATGATTCCTAGGAACTTTCATGCCAACAAAGACTTATCGGCTGAAACGATTACGTTCTCCGTTAATTCAAACCAAGATACAACAACCTCCTTCGAATTATATGGTGCATTAAGAATCGATGGAACGTATAGATTGATAGAATCTGTTGCGAATAATAAACAACAAGGAACAATTTCCTTCCTACATAATGCAATAGGAAGCGGAAACTTGTATTATAAAAGTAGGTCGAAAGACCTATCGAAAGTGTCACTTTTCACTTTGCCTATCTACATTGGCGATCAATCGATGATCCCTATGTTTGATGAGGACGACATCATTCACGAGGATTACTTGTTGGAAGAGGCGTATGTTGTAGACACTAGTTTAGGAATGCAATCGTTAATCGCTTATTTACTTGATATAACAGCTTATTAAACGTAGGGAGGGACAAACATGGCTCAATTTCCATTGACGGACTTACTCACAGGGATCAGAAGACTGTTTGTAGGTGTACAAGGGAAGGCAACAGACGGTTCATATAAAGATATAAATGTCACCGATAATGGGGAAGTCAAAACCGTATTGAGTGCAAGTAACCAAGTAATTGGGCGGACCGTTTTGTCAGATGGAACCAATTCTGTTTCTTTGACTTCTAACGGAAGTGTAAAGACATTACCTGTAAATGGTTCTGGGACTGAAATATTCAGTACCACGAATCCGGCGAAAGTCTTTGTAACGGGGGCCACGACCTTTAAAGGAGCAAAACAATCAGTCTCCACGGCCGGAACTAAAGTGCAACTTCCGAGCTATGCCTGTACGAAGGTGACGATTGTGGCACTAAAAGACAACACTGGTTCCATCTTTATCGGTGGTTCTGATGTAACACAAAGTGTATTCGGAGCTGAACTGGAAGCGAAAGATGCCGTCACCATTGAAGTATCAAATACGAATTTAATCTACCTGACATCCAGTGTATCTGGTGAAGGAATTTCTTATTTCGCCGTTTAATCCAAGGAGAGGGGAAAAGCACATGCAAAAACAGGAATACATGGATGGTTTTTCTGGTATCGGGACGGTCACCGTTCGACCATTTAAGATTGAAAAAGATGGCACACGCACTTATTTTTCTGTAACAAAAAACAATTTGATTGTTGAAGCAGGGAGAGCGGCTTTGCTTGATTTGCTGGTAGGAGCAAAAAAGAAAAAGCTCAAATACATTCGCTGGGGAAAAGGGGGAGCAAAGGCATTTCCTGACGGTGATCCACTCAGTCCGATACCAGTTGATGACAAGGATACAGATGTTGTCACCAAATTACTAGACAAACCATTAAGTGCTTACACTCGTGTAACACCTACCCAAATTGATTATACGGAGACTCTGATTTGTGATGAAGTTGATTCTGATGTCAACGAAGCTGCTATGTTGTTTGAGGAAGAAACTACTTTGGAGAGATCCATTTTCGCTCGTATCACTTTCCCGACCGTCAGATTGCAAATCGTTCAAGGTACAGGAATTGAAATTAAATGGACCTTCAATTTTACAAAAGCGGATGAGGTTCCAGCTTCAGTCACCACTATTTAATTGTAAGGAGAGGTGAAAAATAGATGACACAATATGTGGATATTGAGTTTAGGGAACGAGTAACGTCCGCCCCTTTAAATAAAAGATTTAAAGATATTACTGGCCCTGCTATTCTAAGTGGATTCCGGTTGGATTTAGGAAGTGTAGACTTCTCTATTAGTCTTAAAAAAGGTGACTATAGCAGCAGTGTCGCCATACATCCTAGTGGAGTCAGAATCGAGGAAGACCGAGACTTACTGGATGTAGTGGACATTGAGCCCAATGATTTAAATGAAGGAAATCCAAGGGTGGATTCGATTTATCTCGTATATAGCTTCGGAACGGAAGGAATTCCGGCATCTTATGTGGTCGTACATGGAATAGGAGGCGAAGATACACCATCTCCTAATCCTAACCCAAATACTCACTTACTCTTAGGATATATCAATGTTCCTCCTAATGGAGTGGCACCTAAAGTTACTGACTTAACTTCTGTGAATATTGGGATCAATACCCTTGAGGTTGCAAATAGTGCAACATTCAGGGGAGGTGCTACCTTTAAGGATAAAGTAGTATTTGAAAAGTCGGTCGTGTTTCTTGATGGAACAGATGGAGTGGAAGACCCGAATGGTTCGTTTTTTGAGCAATTGTCCTATCCTATCGTTGCAACGGCAGGGCAGCAAACGTTCACCGTCCCTAAAGGATACGCACCAAAGACAAATAGTTTGAAAGTATACAAGGATTGGGTTATCCAACCTCCGAGTGTGTATGATGAAAATTCATCGACAACTTTCCGTTTCTTAGATCCGTTAAAGGGCGGAGAGAAAATCTGGTTCGAATGGGCGCGTAACATCTCCTTATACAAACCAGAAGATCATAATCACGATACTTTGTATTACCGGAAGAACGAAGTGAATAATAGAAGCCTTCATTATTCCACAGATTTTTTTGCAGGACCTATCGGCCGTGTGATCAATCATTATTTTGGCACATTGGATTATATCGTCTTGCCTCCTGTGACCACGGACAAAGCCGCCGATGTGGGAGAAGTAACCGTCCAAAAACAAGAGGATTCCATAGTTGTGTACAATACAGGAACGTATAGAGGGAAATTCGACATTTCCTACTATCTAAAAAATTCCTTTCAATACACACCGAATAATGAGGACATTGGGATGTTTGATATCACATCCACTGATTTGGATGCGAACAATAACAACTGGAAAGCCGTTAGTTATAAACGTTCGGACGGAACCCTCTATCTTAAAACAACCCTTGAAAATTACGACGCTAGAGGATACTATCGTCGGATAAAAATTGATTATTATAACACAACGGGGACAACGGTTATTGATACGAAAAGATATGCCTTAGATTATAACGACAAAGGCATAATCTATCAAAAAACTCTTATTCCAGGATAAATGAAATAGGACGGGATTCGCCATCCTGTCCTATTTTCAAATATAAACAAAGGAGTGAAATGATATGGCAGCACCATTAACTATAGAACAAATGATTATGAATCATAACATTGGCGTGAATATTTCCGATGCAGATTCGTTAGAGGGTCATAAAGCATCAGAATTCTCCTTGGTGGGACATAAACATAGCGCTTCGGATATTAATTCGGGAACGATGGGAACAGCCTATTTACCTTCGGCTTCTACCACGGCAAAAGGGATTGTACAGTTGTCCTCCAATACGGATAGTACGGATGCGACAACCGCAGCAACCCCTTATGCAGTAAATCAAGTCAAAGCATTAGCGCAGGGAAAAGCGGATGCCGTTCACAAACATGCCGCCGCCGATATTAATGCGGGAACCTTTCCAGGGCGGATGGTGGCTCTTAGTGAGGATACAGCTGGGGTCCCATTCATCCGCAATATCATTGTTTCCACCATTCCACCTACCTCCTCTGTTGGAAAAGATGGCGATCTGTACTTTATCTATAAAGACGTTATAATCTAAGGCTCGGAGGTGAGAAAACCGTGACTGGTTATATAAAGGTAAATGGCGTTCAAAAAGAAATCATTGGTGCTTATTTTAAAAAAAATGGCGTTTGGAAACAAGGAATGGTGATGTCTAATAAGGTCAATGGGGTGTGGAAGGATGTATGGACAAGCGCCTATGATACACCAACAGGTTTAACCTATCCGACTACAGCTCAACGTGGCAGTTCGTTTACATGGACAGCTACTGCGGTTTCGGGTTCGGCTTATGAACTCCAAGCGAAATTAGGAAGCGGCACTTGGGGTGCTTCTCAATTTTTCACAAACAATAGCAATTCTTATACGGTCACAACGGATGTGACGATTAATTCATTACAGCTAAGAGTGAGAACCGTTGATCCGACTGATCATTCCAAACCGAGCGATTGGGTGACAGGTGCAGTAACAAGTTTAACGCCACAAAAACTTGCTACACCTACAGGTTTCACCGTTCCTACCAGCATTACGAGAGGTCAAAAGATTCATCTTTCGTGGAATGGTCTAGCTGGAGTATCGTATGCTGTTGAGGTTTACTATAAAAACAGTGCGGGTACGGCGACTCTTGCGACACAACTTGGAGTCATGACACTTGCAGCAAACGGAACCACCGGCATTGATTATACAGTCGTTACCGATACATCAAAAGTAAAAATCTATTTTAAATTGAAGGGTTCGAAAACGGGATATTCCGATAGCGACTATGTAACATCATCTGAAGTTACATTGACTGCGCAAAAACTTGGAGCCGTTACTACAATGAATGTTCCAACTCCTGTAAAAGGCGCAACCATCACCATCACTTGGGGATCAGTTACGAGTGCTGAATCGTATCAACTGGAAGTTATTTATGATAATCAAACATCGTTTACGCGAATTTATACAGGCGGCACTCGTTCATTTAATTACACCCTGCCTAAAGACAAAGGTTATGTTCAATTCAGAGTGAGAGCAACCGCTACTAACTATGCGGTCGGAGATTGGCATTATGCCTGGAATAATGGCGAGATTGGTGTTAAAATCCAAGACCCACCACTTAAAAACAAGACATGGACAGCGACGTGGACAGGGAACTGGAGACCAAACTTCGGTGGCCAATGGAACAACGAGAATAATTATGTGTACCAAGGTAAGTGGACAGATTCGGGTGGTACATGGGGGAACTACAAAGGGATGGCGATATTCAATTATCAGGACATCCAAAACACTTTGGAGGGTAAAGATATTGAAAAGGTTCAACTTTATTTTTACCGGGTGAATGCAGGTGGTTACGTGGCAGGTCAAGCGATAACCCTCTATACTCACAACTACTCCTCTCATCCTGATGGGGAACCTTCCTATTGGTTTGTTCAGGGACCGTTCAGTTCTTTTGCGCGGGGAGAAGGGAAATGGATTACAGTTGATAATTCGGTAGCAGAGAGACTTCGAGATGGAACAGCCAAAGGGATCGGTCTTTACCGTTCCGATGGGGCAGGGTACTTGTTCATGTCGACGAATGTCCAGCTATACGTTGAATATAGGTAATTAGTCCTACTAATATGATAAAATAAAAGTAACAAATAAGGGAGGGATATTTATGTTTAAGATTTCATTGAGCGCAGGCCACGGTTTAGGTACGCCCGGAAAACGCTCACCTGATGGTATGCATGAGTGGGAATTTAATGGTGCCGTTGTTACGAAAATGGTTCAATTGTTTTCCCAATACAAGGATGTAGCTGTGAAACGATTGGACAATCCAACTGGTGCGACAGACATTCCATTGAAGGATCGTGCTGCCGCCTCTGATGCCTTCGGAGCAAACTTCCATCTGGATGTTCACGCCAATGCCTCCGGTTCCACCTGGAACGATGCAAATGGCATTGAAACCTTCTGTTATAAAATGCAGGGTGTAGGCTATGAAGTGGCTAAGAAACTTCAAAAAGCTTTAATCGACGCGACAGGACTTAAGGATCGTGGCGTGAAAGATGGAGAAGATCTATACATGATCAATCATCCGAAAGCGCCAGCTGCCTTAGTGGAATGCGGATTCATGACCAATCAAAAGGAAGCGGCCCTTTTAAAATCAGACGATTATCGTACGAAAGTAGCAAACGCATTGGTAAGTGCATTTGCCTCTCACTTTGGATTGGTGAAGGTACAGCCTGCTCCAACTCCTGTCACTCCAGCAAAACCGACTCCTTCTGTAACTGGAAAGTTGTACAAGGTGCAAGTTGGGGCATTTAGCAAGAAGGAAAATGCAGATGCCTTAATTAAAGACTTAGCTGTAAAAGGCTTTAAGGGTGCAGTCATTTATGAATAATCAAAACCGTTGGAAATCCTATATATTATGGGCTGCCGTTGCCGCGTTAGTTGGCGATGCTCTCATTGATTTGGGGTTATTAGGGGATTTAAATAAGTTTAATAGTTACGTAGATAAGGTGTTTTATATCTTGATGTTGTTAGGGATTGTCAATAACCCAACAAATAAAACAGGATTATGATCAGAGGAAAGACTCATATTATTGAGTCTTTCTTTTTTGCTCACTAATTCTTAAAACAACCGTATAAAAAAAATGATAGAATACAACTAGGATAATAGTCCTATATAAAGGAGGGAGACGTAATGCCTCAAAAGATACAAGTAAAACGTGGAGCAAAGGCAAAACTGCAAAGTTATACATTGAGTGATGGAGAGCTTGGTTGGGCAACTGATACGAAAGAACTGTTTATCGGAACTGGCCTCACAAATATTCCAATCAATCCATTAGTTTACAATACTGAAGCTGAGGTGCAAAGCGCCTTTCCAAGTGGAACGGATATGCCAGTATGGGTCAAATCAACAAAAAGATGGTATTTCTGGGATGACGGAACAACACCATCAGATATTACACCACCGACTGTTGTAGTTAACGTTCTGGGTGGAACGTATACATCAGTTCAGAATGTAAATCTAAGCACGGAGGCTGGGGCAATCATTTATTATACCTTAGATGGTTCGACACCGACCCAGACAAGTTCTGTTTATACAGCTGCTTTAGTCATCAGTTCTTCTAAAGTATTAAAGTATTTCGCGAAGGACTCGGCTGGCAATGTTTCCGATGTTCAAACACAAACATATACCATCAATATGGATACGACGGCTCCGACAGTTACTGTCTATCCAACGCCGGGCGCTTACACAAGCAGTCAAAGTGTAACATTTACTACTAACGAGACTGCGACCATCTATTACACCAAAGACGGTAGTACGCCAACAACAGGTAGTTCGGTATACACAAGCGCTATCGTTCTTAATGCGACGGGTACGATCAAATATTTTGCAAAAGACGTGGCAGGCAATTCGAGTGGGATTCAAACAGCGACATATACCATTAACATTCCAGATGCTACTCCGCCTAGCTCAGTCCAAGGATTAAAAGTGGCAGCGGCTACCCAAAACAGCATCACTGTAAGCTGGAACGCTAATACAGAACCGGACCTTGCTGGGTACGAAGTCTCTATATCCGAGGTCGTTTAATATCCTGAAAAGGAAAATGGAGGGACTATAATGGCAACAACCACTAATACGAGTTATACCTTTACCGGGCTATCGCCAGGAAAGTCTTATCAAATCACAGTTTCAGCAAAAGATAATGCTGGAAACTCATCCACTCCCGTTTCCATTATTGGAAATACGAGTGCGGAAACTCCACTAGATACGACTGCGCCAACTGTTGATATTTCTCCAGCTGCGGGAACTTATACATCTACGCAGAATGTCACCTTGACGGCGAACGAGCCAGCAACCATTTTTTACACACTGGATGGTACTACTCCAACAGCAAGCAGTCCTGTATACAATTCGCCTATCAGCATTTCTGGATCCGCAACCCTTAAATATTTTGCAAAGGATACTTCTGGGAATTCAAGTTTGGTGCAAACGGCTGTATATACAATCAATATTCCTGATACTACTCCGCCATTGAATGTAGCAACAATTACTCCGACCACGGTTACAGATACTAGCGTCACCTTGACTTGGACTGCGAGTGAATCAAATGACGTGGCGTCCTATGATGTATTCAATGGTGCTGCGAAACTAGGAAACACTACATCACTCACTTATACTATAAACTCTTTGACAGCGGGAACGGACTATACCTTCTGGGTAAAGGCAGTAGATGGGGCCGGAAACAGTTCGAGTGGGACAAGCGTAAGTGTAAGAACTTCGGTACCGTTGGATACTACTCCGCCAGTACTTACGATTACACAGGGAGGAAATTTCTATAATACTAAGACCATTACAATGAGCGCGAACGAAGCAGCGACCATTTACTATACAACGGATAATAGTGATCCTGTAACATCAGGTACAAGAATGATCTATACGTCTGCTCTCACTCTTTCCAGTACAACGACCATCAAAGCATATGCGGTGGACGGAAGCAACAATGCTAGTGGGGTTCAGACTGTGACGTACACACAAGTAGCATATGTAACGAATGGACTTCAGGTTTACTATGACTTTGCCAGCCTCAACTCGACACCTACTACAGTGACGGATTCGAGTGGTAATGGGAATACGGGAACATTAAAAAATTACTCTGGTTCATATGGAAGCGGCGTGATAAACGGAGAATTAGTCGGGGATGGTACAGGTGATTACATTACAATTCCTTCGAAGTCAACATTGAAAACTTATCCGTTTACAGTCGAATTCTATGCCAGTTTTAGACGAGATCAAGCGGATGCGGCTGGGTCATTCAAATTATTCTCCGATGCATCTGGCACAGGAACAGGTAATGGTGTATCAGTGAATCTTAATACGATAAAACATGCAACAACACCTAATACAATCTATCTTAGCGGTCCTGTTTCACAGCCTAACTACGGTGTTTCTTTTAATGCATTTGATAACGTGTATCATCATATCGTTGCGGTATTTGGTTCAAATTACCAAAAAATATATGTGGACAACGTTTTGTTAGGTACAGGTAACCAAACTTCTACTGCTACTTTAGGTGACAGGGTACTCGCTTTATTCGCAGATAATGACACCGTTTCTGCCTCTGCTACAACATTACAGCACTCCGCTCGATTATTCCGATTCTATAATCGTGAACTAACACAAGCGGAAGTAACACAGAACTATAATAATTTACCTTCAAGCTTTACACCAGGAGATTACAAAGCTCCAATCGCTACGTTCTCTCCAGCTCCTGGTACATATACAGGGGCACAGACCATCACTATTACGTTAGATGATGCAGACGGAGCTGAGGTATATTACACCACAAACGGAACGATTCCGAATATAACAAATGCTTCACAAAAATACACGGCTCCATTTACTATTTCAGCAACTTGTCGTATCAGCTATATTCCGAAAGACGCAGCGGGTAACAAAACTGCGATGAAGTATGTTGATTACACAATTAATTAAAAGTGGGGGGGATTTGCCCCCCTCTGTTAAAAAAGGAGGTAGGATTCATTGGCCACAACAAGTAGTACGAACTATACCTTTACAGATCTGACGCCTTTGACCGATTACGAAATTGATGTAAAAGCAAAAGATACATCGGGAAACTTATCGTCTATTGCTTCGATAACGTACAAGACCCCTGACGTAGATAGTACGCCCCCTGAATTGACCGTCCCAGATAGTGGGACCTTCAACGGAACAAAAACGATAGCTTTTACCACAAACGAGCCATCGACGATTTATTACACACAAGATGGTTCCATACCAACTCGTGCTAGTTCGGTTTATACTGACCCGATTGTTTTAACAGATTCAAAAGCTGTTAAAGCCTTTGCAGTGGACTGGCAAGGAAATGAGAGTGATGTAAAGGTTGGAACCTATACGAGGAACTTTGAACCGGATGAAAAGTATTTAGATCTCGATGGAGTGACTAGTGGCATTGTGACAGCTAGTTCTATTACTACTACGGCAATAGAAATGGATGTAATGTTTTATGATCGCGCTCCGACTGATAGCGGGACGATTGTAGAGCAAAACTATCAATGGGTTAGACGGCAATCCCCAAATGATAATATCTCAAACGGGTATTATTCAGTATTCGTAGACGGAAACCCTACTACAAACGCAACACCCTTTCTGCCCGCTAATAAGAAGGTAACAGTCCGTTTGGTTAATACCAATCCAATGACCGCCAAGGTATACATTGGGGTATCATGGAACAACGGTTCCCGATTAAAAGCAAGGCTATATGGGCTTCGTTTTTTTAATGGCGGCGCATTGATTGGAAAATACGATTTTACTAAAGGGAATGCCAATGACTTATCAGGAAGCAATACCGTATTAAGCCTATATGGTACACCTACTTATAGATTCCCTGATTCACCAAAATTGACTGCTCCAACAGAGGTACAGGATATTCATGTATCAAGTACGATGACCTCCAATACCATTGCCTGGTCCGAGCCAGTCGATGCTGATTACAGTCATGTGAGATTGCTGCGTAATGGCGTGGAGCTGTTCGATGATTTGACAGGAAATCTATTCGTGGATAAAGGGCTAAAGCCGAATACTTCTTATACTTACCGGCTTATTTCAACGGACAATTACGGAAATGAAAGTTTGGGAACAAAGCTGGTATTATCGACGTTACCAGACACTTCGATCGTTCCAGAAGTATCGAGTGTTGCCCAAACCCATACCCATGATTCGGTGAAGCTGACATGGACAAATCCTTTTGACCCATATACTTCCGTGAAAATTTATCGAAATGGTACTGCTATTGCAAGTGATTTAATGGGAACGGAATATACGGATAACGGATTGAGTTTAGGAACGACTTATAACTATAAGATCGTTGTTGTTGGAGTGACCGGAAAAGAAAGTGCAGGAACATCGATTAGTGCGACTACCGACGCTACACCAACTGTAATGGCATTATATATGTACGGTAACAGTTATCGGAACTGGATTGAGACTCCTTCTGTTACGTATAACCGACTCGTCTTGGATTTTAAACTTCCTGACCAAACAATTATTCCGCCAAATGGTACGTTTATTCTTTTAAATACGGGTCAAGAAACATTTGGAAATAAAGTGTTCTATTCACCTACGGGAACAGAAACGGTCAATCACACTGTAGCTCCCGGAGGATTAATTGTTAATGGAGTGCCCGCATCGACGGGAACCAACTTTATTACTCCGAATACACGGACTGTTTTCGATATGACATTAGGCTCAACGGTTACCGAAGTTATTCGTGTGTTTGGTACACATAGTGCTTCACCATCCCCAGAAGGATACGTGTATAGTCTAAAAGCGTATAACGGAGATAATTTAATTCTTCATTACGACATGGGAAAAGGTACTCTGAATGACCAGTCCGGCAATAACAAAAACGGTAAAATTGTAGGTGTCGGGGGTAAATGGTTAAAATCAAGCGACCCATATGTAGATACCACTCCACCACCAGACGTGGCGAATTTAGAAGCAGCAAGTGTTACAGGAACAGGTTGCGTTCTTAAATGGACTGAGATATTCAAGGCGACTGATTTTGCTCGTTACGATATCTATAAAAATGATGTACTACTTGGGAACGTAACAGGCCTTTCATACACTGTATCGGGATTGACTGCTGATAATTTGTATAAATTTACAGTTAAAGCGGTGGATACAAAAGGAAACTTCAGTGTCGGGGAATCTGTACAGGTTCTTACATCAACAGCGATGTCTACGGTCATTCCGCCTGTAGCAGATTCCATCTTGTTCGATTTGAATTTAATCAAGAACAAAGGCTCGTGGAATCGTACAGTATATGATCGGGTGAGCAACGTAAAAGTAGACCTGCCTAATGCTTTTGGTACAGACAAATTTAATAACATAGACTTTGGTTTCATTAATGATAAAGGTTACACCATTTATGAACAAGGTAGGGCAACCATCAACACTGGCGGGACGGCACTTGCATCAGGAATCAATATGTCGAGTGGCATCACACTTGAGTTCTTAATGGCGGCTCAACCTGTAAGAGCGATGCTAATTACTAGTACCCAGTTTGAATTAAAGAGTGATCCGAACGGTTTTACCCTAAAGTATACGTATTTAGATTTTTCAGGAGTGCAAAAGACTTACAGTGCGGGTACTTCTAATACTGCTAAATTTACGAATCTGGATACTCTAGGCACACCAACCAACCCGTATACAGATACGTTAAGGCCAAAAGGAGAGCTAAACTTAGTCACTGTCCGACTTAATACAAATGGTACGGTAGACGTAATTGGAAACACGTACAAATATCGTGTAGCCGCTCCAGCTGATTTCTCTTCGTATGTGAATTGTTTTAATCAAGCTTCAATGACATTTGGCGGTTTTGGGTTTATAGATAATACCCAAATTATGACTATGGGTAAAATCGTCATTCACAATCGGCTCTTGACCGACGGGGAAGTATTACAGAACTATGCCTTCTACAATGAGTTGTATCCATTTGAGGACATTACGATTACCCCATCTTCGGTAAATTTGGATGTTGGGTCACAAAGACAACTCGTTGTTTATACTGTACCTTACTATTATGACAACAAAGCTACAAAAACTTTTGATAGTGGTAATGCTGGATTTGTAACAGTTAGTAGCACAGGTCTTTTAGCCGGGGTACTTCCGGGAGAAACCGACATAGGTGTCCATGTTGCCTATGGCGGGAAAGAAGTGGTTCGTAACGTTCCGGTAGAAATTGTGAGTCCTGTATCGGACCCGGACGCTATCGGTTCCACTTCACGTACAATCACAGGTATTTCCATCAACAAAAAGACAGACAGCATAGAAGTAGGAGAAGCTTATGTAGTCATGGCAACTACGCTTCCTTACGACATTTTTTACGATAACGTGGTGATTTGGGAAAGTTCCAATCCAGACGTATGTGAAGTGCATTACGGGGTGCTAGAAGGAAAGTCGGTAGGGACAGCAACTATTACAGCCTATGATAGTACCAAAACTTTTTCTGAGAGTTTTACAATTGAAGTAAAGCAACCAGTTCCACTGGTGATCACTGAAGCAGAGACTTATTATGTCAATGGGACTGATTATGGTCTCCAATTAAACAATACGGATTCCTTGAACACGACAAATGGTATCCAAGCAGCATGGGATTTTGCTCATGCAAATGGTTACAAAAAAATTGTGTATCCGAACGGTACTTACTTAGTCAATCCAACTGTTAGGTCACTTGACCTCCCTTCGGATATGGTGATTGATTTTAGTGATTCTGTTATGAATATCGAACCTAGTGCAAAAACGGCTACTGGTTATGTCATGATTAATATGAAGAACATCAAAAATACCATGGTAACCCGGTTGCATTTGTATGGGGAAGCAGATTCAACAACGCTAAAAGCGTCTTGGGAAGGCTGCTTGAATACCGAGATAAAAAACACTATAAATTGCGGCTATTACAAATGTACGATTAGTAAATCTCCGGGATTCAATATAGCTTTTGGTAATAGTCCAGTTGAACCGGGAACAGAAACGGTAGTTTTAAGTAAAAATAATCTTTTTCCAGGCAATATAAATAACCATGGACTAGAGGATGACAGTATCACTAGCTGGCATTTTAGGACTAAATTTTTCCTAGACATCTCGTCATTAGGTGCTTACTACATGTTAGGGTATAACCAAGGATATTCAGGATATCCATTCTTGCGTTCTCGACTATACAGCATATACTTTTATGACGCAAATAAGCAATTTATGACCGCTCATCTATATAACTTACAGTTCTACGAATACGTGAAACCAGTCGGTGCAAAGTACGCGAAGATTGTAATTTATCAAGAAGCAGCTCCTACTGGGGCAGACCCAGACTTCCAATCGGTAGCGTTACTCCGTACGATTGGTACAAATCGTAAATCCTATATTCGAGAGTGCCGCATTGAAAACAATTTTAGCACAGGTATTGCGGCATGTGGTGGATATGACAACCGGATTGAAGGAAACTTCTTCTCGGGAAACAATGGTCGTATGCCAGGATGTGACATTGACTATGAGGATGGTTGGGAAAATGCTTGTGGAGATATTGTCCGAAACAATACATTTGGTTCCAATTTAGGTATTACTACTGCTTCAAGTTCGAGTTTAGCGGTATTCGATAATCTATTTAACAACTCACGGATCACGGTTTGGGATAGAACCTGTACTTGGCGAATATTCCGTAACACTTTCAATGGTAGAAGTAATATGCAACCATCGTTTGGCACTCAGGGAGATTCCTATCTTGCGGAGAACGTCTTTATTAACCAAGTGTTTAGTACTTCGAAAAACCATGCCACTGCAAATTATAGTGTCCATGTAATTAATAACACAGTAATGTAATCATCTACGAGGGCACTCTTGGGTGTCCTCTAAATTAGAAAGGGAGTGTCATATATGGGAACATGGAGAGAATTACCTGGTGGTTCTTATAGCAATGGAGTAACAGCTTTAGCGGGATTATCAGATGTTGATGTCAGCACCCAAGTACCAACCGAAGGAGATCTGTTAAAGTACATTAATGGTAAGTGGAAACCGGGCGCAGCTGCTGCCAGTGGTAGCGGAGGAACGATTATATCTTCTTCAGGTTCAACATATATTGTCGAGTTATCAAAATGGGGAATTGTAGCGGGAATCCCTTCTAAGCCTTATAACAATGCAGCTTATACACAAGCCAACAACAACGTAGTAGGATTCAACAACGCGATTCAATACGCGGTAAATAATGGCTATACGGATATTGTTCTCCCAAGAGGTCAATATGCCATTTGTTATCCGTCCGTGATTAGCATGGCGAGTTACCTGACGTTCGATTTCAACGGTTCTACGTTGAAAGTAATCTACGATTCCGATAACCGTTCTCCTTATGATACAGCAGGAGCATCGGCTGGTCTATCTCCATGGAAATTCTATGGAACCAGTATTGCCATGGATAACCTTGTTCATGCACATATTAAAAACCTTACACTCATTGGCTGCCGAGCAGACAGAAGTTTCGCTGACAAGGGAACAGATGGGATTTCCGGTGAACTGTCAATGGAACAAACTTATGGTATCTCATTCGGGAATGGTACACGTCACTGTTCGGTAAAACATTGTGATATCAGTTATTACATGGGTGATAATATCACATTTAGTTCCTTGCCAAACGGAACTCGTTGGGCTGAATTTAGCATGGGACTTACTGTAAATGACATCGATTTTACTACCGGTCAGCTTATTGCTGCTACTGACAAACTGACCACTATGTTATTCACCCTTCCAGCTGGAACGAAAACATGGGCCATACAAGGGGCGGGATATTCACGGGCAACAAGTGCATATAACAGACACGAGTTTGATGTGTTTTACTACGATGCAAGTGGAAACTATTTAGGAGTTCTTCCTAAAAGACATTTCTATTCTCCTATCGACGTTCCATACAATGCGGCCAAATTTAGAGTTGTGTTCTTTAATGAAACCAACACGACTAAAAATATGGGTATGATCTTCGTATTTGGGGATTTCAACTACAACAACCTTGTTGAATACAACGTTTTGCATGATTCCCATCGTGGCGGTTTAACGCTTGGCGGAAACCACAATATTGTTCAACGAAATGTCATTAAAAACAATGGTAAGTATATTGGTAGAATGTTAGACGGAAAACCAGCGTTCAATGATCCTACTCGATATGGTATCAACCAAGAGGATAGTTATGGTGAAGGTTCGATTATTAGGGAGAATGTCATCTACGGAAGTTTCCATGGTGTCTTGATGGGTGCTTATTCCTCAATCATTGAAAATAACCATATTTATGACTGTGACTACTTAGCTATCAATGTTTATACCTTGGATTATCTGCTTATCCGTGGCAACAAGATTCAAAACTGCTTATATAATCTAGGAATTGGCGGGAATGGATTTTCTGATGGATTTGTGGAAGTTGTTCAAAATAGCTTTTATGGGGGGATGCTTGATATCGGTTGGACAAGTAGCCCAGTTCACTACTTCCATTTTGAGTCCAATAATTTTTACAATCCACATGGCTTACAGGATGTTGGCTCTAATGCCACCTTTAAAGATAATCGTATCCGTTTGTACCTAGATGCACCGGGCCAACATGTCCCGTCTACTGCGGAATACTACGACTACTCCACTTATGAGCCAGTAGTATTTAAGATTCCGAAGATGGATAATTGCGTCATCGAAGGACGGGTAAACAGCGTATTTACAGCTAAATCGGATGCGACATTCATTACTGACAGGTTCCTTAACTGTAAGTTATCGAACTTGAACGCAACTTTCACGACCCTTACAGACACAATAAAGGATAGTGAAGTAGCTTTTCAAGATTGCGAGTTTAACAGTGTTTTCTTTATCAATCATGTAACAAGCAAATCAAGACATGCCAAAGCAACTCGATCTACTTTCAATGACACGATAATCAAAATATCTAATGCCGGAGTATCAACGTCTGTAGTAAAGGTAAGTATGGATAAGTGTAAAGTGAATTCCACGCTTTTAGACTCTTTCTTCTTAACGAGCTTAGACCAGACAACAGGAGCAATAGATGTAACAGATACAGAATTCACTTACTCCAATGGTGGTATGTTGAATATCGTGAGAAACTTACAGACGGCAACGAACACTCAGAATACAGCATCGTTTAAGAATTCTACGTTCACTTATACTGGGGCTATTCCAATCGCATTGGGCTATTACAATGACAAAAACCCAATGAAGTCGTTTGTTTCTCATAACAACAAATTCGTAAACGTCACTCTTCCGACCCAAGATGCGGGTATCTATATTGGTTATGACCCAAGTAAACAATATAAGAAGACGGTCACTCTTGCTCAAAATGGTTCGGTGTATGAAGCGACCATCACGCACAATCTGAATACCACTGAACCATATGTATTTTGTGCGATTTCCAATCAGATTATTTATCCGACTGTAACGGTGATTGATGCTAATAACATTAAGGTGAGCCATACCGCTAGTGGTACCGCGAGTATAGCGGTTTCTAAGTTTCTATAATAAAAAAAACAGAACTCCAAAAGGGTTCTGTTTTTTATTGTGCGCTGATTCACTTTTTTTGACGGTTGCTCTCACGTACTGCACAATCCAATCGTTCCATTTCTCCGAGTACCCAATCGAAGGTACGCACTTGATTATTATCGTGATCGTCTATGGCTTTTTGTCGCGCCTGTAATGAGGTTTCATATAAGTTTTTAATGGCCTTGATTAACACCGTCACATCATTTCCGTTGTGCTCATATAATTTAATGGCATTGTAGACTATTACATCATTTTTTTCTATGGCTTCTCTTTTCATTTGTCTTAACTTTTCTTCATTTGTCACTAAATTCACCTCTTTAGTTTTCTTTGGTGCAAAAGGGTCTATGGAATAATCTGACTTACGTTTGTAAATAATTTTACCTTTCACCTTTTCGCTCTCCTTTTTAGACACTATATATTCGTATAGCGACTTAATACTTTATACTTTATTGTTTTTCCATTTTGTTTTGAAGAATTTCTTTTGTTTCTTGTAGATCCAATAAATCTTTAAAAACATGATGATTAATAAAGACAGGTTCCCATCTTGAACAATAATTCCTTTGTGAATGATCTTCCCAAATATAACTAGCTTCTTCTAAAGTAATGTTATATCCTCTTTTCGCAAATTCTTCCTGAATTATTTTGCAATCCTTTAAGATTTCAGTATCCATCTTACTTCCTCCTTTGCTTCGCTATATAGGTCTATTTTCTATTTGTTCATCACTGCAAAAAAGTCACCCAGAGGATCGTCTTCAATTTCCTCCACGACTTCTTCTTCGCGCTGAGCAGAAAAATCAAATTGAAAATTATCAAGATCATCAAAGCTATCCAGGTCATCCACGTTCTGTAAGCCATTTCCCGTCTCTTCTTTTTGAGGGGGAATGGGTTCAGGTGTAGGTTTGGTCGGAATCATTTCGGGTACCTTGATTTCCACCGAAGAAGTAGGCTCGCTGAGGAGCTGGTAAAAGACGTTTCGTATAAGGGTTTCGGTCTGTTCGTGCTTCAGCCATTCTCTTTGTTCCTTGGTCAACGGCTGATGGAGAGGAATGGAGATGCTTTCCTGTTGAGTGCTAGCGGCAATCCCGTTAAAAAAAATTCCAGTTATTTTCTTTGAAAACTTTCGGCCCTCTGTATCCTTTAGATTCTGTAAGTATTTCAATATGTGATCAGGCGTATCAGAAGGCAAACGGAAAGAAAGAACATGACCTCTTTCCATCTCACCACCACCTTATTTTTGGTTAATACCATTCCTTTATAAAAAGAAGCGTTCCTTCGAAAAATGCCACAACCAAAATGGCAGAATAAAATATTTTTTTCGCGATTGACCGACGTCCCATCAGATAAAGAACAATTGAGACAATAAATGCGCTAACCATAAGCCAAAAAATAAGATCTAAAAGCATTTCATTTCTCTCCTTTTTTAACCACCTATTTTAGCCGTATTTCTTCGCAAGTTCACCAATAACAGCAAATCCTATAAGGGCAAGAGTAAGGGGAATAAGGTCAATCACCGCATCAATAAAGGCACTCAAAGAACACCCTCCTTAATGTATGCATATTTGTATACTTACCTAATTATGCAATTAGCATATTATAAAAATATCTAAAGGTCATGTGCCAAAAGTCCTAACATCTACTAATCTTTATAAATCCTGAAATGTTCATTGATAAATTTCACTGCCTCTTCCGCTTTTTTCTGTTCTGCTTCGGTTAAATAACCGACAAACTTTATACCACGTATTTCTACCGTTACTTTTTCTTTTACTTGATTTTCCATTGTAAATAACTCCTTTATAAATAAAAATCGTATTGCGCCTGGTCGATCTGTTCCTGTGTGATCCCGATGTATCTTAGGGTGACGGAAGGGGAGCTGTGGTTAAAAATCTCCTGCAGCATCGCCACATCTTTGTTTCGTTTGTAAAAATGGTATCCATAGGTTTTGCGGCATGTGTGCGTCCCGATGTTATCGAGCCCCGCTTTCCTGGCTGCCTTATTTAATATTTTATAAGCCTGAACCCGCTGAATGGGTTTGTCGGTTAGGCGGGAAGGAAAGAGATAATCTTCTTCGCCCATATCAAAGGTATAGTCGTCGATGTCGACCCGCAGACTAGGACTAATGATGTGGGACTTCATCTTTTTTGTTTTCTGCTCGTTGATGTAGATGTGACTTTTGCCCCGTACGTGTTTGACTTTTAATTGGAGCAGGTCACTGATCCTGAGTCCGGTGTTTATTCCCATGACGAATAAAAACCAATTTCTGTAACTTTCTTTTTTTAGGATGCGTTTGACTTCTTCGATTTTTTCTGGGTCTCGGATTGGTTGAACGAACTTCATTTTAGCGCTCCCTGTGTTTCCTTTTTGTATACAAGTATAACCGATATGTTTCCCTATTAAAAATGAAAAAAACGGGAGACTCCGAAAACGTTGATTTATCAACGTTTTTGGATAGTCGACCTATTGAAAGAGAGAAACATAATGTCTCTTTTGTTTCCCTTCGGGTCCGTGAGCGCTCTGAACGTTCTTTTGACGATGCTCTACCCATCTCGATGCAAAATAAAAACAGTGCCCCGAAGGGCACCGCTTTATACTAGTGTCGTTAGCATGCTTCCATTAATCATTTTAATCTTTAATATTCCATCATTGATCATTTTGCTTAATTGTGTTCCGATTTCTCGGTTTAATACATTGTTTTTCTTTGCTAATGTTTCGATTACATAAGAACCTCTTACTGCTCCATGTTGTTTCACCATATTCATAATTTGTGTTTTTATTTCTTGTACTTCCATTTCTCATCTCTCCTTTTGTTTTCTTCACTTTTCTTATAACAGGAAAAAGACAAAAAAATAAAGACCCCGAAGGGCCTTGCTATAGTTAATCAATTTCACTTTGATTTCGTTTGATTGCTGCTTTATTGGCTAAATAGGCACCAGCCAAACCACCTGCAGCTATTCCTCCTTTTAAAAACTTAGGAAGATTGTTTTCCATTTCAGCTGTATTTTTCCCTTGCCAATCCATCATATTTAAGGTACCAATTAATCCAGCGAATCCTGCTCCTGCGCCGGCTACCCCTCCGCCTAATGCACCTGCCAATGTGGGACCTGGATACACTTGTGATGGTTTCTTTTGTTCTTCCGCGATTTTTGCTAATCCAAACATTTGAACGACCTCCTTTTTCATAACTGTATAATTATCATATTAGCATATTAACGACTTTCATATTTAAATAAAAAAAGAAGACCCCGAAGGGTCTTGCTCACTTTGCTTTATTCATTCTTACTTTTATTATCAACGGTAGCCATGCTACAACTAATAATGCAAATACCTTTTTTGTTACTCTTTCGTCTAATAAATCGAGTAATTGTTTATTTTCTACTACTACTTCATGCTTCTTATCGAATACCATGATCTCATCACGAATCATTGCTTTTTCTTCATACGTTTCTGCCTGATTCTTTTTGTCCAGTAATTGTTCCAAACCTTCATCATACTGCTGCTTTCCTTCAACCATAAACTTTGTTGATAACTGCGCGATTACTGTTCCAATCAATAAATATACTGCTAATCCTATCATCATTCCTGTCATTCTTTCCATCTCCTTAATTATTATTATCTTCCACCTTTCTTGTAACATCTTTTTGACAAAAAAATACAAGACCCCGAAGGGCCCTGCTGTTTTATGCTTCTGCTAATCTGCTTTCCAGTTTATCTTTTAAACTTTTCATTTCCTCCATTACCTGGCTGATTCGTTTGATACATTCTTCTGGGTTATTTGCACCTTTAAGAAATTCTCTGCATAATTTTAAAAAATGCATTGTTGTCGCCTTTACTATATCGCTTGGCTGCTTATATGCTAATTCTGCGATTTCCAATTGTATATCCTGACATTCGTCTAATAATTGTTCTACCTTCATTTTTCATCTCTCCTTTAGTTTTATTCACTTTTCTTATAACAGGAAAAAGATAGAAAAAAATAAAGGACCCCGAAGGGCCCTCATGTTATAACCACAATAGGAATAATCCAAATCCTATTACCAACGATATTGCTAATACTTCATTTGCTATTTCTTCTTTCTCAGTGAAATAACTGTCTTCATCTGATCTTACTCTAAATCCTTTGTCTGTTGTTTCAATTGTATACTTGCTCATACTTCCATCTCCTTAAATTGTTATTGTCTTCCACTTTTCTTATAACAGCTTTTTGGACAAATATTTATCGGAACCGGCTCGCCTTTTTAATCACTTCAACAATCCCAGCACTTAGCAACCCGATGCCACCATCAATGAAAAACAGAATGACTAATCCTAATGCCGCGATAATGATGGATGATACGATAATCGTTTTCTTTTTGTTTGGTGGTGGTGTTACCCCAGTTGATTCGTTTACACATACCATGCTGTCACCTTGACGCTTAAATCTAAGTTGTCTCTCCATGATGAAAACCCTCCTTAAAATTAAAAAAGCAGAACCTTTTTCGGTTCTGCCTTCATCGCTTTGCTAAGTATTCTAATAATCTTATCTTCTGCGTCGCTGTTAAATTTCGCCATACTCTCACTTTAATCATCATTCATTCTCACTCCTTTTGTTTTCTCCACTCTCCTTATAACAGGAAAACAAAGGTAGTTAAAAAATTACCTCTTTACGAAAACATCTAAATATGAGAATTCCTTGTTTGGCGGAATAGGCACACCATTTTTAAATTTATAACCCATTCGTTCCAGTTTCCCACGAACACCAAGAGCCGACCTACCAATCCGTTCCCCGATGTCTTCCATACAATGACCTTTCATAACCATTGATTCAATTAGCTCCACTTGTTTCGGTGTATATTCATCGACTGGGCGAGCGGTAATATTTAATTTTCTCATACGGTTTTTTAGTGAACTCACAGAACGACCAGTCTTTTTTGATATTTCCACGACGGTGAGATTTTCGTTGCACATTTGGATAAGTTTTTGTGATTCTTCCTCTGTCCATACTTTCCGTGTTTCCTTTTTAGGAAGCTGTGCGCGCAGCTGATCTATTGCCAAACGTCCGCTTGAATCTCTCGTTGGTATATATTCTTTTAACTGCACTTGAAGTTGGTCATATCTAATTTTGTCTCTGACCGAACCTACAGTCCTTTCAAGAGCAAAGGCCAATTCTACAATATTATATTTATGGTCTTTCCCCAATTCTAACAGCTGACGAACTTCTTCTTCAGACCAATTTGGACGTTCATGTGCCGATATGATGACGTCATCTGGATAAGCAATATTTGCGCGGATTGGTCGAGCTTTTAAGCCGAGATTTTTTATTCTAGCTTTGATTGCTCCTTGACTTCGATTTAGGCGGTCGCTAATCTCTGCGTAGGTATAAATATAAGCAGACAGCATCCCTTTTAAAATGTTGTCTTCTTCGGTTGTCCATGCCGATTCGTTGCTCTTTTTGACCTTTCTTGCTTTGATATAATCCGCATTCCGTTTTTCCTTTAGCCAATTGGGTTCCTTGCCCAGTGAGTTCGGTCCTATTTTAGAGAAATCAACCATGTGCTTATTCGCTTCAAGCCATTTCCATAAATCCTTTTCTTTCACGACCAGAATTCGTTTTTCTGCGGTAAACTTTTTCGTCTTAGCAGGGAAGTCATATCGTTCGACCCAATTCATAATCCGTTTATAATCCACTTTCAAATATTTTGATAAGGAGTGAAGGGTAAAGCCTTCATAGTTATCAATAGGTCTCCCAAGTCCAAGTCTATTGGCTTTTAGCTTAATAGCATCTTCTGATCTGCCTAACTTTTTACTGATGGTTGGGAGAGAGTAGGTACCCCACCATTCTTCCAGCGCATCGACTTCTTCTCCCGTCCATTTCTTAACGCCCATACGTTACCTCCTAGAAACTGCTCCTTTCATTGTAATAGGGAATGGTTACATTATGAAAGTAGCAAAATAGAAAATTAGAAAAAGAAAAAGAGAAAAGGAGACAATTTTATAGTTGTCTCCTCATCCCGCTTTGTTGACTTTATTCAGCTGCAATAATTCCCACGTTAAGTTAATGAATTTTTCTTGGTCCTGATCCTCTAATGCCTGGAGCATCTGGTCAATAACCTCCTCTTTAGGCGACTTGTTCTCTATCATTCTTCTCATCCTTTCTTATTTTTCTGCGAGTTTCTATATATTTTTTGATCACATCTCGAGTAAATTCTTCTTCCGTTTTGTTGTAGTATTCTAAGGCGTCTTCAAAAGATAGGTCAGTAATGAAATAATGACTAAAATCATCTTTTAATTCTGAAATGGAAGTGGCTAAGTGGCAATATCCATAAGCGGCAGGGTAACAGGCATCACCGACAATAGTTTCGTAATTATAATCGTAACCAAACGTTTTCATATTTCATCTCTCCTTAAATAAAAAATAACATATCATCGTCATTATTCGGTTGAACCCAATCACAATCTCCACAGCCATATATATCAACACTTTCAACATTTACATCAACGACTTGCAATTTTTGATTACAGAATGGACAATTCATTTTTAACACTCCTCATCTTCATCATCTAATTTAATCACAATCATGGATTTGCTAGTATTCTTTCTTTTGTTTAACTTTTTCTGATAGGACGGTGTAGTGTAATACCAAATAGTGTAAGGTTTCATTCCTGTATAGTCTGCACACTCTTCAAGCGTTCCTAAACAAATAAAGGAGTCGCCTTTATATACGGCGTACTCCTTTACAGTCTGTTCATTCATACTCATATGTTCACTCCTCAATCAATTGATCCCAGCATTCCTTACAGTATTTTTCTTCTTCAAAAAATATCGTTACTTGGATAGTTAGTTCTGATTCAGGAAATTCATTGTTACAATTACAGCACCTCATACCGGAAACTCCAACTCAGCCAACAAGGACTCTAAATCACGATCCAAGTCATCCAAATTTATATCCGGAATTTCTTCATAATCCCTTTCCCCAAACATCAAGGCCTGAATAATTTCTTCGCCCTTTTGTCGGTCTGTTTCATCCGGGATATTTGCTACTACTGCTTTTAATCCCACAATGTTTAATTCGCCTTCGATGATTCCAGACTGGAACCGAACGCGATCCGCACCAAATTCCTCTTTCAAGAAGCGCACCCGTTTCCATGCTTGCGATTCGAAGAAAGGAACATTAACATCAAGGACATCAAAAGATTCACCAATGGAGCCATCCTCACGCATACGAACGGTACGTCCAGCTCTCTGTGGTTCCCGTACTTCTGAACCCCCTGCATTAAAACGGACAATTTTAGAGGCATTTTTCGCATTGAAACCAACATCAAACACACTGGTTCCAATTAATACTTTAAACTCTCCATTTCGGTAAGCAGCAATCGTATCCTGCCGTAGTTTCTTTGGCGTATCTCCGTCAATATAATGGATATCATTTTCGTCCATTCCCATTTCTACTAGGATGTTCTTCACGATTTCCCCATGTGCCTTTCGGGTTACAAGCGCAAGGACATAATAATCTTTTGCCCATTCCACGACCTTATTACAAAGGAATCGATTACGCACGTCGTTCTGAACAATAAAAATGTCATAGGCCTGATGATAGTCCAGCTTCAAATCCTTCATAATCTTTTTATCCATCTTGTGGTCAAATTTCGTAAAATGACCGATGAACTCTGCTAATCTTCCTTTTTCAATCTGTTCGCCTGCAGAAGACACATAGCGCTGTTCACCTGTCGCAGCTACAATTTGAATCCCTCCGCCATCTGTTCGAACAGGGGTTGCCGAAAGGGTATAGCGGTAGGGGGCAGGGCAGGCATGAAGAAACTCATTCCACGAATCGGTTCCTAATACTTGGGCTTCATCCACGACAAACAGATCAACGCTTTGAAGGAAAGGAATAATTTCGGCATGTCGTTTCAACTGCTTTTCGATGCTGCGGACACGGTTTTGAAACTTCTTTACTTCCTTCTCGCATTCCTTTTTATGCTCTTCATCGGTAGCAAATTGAAGGCGCTGTTCGGCTAGTTCGAGTTGATAATTCGCCACCTGTTGTTCCTTTGCAGTGGGAGGTTTCAAAGCAACAGAAATGGTTTGAATGCTTGCAACCGTTATGTCACCTGGTTCGAATACTCCGTCGCCAATCATGCCAATCTTAATATCGTTGCCAGCAAAGACTTCATCGAAATCTGCTTTGGCATCATCCGTCAAAACACGCTGATTCGCAATGAACATGGAACGGACACCTTTCTTAGCGATAAGAGAAGATGCTACGAAACTCGTTTTTCCAAATCCAGTGGGTAACTTTCCGATGCCACAATTCGCCGCGTCCAGTGCTTCAACGGAGGCAAATTGGTCTTCTGTAGGTTCAAAGGAGAACGTCGTCTTTAAATTGAAATAAGGTTCAGGATACTCGAATTCTCTTTCTACATGATAAGGAATGTCGTGTTTGTCTAAGATGGAGAGAATCCGTTCCAATAATCCTGACGGAAAACAGCCTTCTGTCACATTGAACAAATGGACATAGCCGCTCCATGTTTTCCCGTACAGCTTAGAGTTTTTTGCCTTTTTGTCCAAATAAGAAGTCGCTGGAATAATCTCATTCCAAGGAAGTCCTGCTCCTTGGATGTAACAAGTGGCAGGCATCCATTTGATAAAAATAGGGTTCTTTTTATTTAAAACAAAGTTGTTGGCGAACTTTTCATAAGAAAGCGAAAAGCCTAGTTGTTCCCGATACTTCTGACTTAACACTTCACGAACCACATTAAAGTGTTCGAGGGATATATAAAAATTGTTTTTGTAGTCTCTCGATTTAACTTCCTTCATGGCTTGAAGGTCGCCTTTAAATTCCTTAATATCGGCAATCTGGGAGAAGATCAATTCATTATTCTTTAAGTCTAAGAACATATTGTTCTCCTTTCATAATTTCGCAGTTTGATAATTCAATATTATCATAACTATAAAATTACGAATTTAAATAATTTCATCACAATGCAGATTACAACCGCAATACGTACAATAGTTTAAATGTTCCATCTTGATGCCCTTATCCTGTTTAATGAAGGAGAAAATGCTAACATCATGTTTACGTATTTCTAACGCCTTTTGTCTCATTTCCTTCTCCGTCATTCCTTCACAAACGTGAATATAACTTTCTTGAGAGTTTTTATCTTTAATGAACATTGTTTATTCCCCCTTATAAAATTAGAAAAAGGGACAATTATGTAATTGTCCCTTCGTGTTTTTAATCGAATTGAATTTTCCTTGGATCGTAACCTTCTTTAATCAATTCATTGCCAATGATAAAGGCACCCATAATCATTCCAAGATAAGCCAGCATTTGTCCGTTGCCATCAAACTCTCGTTTACCTGCCAGAATCGCCATCATCATCTCAAACGAAACCATGATACCAAACTTGGTGATAGCCTTTGCTTTGTTTGTTCTGAGCCAGGCCTTTACGTTATGCCACATGTTTTTGAATCGGAATTTCTTTCCGGCGAACAGTTTCTTATAGTTAGCTGGACGGTCATCTGGTGTGCGATATCCTTTTCCATCCACTGCAGCTTGATAGGCCATATTTTTATCATCATCGAGATTATCCCAATAAGCCCTTTTCTTCGCATCCAGATCATCCGCATCGATGACGGTTTCCCGATTGGTTCTTTTGCTTTTATATTGTTTTTCATTCAAGTTTACTCGGCTTGTGAATCCACTGCTACGGAATCGATAAGAGGTATCCTCGCCCATTACTCTTTGATAGGTCTTTTCATTCTCCTTTTGCTGTTCCGACTTCTGACTCATCTGGAGTAATCCTGCTATGACCTTTTCTTTCTTCTCCTTGTATTCTTGGATATTCAGTGGATCCTCTGTATCTACAGTAAATTCTGTCACCTGTTTGATTTTCTCGGATGCGTCATATTCAATATTGTCTATCCGTTGTTTTTCAGCCAATTCCAGAGCTTCCTTAGAACCTTCTGTCATTTCCTGAGCGATTTGGGTAAGCATTTTAGATGGATCATCGATTTCTTCTAAATTGACTTCCTCTTCAAGATCACACCAGGACAGAAATTTTTCTAAGTTCATGGCAGCTTCTTCTTTTTGGATTTCCTCAAGGGTTCGGTTATCATCCGGTAACGTTCCGTCTTCCGCCTTCTTCATAAACTTTTTCACAAACGCTTCATTGCTGACATCATCAAGCTGGGCTAATACATTTTCCCTTTGACCTTGATGTTCTTCAGCATCAATTATGATTCTTCTCATTCATTCCACTTCCTTTTTGTTAGTCCATTTTAATGTTTCGCATACATGATTTAAGTTCTTGCCGGCCGAAGATTTCCATTGCTACTCCTATGGCACCGACAAGAACAGCCGCAATGGTGACACCGATACCATCACCTTCAGACAACTTCTTTCTACCTATCCATGCGCCAATCCCAACGATGACAGCTCCAAATCCGATGGCTATCCGTTTTTGGAAATGCTTATCTTTTAACTTTTCCTTTGTATTCTGTCTAAAGTTATCTCCTAGCTTTCCTGCGTTTTCTTTGATGCTCTCTTCATATATTTCGCTGGTTTTTGCTTTGGAATTTTCATCGAGGCACCTTTTTACATCTAATTCATCAAAAACAGCAATCACCATTTTGTATTCTTTTCCTGGAAGCTCTTCGACCATATCCACTTTACGTCCTTTGTAATAAACAGCGACTTCATTACTCATGAAGTTTCTTTTTTCAAAAAGCTCGTTGAGATCAGCCATTTGACGAGAATTAAAGAAACAGGAATGTCTCCCGTCCTTAAAACTTCTCTTAATCCTTTCTGATGATTTATTTGGCATCATTTCATTTTGAAAAAGTTCCTCTGCATCAAATTCGCTCACCTCCATTTCTTGTCTAATCAATTGGTGACCACAATGAAACACTTGATCCCCTGTAACAAGGCCATCCAAAGTAATGGATAGTTCAGGGCTTAGATGATATTCGAGTCCTCCTGTTTCGATTGGCGATACAAACTCCCATGGCAATTGAATCGGTTTGATAATATGAAAATTAAATTTGAGGTTCATTGTTCCCTCTCCTTTCTAAAATAAAAAAGGACAGCAATATTGCTGCCCCTTTCTTAATCCTTTAACACTTTTAGTTTGGTTACTCCTTGCCTTACGCCCATTTCAACCTCTCTTACTACTGCGTTACCTCTTTCTTTCATTTTGCTTCCTGTATAATTATTCGCTGCTGTCCATGCTCCTAATTCCATCAATTGTGCTGCTGTTTTTAATATCATCATGCCAATTACTTTAATTCCCATTCTTCTCACCTCATGTCATTTTTTTTACTTCCTTTCCATTATTCTTATAACACTTTATAAGCAAAAAAGGAGACAACCTTCCGCCCTTAAAACAGGACTTCGGCTGTCTCCTTTTTATTTCCGTATTTCACAATTTCCGTTTGCTTGGTGATGAATTGTCGTACATTCAAGGTCCAACGATACCCATTGGTGTTTTTCTTGTATCCGAACTGACGGATTAATCCATCGTCATTTAAAGTCATGCGTGTTTCAATTCGATGTTTCTTTGTATCAAAACTCTTTCCTAAAACATTTTTCATGGCAGTATGGATTTGCTTTAAATTGAAATCCTGAGTGGCGTCCATTTCTTCTGCCAGCACCTTCAAATGAACACTATCAATTTGAAAATTATCTCCCGATACGTCAATCGGCTTATCATAAATATGGGAAGTATTTAACACCCAATGGCGTTTGGCATATCCTAAGATTTCTTCTGCAATTGTCACGAAGATATATTCCAACTTACCTTCTAAGGTGTTCATGGAAATTTCCTTCTTCATTTCCTTCACATTATTCTCGTAGAAAGACATCAAATACTTTTCATAATCGCCACCGCACAACCGAGCGATGGTAACGAGAGGTCGTAGAATCTGCGTTAAACGGGCGTTCCCGGTTTCTAAACGTGTATCCGTTTCGAAGATTTGTTCAACATCCGAGAAATAGGTCAAAGCGGAAATAGCGGCTCTGGAAGTGATGCTATAGGCTTCCCCTCGACGTTCCCCTTTAAACTTCTCTGGAGTGACCAATTTCTTTAAAACAGATTCAGGGGCTTGGTGGGTTTCAACATAAATACACCGGTCAGCGATAACATCGTCAACCCCGTTGATATTACTGATTACTTTAGGGCCAAACACTTTGTAATAGGTGGTAAATCCTGTGTCTGGATCCACACGACCAACTTCCCCTTTGTCGGAATACCCTGATTTTATGACTGCCGCAAGACCAGATTCGTTTACCTTCTTGGTATCCACTAAATACTCCAATTCATCGAGAATGAACGTGCCGCCGAATTGGTGGATCGAACGGAATAAAGCAGATTCTGTGATGTTAACCACAAAGGTTGGATTAAAACCTAACAGCTGAATAATTGCATCAAGAGTAGACTTCCCTGTACCCTTCGCCCCATTCAAAACAAGGTAAGGGAATCCACTTGAGAACAATGTGTAAAAGTAGGTGGCGTAAATCCACAATGACAGTACCTTAATGACTTCATCGGTGCTGTAATAAATGTTGCGGATGAAGCTTTCGATTTCTTGAATGATAATGCTGGGATGATAGGACATTTCATCGATTTCATCGTTAACCCATTTGTGAATCCACTCATACTGCAAGGAAAGATTCTCTACATCCCGCACATTAGTTTCCACTTCAGTCGGCAATTCGTATTTGTTATGAATGAGCAAAAGGCTTTGCGGAGTTTTCTTTTTAAGAAGATCCAGCCGAATCTCTTCTTTTTTGTTGCTGATGAGACACGGGACCATCTTAGGGGAATCATCATCCTTCACCATTTTCGCAAAGTACATATAGCCATCTCCTTTTTCCGGGAAAAAGGATTGAGCCAGTTGAATCTTTTGCGGTGCTCGAAGCAGGTCAACTTCCTCATTCTCATAGCCATTGACTTCTCGTAAAATCTCGGCCACATCAATGTCTGATTTAATTTTACGCTGGACTTGGCGAACCAGTAGCTCGTACTTCTTTGCAGGTGCGTGGAAAATGTACCAGGCAATCTGCTTAATGATTTCACTTTTAAACTTAGATAAATGGAAGATGTCGAGAAGTTCATCCATGGTGCGCTGTGGCTCATTTTCCACCCATCGGATGTCATGGTAATAGCTGTTGATTTCGTTGCTTAGAGCGAGTTTTAAGATGTTTTTATCGGGTGTCAGATTGATAGCCTCAATATCCTTTCCTACCCGTTTTTCATACATCAACTTTCCGTTGTAAAGCAACAAATCCCCGCTGAATGTGCGGTTTGGTTTCAAATAATCAATTTCATACCGAATGCCAACAAACCGATTTTTAATTTCCCAATGATGACGAGTACCATCACGCCAAATTTTGTATCCATCAGTTTCTTGTATCTTTGCCATATCAATGGAGTTCTTTAATATTTCAATGGCATTTTCATCGTTTTTCAAAAACTCATCGATATCCTTATATTGTTCAGGAAACTCAAGGCTTTTCACCTTCACATCAGGGAGTTCATCGCTCAGCTGCTCTCTGTATTTGTCGCCAGCATCATCATGGTCAAATGCTTCGTAGATTTCATCAAACTGTCGAAGAAGATCGTTATCAAAAAATCCTTCTGGTGCATTACCACCGATTCCCCAAACCATGAAGTTTTTCTGATAAGAGGAAGGAAGTTCTAAAAATGCTTCTTTCGTAGATTGCTTGTCATTTTCTCCTTCGACTAATATCAGAGACTTTTTCTTTTTGGATTTTAACTCCTTGGGATGGGCGAAGAAAACTCCTTCCTTATCCCCACGACTTAAATTGTTAGGAGTCATGGTGTGCCCTGTCATATTCTCGTGGGCCGTCTTTAAGTAATCGTCAAGACTGTAATAATTTTGATTACAGTCATAGTGATAACCGCCATTCGGTTTCGCTTTACCTCGACAGGTACGGACGAAGATTTTACAGTTTACCCGAACCAAGTTTCCTTTTTCATCGCAGTAAGGATAGATAAAGTAACCCTCGGGCAACCCAACTAATGCCTGGGCACGGTTGATTTCAAATTCCTCATAGCCTTCTTCAAGTAATTTCTTTTTCAATTCTGGCCAGCCACCGGTGTAACCTACTCGATCTTCAATCAAGGTTTCTGCTTTGTGCTTACGTTTTCTTGTTAAGTAATGAAGCGGCACAATAATTTCCTCGGAGCCAGAGCTGTAATCCGTATAGGTTACGCTTCTTAACCGGGAATGGTAGTAATCGATGGCTCTTTGACAAATCCGTTGGAAGCGGGCATATTGTTCTCTTGCTGCTGATTGGGATGGTTCATGGCTGGCAAAGTTATATTTCTTTCCTGCCCACTCTCCAAGCCTTGTTCTGCCTTCAATTTCACCAAGCTGATCTTCTACGATTTTAATAAGGGATCCACTAGCGTCACAAGAAAAACAATGACCTCCATTAAATCCCTTTGTCAGACTGAAACAGTTGTTATGTCCGCAATAGGGACAGGGATTTACAAATATGGACTTTCCGGAAACTTCTATATTCGTAGACAAAAAGGTCCTGGCATAATCATCTAAGTTTCGTAGAATATGTTCTGTAATGTCTTTAACCCAACTCAAAAAAGTTCCCCCGCCTTCTAAAGAAAAGGTTTTCTATATTTAAAAAGACTCGATCTCTCTCTGTATGGTCTTTTTCGGTAATGATAAAACGGCCTCTAGTCCTGTTACTAATTGCCTATTCGTAATACTAATTCTATCATGGAAAACAGCAATTGAAACAGTTTTACCGTTAGAAAATAATTTTAAGGCATGGAGGAAGGTATTGCTATTGACGGTTATAAACAACTCGTCCTTTTCAATCGAATGTCCTGTAGTAAACCCCATTTGTTCAACTCGAAAAATTTGGTTGTCATGCTTTTGAAAAAGAGCTGCCTCTAAGCGAGCGTTGTGTCTTTTTAATCTTAGCCAGGTTTGATCTCTTTCTCGTTTCTTTTTGATGGTCTCAAGGAACGTAATAAGACAATCACTCTGAATTTCTATTTCTCTTTCAGGCTCACCTGAAAAGATGAAGGTTAAATCTTTACGGGTTAATTCATTTTTAGTAAAAAGTGATTGATATTTGCTAGGTCGCTTTTTCATATTTTGATAGGGGAAGGTCACAATCACTTCGCCTTCATCCTCACTATTCGTAGGGATATAAAAAACAGGGGACGTGGGTTCCTCATGCTTCATCCGAACTGCATAGCTCGTTTCCACCATGTACCCATATTCTTCATCAAAATAAACGCCTGCCGTATGGTCATCACCTTTCCAATTTAAAAGTGGCCAATGCTGCCTAAGCAGCATCGCCACATCGTATCGCGTTACCATACTTTCCCCACTGGAGGATTAATCAATCCGTTGTCTTTTTTCTTTTCATACTCGGAAAATCGATTTCTAAAAGAAAGATGGTTACGATGTAAATAATTGATTAAGTTTTCTAACGTGGAGTCCGCCTTATTCGTGCGTGACAAAACATCAAAAATCGCACCATGTTCTTCTGACATAACAGCTTTAAACATTTCATCTTCTTCACTACCCCAGCGAAATGGATTGTTTTTAATTTCAAGGATGGCCTGACTTTTGCTGGTATGAAAAAAGAGTTCGTCAAAATAAGCAGGACCTGAATCACACAATCCTGAATAAATATCCCACATCAATTGATTGTAGTGGGTATCTAGTATATGAGCCAGCTCTTGTTTTGCCTTTAAAGCATCCATGTTCCTTACCACACCTTTCCAACGGGTATATTTATATATCTTTTTAGAAAGCCATCGAGATAGGACATATTTTTATAATTTAATACTGTCATAATGTCTTGGTACAATAAATTCTCGTACAGACCATCCGAGTGGTCGCCTGATGCTTTCTTCATTTCATATTTATTTAGCTCACCATGTAAAAACAGAAATCGTTCCCGCTTTGACATCTTTTCGATTATGTCAAAAAGGTACCGTTCATTTAAATGCTTCTGTCCTAAGAGGGCAGAAAGGAAATATTCAGGTTTATCCCTGGTCAAATGCAGTAAAATGTTTTCAAGGACAGTTGGTAAACCTTTCCCGTTGTATCTCATGTACGTATCGACCACCTGATTTTCAAACTCTTTTTGAAATGCAGGTATAACGAAGTTTAAATGTAACGGTTCTATTTTGCTAACTTCATTCATGCATTCTCACCATACGCTTCCTACAGGTATATTTCGGCAATCAATATAATGCCGTCTTGTTGGATGGATATCCTTTGCATAGAACATGTGTTTAAATTCCAATAAAATCTGAACGTCCTTTCGAATTTCATCTGCGTCGGTAATACGGATTTTGTCTCCTTTATTTCCAAGAAGAACAGAAAGGTCACTATACGGATTGCCTGTTTCTAAATAATTGTGTCGATAAACAGAAAAATAACTTGCAGCATACGTAAGATCTTTAAGACCATGTACTCCTTCATCAAAATATGCCCCGAATACAAATTCCTCAAAATCCGATGCCAGCTCCTCTGGAATGAATTGTAGCTGTAACTTTCGTTTAACTAATCCATCCATCCCTTACCACACCTTTCCGACAGGGAAATTGATAAACTTTCTATTCTTGAAACTAACGCTCATATGATATTTAAAAATAACGCTAAACAAGTCTTTATCGTACGCCCTTGAATACTTTTCAACTGCATCGTCCTGCCACTTTAGAATATCTGGTAGTTTGAACCAAGCGAATCGATCTCCGAATTCCAGTAACGAAGCTACCTCACGAAATGAATCTACTGATTGGTCATAGATGGTGCCTGCTAAAGGAATAAATTCTGGAATTCCCCACTTAGTCTGTGTATCTGCGACCTTTTCGTAAATATCAAATACGTCCATTTCAAATTGACTTCGCGATTCCTCCGGAACTAAAAGAAATGGTTTTTGCTGAACTACTTGCATTACCAAACCCTCCCGACTGGCAGATTGATATATTTATCAAGTAAAAAAGAGTCATAAGACAAATTGTGAAAGTTAAGAACTGCCATTATGTCATTTATGAAATCATCTTCGTTCGCATCTTTGAACTCCGATAATTCATCAGCTGGATACGGGTTCGAAAAATAATGCTGATCCTCGAATATTTCCAATCTTGCTGTTTTATGCAAATAAGACAAGACACACCCGAATATGTGATGGTCGGTTGGAAGTTGGACAGGATTTTTCATTGCAATTTCAAAATAGGATTTTTCAACATCTCGAATAAAGGAATCTCGAAGCTGTTCAGGGACAACAGTTAATTTAAGTTTTTCTCTTTTTGCTAACATTTACCACACCTGCCCGATTGGATGATTGATAACGCGGTTATTGTGTGTATGAGACATGTTATAGTGAAGCAAAACTCTCCTAATATCATTTATAAAACCATCGGTATTATTTTCTTGGCAAATCCCAAAATCCAAAAATTCATTAGCATCCAGTTCATTCGGAGGACGCCACATTTTAAAAACTTCAAGTGAGCATAATTGTTCAAATAAATCATTTACTTCATACATGTTAATGTCTTCAGGTGTTAGAAAATATAGTTTAGTTTTTTTGAACAGATAACCTGCAGTATCAAACTGGACGTTTTCGTATCCTTCCTTTACCAGCTCAACGAATTTATCTGACATGTAATCTGGAACAACAGAAAACTTCGGATACCCATTAACAACTAATTGCTTCATTACCACACCTGCCCTACAAAATGATTGACATGTTTTTTGGGATTTTCTGAATTGATATAACTTAAGTTCAAAAATCTTAGCAGCCGTTCAACATCTCTAAAAGCAAATTCATAATACGGATCGGTAATGGCATATTTTCTTGTGCGTTTTTCTTCGTTGTCTCCCATTCCTTTCAACACATCGGACCAATAATTGATATTCCTACCGTTGGTTTCCTGATGGGAAGCCACCTTCAGAATGACATCTCTTGTAGCATCTGTAAGAACATGTAAATCTGGCAACTCTCCTGATTTATAACCATAATAGGTGTTGAATATAAGATTCATAAAATCAAACGAAAGATGGTCAGGCACCCAAGGGAATGCCTGACCACTGTAAATGATATCTGCTGTCAATCTCATCTCACCATACCTTTCCAACAGGGAAATTGCGAAATACTGGATTGACGGAAAAGCCATGAATGGAATAGGATTCCTGGAAGAACATTTTGTTGTGATACAAATACCTTTTCATATCCTCAATAAATCGCAGTTCAATCACCGTTTCATTCTTTTCCAAGAATTTTCGTGATTGTTCCCAATGGTGGTCATCCTGATATACCCAATTGTGAGGAAATTGATTGGGATCGAATTTAACATTTGCTTCTTTTAAATAATGGTGATTATAGATATCCGTGTAATGATCAAGCAGAATGTCTCTTGTAAGTTCGTCCTTAAACATCATATTATTTGTAATTAAAGGAACGAGGTCTTCTGGGCATCTGTCAGTTGCAGCTAATTCTATATACCAATCTTCCATGTAGCTCTCGAATAATTTTGTCGCTACCTCTGGAACCCACTGATAATTGACCGTTTGTTTCGCTAATTGATTACTTTTCATTACCACACCTCACCAGAAAAATGATTGAAATACCTTGTACGAGGATGAGCGTCATCCGTATAGCAATAAAATAGGTGATACGCATTTAATACAGAGACCACATCTTCATATGCCTCAACAGAATCCCTATGTTTTCCGAAATGAGCAAAGACATCAATTCCTGTAAACCCAGGATGTTCCTTCATTCTGAATAAATTAGGCGGATGTTGGTTTCCATGTAAAATATTTGATTTAATCAAATCCTTTTGATACCACTCGAGCACATCAAATACAAACCATTCAAATTGATGTTGATTACCTTGAATTAATTTCATTTGTTCCCGCAATTTTTTTACTCCAGAAACCGTCAGGGCTCCGTTCACCATATCCCACCTCCATAGGGACAATTAATGACTTTTTTACGATCTGCCCCTGTGTAAGACATGTATCTTGTTCTCAAATAATTAAGGACAATGGAATCCGTTTCGCTTTTTTGCATTTCCTGAAAGGTAAACTCGGAAATGCCTCCCATCGCCGCTTTCGAATGGAATACATGAGGGGCGTATCCATATTTTAGATGGATCCCTGCCGCAACCATTTCATTGACCTTTTCTGAACGGGCTTTAAGATTTATTTCATCATGACATCTCTCTAATAATTCACCGATAAACGGGAAACCGGGAGATTTTAAGTTATATGAGTTGTTCACCAAATGGGCGTAAGTTTGCCATATCTGGTCTTCGTATGGAAAAATCACATACTTTTCAAGTTGGTTCATTTACCACACCTCTCCTATAGGGAAATTGATATAACCGTCACGAAATCTCAAGAAGATATGATGGTCTTGGCAGCATCTAATAACTGAAAACGCGACTTCTTCAAAAGGTTTATCACTTAATATCTTCACAGTGACGTCGTTTAGACTTGGAATGAAACCTACTTCTTGTAACAAAAAAGGAGGAGCATGATACGACATCTCTATTACCTCATCGTAATAGGCGTCCATCACTTTATTTAAAAACACTTGGTCTTTTCTTTGAATAATATTCATTACCACACCTTCCCTACAGGCATATTGATGTAAGGGTCTTTTATTTTCCATAGTTCAATAAACTCTTTGCTTTTTATCACAAAAGAATAACCTTGACTTACAAGCTCGTCATAGATGACGGCTTCACCCTTAATAGGAGAATTCTTTATTGTGCTAACTAAGTGATTAAATTCATCTAGAGATAAATCTTTGCTTTTTAATTGCTCCGTTGCCCGAGTCAATAAATTAAGCATTTTCTGGGTGTATTCATTTTCCTTATCCAGATTGTGCATCATGTGGTGCATATAGATATTTTCAAAAGTTGGCAAAAAAATAGTATTAGAAGCAGAGGATCGATATGCTTCAAACATATCGATCCTCTTAACTGCTGACAAAGAAAAGGTTTCGTTGCTCACGGTATCCAAATCCTTCCACGTATATGTTGGTAAGTCGGTGCTATTGCTGCTTCAATCGTAGGATGTTCATTATGTCCTTCCGCATAAAAATAACCCCCGCTATAGGCATCAGCGAATTGCATCGAGATACGAGGATATCCTTTTAATGTGTTCATTAAGGCAGAGAAAAGATCTAAGTCAAATGTAAGCATCGGAGCACCTTGAATCCACTTGTCGTTATAATCAGGCATAAATGGATGGTCCATAATATATTTCACGTTATTAGTATCACTTTTATTCACCTCATAAGAACCATGACCAGCACGAAGCATACCGCGATCAAAATGCTGAACGGCAATCCGAATACCAGTCTTTAAGGGTTGCAGCACGTTGCAAGTTTTAACGCCAGCTTGCTTATCTTCGTTCATTGGTCTGATCAAATACACCAATCCCGGACGAATTCTTTCGGCATTAATGATGGAGTCCTTATCAACAAAACTCTTGACGGTATACAATTTTCCTTTAAATTCAAATTCAGAAACCATGATGATTTCGTTATTTGGTTGTTTCTCAGCCATCGCGGCTAAATGTCCGACTGGAACTCCAGCTGTAAATTGGATATTAATCTTCCTGTCTTGGTATTGCGGAGAACTTTGAAAACCTGTGAAATGATCATTAACAAATTCATGGATATCATTCGGACTTAAATCAACATTAAACTTTAACGCTGTTTTCTCCTTCATGGCGTTAATGTAATCAATCGCTTCCTTAGTACGGATTCTTTCCCGTTCTTTTCCGTCGTTTACATCGTCCCCTAGAATTCCTTCAGTGTCTGCGGTAGTTGTGTCATAGGTCTCTTTTCTATAATGATAGAGGCCGTTTTCATGCATAATTCCTCTCGGACCGACTCCTAGATCCACTTCTGCTCCTCTTGCATACTGGGCCCTGAAAAACATTACACCTCGATTGGAAACAACTCTTCTTACTCCACCCACTATACTTCCGTTTTCAACGTCAAAAAACATATACTGATTGTCGCTATCGCGATTCAAAGTAACGATTGGATAAAATAAAGGAATCGCATGCCCCATTTGTCTTGCTACAGTTTCCATACATATCAATCTCCCTTTTTTAAAAATTAAATAAAAAAGACAGCACATCATTGTGCCGTCTATTCCTTACTTCTTTTCTTCAACTGTTTCTGTTGCGTTGATTACTGCTTCTGCTTCTGCATTAAGCTCTTTTCCTTTTAATGCTGCTGATAAATTGCTGAATTTTTCTAATTCATCGTTCCATTTTTTCTTGGTCTTCTTTGTCACTAATTTTGTTTCATCAATCATGCGTTTTAATTCTATTTGTAAATCTAATGGGTTTTTCATTGTTTTATTTGCTAAATCAATTTCTTCTTTATTCCATTTCATCTTTGTATCAGTTGGGTTTTGATCCATATGTGTTGCGATTGCATTCACTTTCGCTAATAGTTCAAAATACTTTTTTGCTTCCCGTTTTTCCTTAATCCATAATCCACCGAATATGCCGCCTGTTACTGCTGCGCCTGCTCCTGCTCCGATTACTAATCCTTTTACAAAATCATTACTCTTACTTTCAATTACTTCTACATCTTCAAAACTTCTAAAACCTCCAAAATTTTCATCATATACATTTTCCATTTCTGCTGCTTGTTCTGCCATTTGTACCATGTTTAATCGTCTCCTTTTTATTTCATAAATTTTTTCTTACTCACTGTCCTTATAACATGAAATTGGAGATTTTTTACATAAGAAAAAGCCTACTAGATAGTAGGCTATATGTTCGTATAATTCACTACTTGAAAAATCCGTTTGCAAAGTGATCGAGCCAATCGGAAAACCAAAGAAGACCAAAGAGAAAAGCAAAAGCAGCCATAACAGACAATGTACCCATAATTGCGAAATTTCTGCGTTCCCTGTTCTCTTTGTCTTGTTTTTGCATTTCAACCGGAGCTGGAGCTTTTTTATTTAACTTCCCGATTTCAGTGTCATCATAATAACCCATTAAAATCTTCACTCCTTCGCTATATGTGTCTTTATGCTCGAAATGTTCACTAATGATTATTTTTTAAATTCCTTGTCCATAATTCTTAATAGCCTAATTTGCAATCACTTTTCTATAGAAAGAGGTAAAAACTATGGCATTAAATCCTCGTTTTAAAATTTCTATCCAGTTTGAAGAAGGACAAGAAGAATCGGTAGAAATAATGAAACAAGAGTTTAAAACTCGCTTAATTAAAGGAAATTATGACTATTTTGCAATCATTGATGAAGCAAAAGATAACATGGTGATTAGTTTCATTCCAAGTCGATATGTTAGTCAAAAAGAGTTTCTAGACAGCTTTAAAAAAAATGTATTAGAACCAGCAAGAAAAGCTGCTGGGTTAAAACAAGCATGATAATTGCTTGTTTTTTTTGTTACACAATTTACGTCATTGACGGCAAATGGTCGAATTGTTCACTCTTTATCTTCACCATCAATCCAACAATCAGAGCATACATAAACACCGTTTGATGTGACTTTAACAGTGACAGAATGGCTTTCACAACGTTCACACTCATACAACATATGAACACCTCCTTATGACGTTATATTTGTCTATAACGATATAGCTAATTTTTTGTTAACCGATCCATCCCAGTTTTTGTCACCAGCCATTTATCTCCGTCTTTTCGTGCTTCCCAGGGGGTAAATCTCCCCCGGTTGCACCATTTATTGACTGTGTTTGTTGCAAGACCCCACTTGATTTCAGCTCCTCTTGTTGTATAAACCTCAAACAGTGGGGTAATTACTTTTCCAGCTTTTCAGCGATCTCCGTCATATACTCGTTTACATCACGACCTATTGATTCCAGGTGATTCTTAACGTCATCAAGGTCCATAATTTCACCGGAAGGCAGAGAACCTTGCCATTGTGACCATCTAACGAGAAGATATTTATCATTAACTTTTTCGCCATCTAGTTCGATGATTTTTTGGATGTATTGATGCAGTCCTGTGCCGCCAGTAACCATATTCCGTCCATCCCACTCATCAAGATTGACTTCATCTTCTTCAACTTCTAGTTCATATTCAACCATTTCATCATTGGTGATATCCTTAAAATTGTGACCATCCCAATAACTATAAACCATAACAGTCTCCCAATAGCTACCGAAGGCGAATTTATTAGTGTTTGGATCATAAATAATTTTATCTTCGTAATTTTCAACATCTCCGTAAAAATCAGTTCCGGTTACATTAGCTTTAATACCAATGCTTGCAAAGAATTCTTCAAGTTCTTCGTTATTATCATGATCTTCCTTGTATGCAGCGAGTTTTTCGTTTAACCAGTCAAGATCTATATCCTTATCTGTTGTAAAGTCAACTTCCCAAGGTTCTTCCCCGAAGTTATAGCATTCTTTGATATCTTCTGGAGCTAGTAAATATGTGGTTCCCTCTTCATAACTTGCTATCCAAAGTACTTTTTTCATCATCCATTCCTCCTTAGATTTACTATGCCGTTTCTTTTATTGATAGTTTTATTATAACTCCTTTCTGTCTTGAAAACAAGACGGTAAGGATATTGTTTTTTGCGAAAATATTCCATTAAGGTCGTTTCATAAATCGAGCCACTATTTTCATAGCTTCTTTTGTTCGTAACCAACGCACTTCACGACTTCTTTTTCTTTTCATGTCAACCAACCATCCTTCCTCTTCTGCTAACAGAACGTTGTATCGTTCCGGGTTTATGATAGTCAGGATCTGCACCTGGCATATCCCATCCAAACATGGCACCAACCCACATTGCCTTTGCTTCTTCAGATGTCACGCCATGAAGAAAATTCAATTCGTCTGATGATTTCACATTATTTTTATCCCAATGATGAAGCCCTCTTTCGCCCAGAATAATCATCATCGTTTTTCCTGTTAATTCAGATTGAGCAAATGCATATAACGGTAAATTGTTTTTCATCATTATCCATCCCTTCTCAAATAAAAAGACCCACCGGAATAAGGTGGGTCAACTGATTTTTATAAAGTTGTGTACATCTTCACCGAATACAGTCTTCAACTTTTCTAAAGAAATCAATGTCCATGGGTCAATATCAACAGGTTTTGTATCCATAATCTCTTCGATTTTAATAGGCGTTCCATCAGCCTTTGCTACAACAGAATTTCCCGTTAAGTTTTGCTGATGGATCAAGGTCGCGATTTCTAACTCAACGAACAATTCTCTGGCTAGTTTTTCCCAATGCCTAATGATTTTTTCAGCCTGAAGCGTTTCTCTAGATAGAATCGCTTCTTCCAACATCTTGGAACCTTTGTTCAATCGAATCAAAGTAGCTTTTGCTTTTTTTAAACTTTCCTGATATTCAACGGTGCCTGCTGGGACTTTCACTGTTATCACTCTTTCTAGGATGGAATGCTTGAACTAATTCTGCTGACACCATTTACTTTCTCTATATAAATAGAGTGGTCAGCTACCTGCATTAATGAGGTGTCATGGGTAATCATAATGTTTTGCTTTTTAAACATGTGTGTAAGTTCATAAATCAATTCGGCAAAGGCTTGTCTAGAACTTGCTGACACCATTTTACCTGGTTCATCAAGAATGATAGGACCGATTGGGGCGGGATTTAAAATTTTCAGTAATCCGAAACGAAGACCGGCAGCAATCACATCCACCACGCCACCACCTACGCTATCTTTTGGCTCAGAGCGGACATTTCCTTCTTCGTTCAATACATAGAAGGAAACAGCTGTACTATTATGAGATGTATCAATTTCAATTTCAAAAGACATGGAGTCTCCAAAAACGGACTGCAAGCATAATGTAACAATTTGTTCTAAACCAGAAGCAATCTCGGCTCGTGCTGCTTCTGCTAACTCTTGGAGGAAAATACGAACTTCCTCCAATTTGGAAACTTCTTTTGTTAACTCTTCAAAAATTGATTCATTTCGCTGAATATCTCTTTTAAGGTCTTTGTGAGCTTGAATTAATTCTTCATGTTCTTGAATACGTCGACTGGTGATAGACAACAGACTTTCCAGTTCCATTAAACATCCTCCCCTAAGTCACGAAGGATTTCAGCCATTTGATTTTTCTTCTCTGTAATGGTCTTAGCGATTTCTTTCAAGTGCTCCATGCCCTCTTCATAAGAAGATATCTCGATTCCAGTTTCTTTTTTGATAGATTGATAAATATGCTGAATCTCACCAGTCAAGGCTTCTTTTTTACCTTGAGCCTGCTGTCCCTTCCGTTTGATTCGTTCCCCTTTGCTTTTCATATCCTCAATTTCTTTAAAAACTTCATCGAAAGTTGCCATTTATGATTTCCTCCCCTTTAAATAAAAAGTGCCTCAACGTGTTCGTGACTGATAGAATCCGTCTTTTGTCCACATGTAGCACAAATGCCGGCATCATGAAACTTTGCCGCAAGCTCTAGGATGAGCTGTTTAAGCTGTGCTTCTGTTTCCTTAGTGATTTTTTTGTTGACTTCAATATCCTCTTCGTAACGCTTTATTCCTTCTAAATGGTTGAACAATATTCGGAATGTAGTTAATTCCATATCGGGAGTAACGGAATCAAGTTCAGTCAGACGACCGATATAACTGGTATCTATACCTTCTAACTCACTTTCCTTTGTTTCTAATTGCTGAAGCAGACGAGATAACTCCCGAAAATTCTCCACTTTTTCATCGATTTCTTTACGTTTGCCATCCCACGCTCGAATTTTATCCTCCGGGATTGTGTGGAGTACAGAAAGTTCAGCTTGGAGCTGTTCTAAACGATTGATAATGGGACTCAAAAAACGGAATTGTCGGACTTGATCATCGGCTTCGGCTGGCCATTCAGTAATCAAACGGTCTGCTTTTTCGATGTCTTTTTTAAGTTGAATTAATTCTTCCTGAATATCACATAGCCTTTTTAATTGTTTCGTCATATATTCGTTTACTTCTAGGATCGATTCAATTCCTTCTTTTAGTTCTTTTAATGTTCCGATTTTCACCTGCAGCCGTTCGATTTCCACTTTCTTTTTCTCTAATTCCAGCTTTAGTTTTTTCAATTCTTTTTCAACACTATTTTTGGCTTTATTACTGGCGGTATGATCCGAATTGACCTCTGATAATGCACGATCGACCCGAGATAATTCCTCTAAGTTTCCTAATACTTCAGCTCTTTGTTTCGGCTTCAATGACATCATAAAAGGACCTTCGGTTTGTTCGGCTATCTGAAAATAAATGCCGTCCCCCACAGGTGTAATGCCATGAGCTTTCACAATCTTTTCAGGTATTTTTTTGCCAAATCCAGAAAACGGATCTAATTTTCCATTCTCGTCTATTAGTTCATAAAAATTGCCTTTCTTTCGGTCTCTTTTACGGATAATGGTTTTTCCGTTGGAGAGAAAAACTTTTACAATCGCTTCATTGGCCCCGTTTCGAATGAAATCTGTTCCGTCAGGACTATTTAACAAGCACCAACGGATTGCTCGGATAATCGAAGTTTTCCCTTGGTTGGATTCTCCAACAATGGCATTTAGACCATTAACGAAATCAATCGTAGTGAACTCGTGAGATTGAAAATTCGTTATTTCCAATCTCTTAATCCAAATATCTTCATTCATGTTACTGGCGCACCTTCTTTATTTAAACGTTTAAGTATTTCCTTAGCATCTTCATCAGTAGCAGTCGTAGGAACATCAATATATAAAGTTCCGATAAACATTCCATATTGCTTACGCTCCGGATCATACAGACCACCATCGGGTATATTGATAAGGTTCCTATTTTTTATTCCTTTGTTGATCGGCATCTTCACTTTTTTTCCGTTAGGTAATGAAATGGTGATTTCGCCTCCTAATAAGGCTGTTTCAAAGGGAACAAGAATCTCTTGTGCCAAGTCATATTTATTTCGAATTACGTAAGTATCATTAACAGATTGCTGGAAAACGATAAATAGATCACCGTTCTTCCCGCCATTCAATCCTGCGTCGCCCTTGTCCCGAATCCGCATTTGGAACCCTTCTGTCACTCCATCTGGAATCGGAAAGGTTATTTTTACTGCTTCGGAAACCTTTCCTTTTGTATGACAGGTTTGGCAATCTTCCCTTTGAAAATAACCGGTACCGTCGCAAGTACCGCATTCTTTTTCTGTTTTAATACTTCCAAAAGGAGTATGGGTATCAGTGAATGTATGGCCAGCACCTCCACAACGACTACACATGTTTGCGATGTCCCTGTGATAGCCGTGGCCGTCACAATCTTTGCAATTGGCTTCACGAACAAATTCAATTGTCTTTTCGGCTTGGGTTAATACTTCAGATGCGGTGAAGTATACTTTCATCTCCACGCTTTCGCCTTGTACGGGACTATGAGCACCTGTGCGATGGAAATGAAATTTACTTAACAGTTGATCAAACCCAAGGCCTTTTCCAACCGTTTTTAGTAAATGGTCATAGCGTTCCCGTTCTTCAACATCTTTTAAGATTTCATAAGCGTTCACGACTTCCTGGTAACGCTCGACAGCATCCGGTTCTTTACATATATCTGGGTGCCACTTCTTTGCCTGTTTTCGATAAGCGACGTTGATTTCTTTTTCGGTTGCTGTTTCTTCAATTTCAAGGACTTCATAAAAGTTAATCATTTCGTGTTTCGTCAAATCTATCCCTCATTTCATCCTATTTGTCTTAAATCCTCAAAACCTAGATATCTGACAACTTCGTTAAAGATTTCTGGTTTGGTTGAGTTTCGATATTCTTCTAGGATGGCGCGAAGGTCGAGAGATTGAATATCGATGGTTCTAATGATTTCTCGGACATTTCCTTTTGCTTCTTTTAACTTTGCTAAAGCTTCTGCTTTTTTATCTATCTCTGTTCGGTCCATTACCTCTGTTCCTAACTTAGCGACAGGGCATTGAATCGGTTCGATTTCAGGAGTTCCATCGTCATGGATGGTGATTAAGGCATATTTCGGCATACGGTTCATTTCCACATGACTAGCATGAACCCTGGCTAATGCACCCGGATTATAAACCAAACCATGGTCTGTTTTAGTGACTGGAAATCCTGTGTGCTCATGCCCTGTCAATGTCACCGTAGCACGGGTATGTTTCATTTCATCAATGACCGTATGGACAATATCATCCATAATCGGTTTAGGCGTTAACCAGCCATGCACGATATGAATATGGGGAGTTCCGTCGTATTCCTCAATGACGTAATCCCTTGAACGATGTTCTACAATTTCCTGTGTTTCAGGATCTAAGATATGTCGGTCTAACTGAGCGTAGGAACTCACGCCACTCAACTTCACCTTTTGCCCGTTTGCCTCAAAAATAATAGGCTGTCGATTTAAGATGACAAGATTAGGGAAAAAGTTTTGAAACACCCCAATGGAATTTTGATTGACCGTATTCGGGTTCATTCCGTGAATATCATGATTCCCCCAAATTCCATACATCATTTTTCCTTTTAATCCTTCGCGTATGATATTTCCTAAATGATTTACATACGACGCTGCTATATTTTCTCTATTAAAAAAATCTCCACCATGCAAATAAGCATCTACACCTAATTCATGACCCAACCAAAAGGAATGGTTAATTTTAGCCTCTAGGGTACTGGGGAAATCATCGATTCGGGATTTTGGATTTTTGTTATCTCCATGCCAATCTGTTGTATATATAAATCTAAGCATCTTCCATGCCTCCGCCTATCGGTAGAACCAAGTTGGAAACTGGCTCTTTCATTATGTTTTTTAACTCATCATCAAATTCAAATTCCACTACAACATCTTCATCGATTTCATCCAATGTGTCTTCATCCACATCGGGTACCTCTGTTTCTATCAATTCTTTTTCTGTCCTAGAAAGACGGATGCCTTCTGTAATAGAAACAATTAAACGGTTCACTAATTCTTCTGTTAATACTTTGGTATCATAGGTTACTACAAGTTCTGGATAACCTGGGTGATCAATAAATGCTGTATGCATCGGGGCACTTGATTCCTTAATATAGAAATCCATGCACGCCTTAAATAATTGTCTTCCATAAGGGTTAGGAATATGGATTGGGATGGATACCAAGTTCTTCTTTGGGTCGTAAGGAAATTCGGTTCGATCCCCTACGATGGCGAAACAGACGGTATTTCCAAAGTTATTCAGCAAATCTTCATTTTTACTGGTTAACCGCCAGTGTTCCGTAAATTCCACTCGAATGGTGAGTAGGTGATTCTCGACTTTTTCCCAGAATTCTAGTTTGTAAATGTGATAATCTTGGCATTCCATTTGTACCAATTCCACAGGACATTCCTCCCAAAGACTTAAAAAATAATAGGACAGGAGAACCATTTCGGCTCTCCTGTCATTCTATCATAGTCCTTGATTGATTTTTGCGATATTTTGTTTTTTATTAAATATAACTATTGTTGTCAAACTTGCTACACCAGTTATCCATTTCACACTATCTAATATCATTTCTGTCATTTCTCTGCTATGCGCTTTTTCCATTTTTTCTCTTTCTATTTGCTGCGCCACTCTCTTGAACTCTTTGTCGTTCTCGATTTGCATTTTTTCAATCTCCAACAATCTTGCTTCCTTTGTTGCATGCTTTTTACAAACTGCTTCGACTATCAATCTCACAATTGCTTCATCGTGTTGATTTGCTCCTGTTTCTTGCTGCACTTCCTTAACTTCTTCCATTACTTCTTTTACTTCGCTTTGTCCTTTTTCCATCTTCATTCATCTCCTAAATCGTTATTTACTTCCACATTCCTTATAACATGGTTTCTGCATTTTCTGGACTCCAGCAAGTTGGGGGTTAATGGCTTAAAATCCGTTTGAATTTTCCTCGGAACAAAGTTAGCTAACGCATGACAAAGGCTGGATTCATCGTAATAATTACCTGTCATAAACAAATGGGTCTTAAATACTAGAATGATAAAAACCTTTTGATACTTACCGATGTTTTCAATTTCTTTGATAATGGGCTTCGTATTTCGGATGTACACTTTTGGTTTTTCCTTAATTTTGCGAAACATGGATTCTGGATCCCGTTTCATTTCATTCATTGTAAAAAATAAAGCCCCTCTTACTTCTTTTTGAGTGAGAGGGGCATGGGTCGGTTCGTATACAGACCAATGAGTATTTTGTTTATTAAACCGAAAAACATAAGCTGCTCTTAAATTTGGAATCGTAACTAAATTTAAGATGCACCGTTTTAAACAAACGTCCATTTCGTCGTTCGTCGCAGTGCAATCAGCAATCGGCAATTCATAAATTTGCTTGGCATAAGGGTTTTTATTGATGATTGGGAACGGAGACTTCGCCAACACTTTAAGCATCATACCACCTCTCAATCAATCGGATTCTTACGCCACAGACACATAAGATGAATTTCAAATCCTTCCGGTAATTTCGGATATACTTCCTTTCGCATGCGGGACACACCAGCGACCGCAATTGTTCTTGGTCAAAGGATAAATTGATATCTTTGCCTAATTCCTCTAAATCTACAAGTTGATCGCTTCTGCTGCCCAACTTTGAATTCTCGTTAACCATTTAATCCCTCTTTCCACTTTTGGTCGAATTGCATCCCGCTTCTTCTTAATTCGTTCCGCTCTCCATACTACATACGCCATGCGCATATCATTGTCCGGCAAAACAATAATCGGCACATCATTAAAAGCTCGGATACCACAGAACCACATTAATTTTAGGAGTTCCTTCCGATTCATCATCTTAATTTGAAGAAGCTCATCCGGTTCGAAATCCATCGTTTCAAACGACTCTCTATCTTTCTCGGTTGCTCTCCCCACCTCCACTATCCTGATGTACAATTTCAGATTCATCTTAATCCCTCCAAATAAATAAAAAATAAGATAGAAATCCTCATGATCCCTATCTTTCTACCACCTTACTTATAACATTTTTTCCCTCATACTCAGCGTTCTAATTTTGCAATTATGATAGTATGAAATTATCAATTTAGGACTATAGTCATGCTATACTTTGAACAGGACAACTTATTTAAAAGGGCGGTGTAGATTATGGTGTATTCCTTAGTCGGCCCGAACGTGTATATGGATGTGAAAGGACAATTATTCAAGAAGGCAAGTGATGAGTTTGTTCTAATCAAAGATAAGTACACAGAGGCTGAGGACAGATATGTTGAAAAGCACGCCAACCGAAGGAGGAATCATGATGAAAAGACGGATGATTAAAACGGCATCGGGGATTACCATGGCTGACAGTTCACCCGCTGCCATCGAAGAGGCTTTAGTGAACCAGTTGCAGGAAGCATTAGGAGAATGGAAAAACGTAGTTAATATTAAGCCATTCATGCAAGTGGATGAAGAAGATGCAGACCTTTCCGGAAATGTAAAAAATGCTTTTGGAGCCGTTCAGCTTTCCGTACATGGTGTGAATTTATATATTCCGTTTATTGTTGTGGACAAAATGCTTCTCCCGTTTGATACCATCCGTATGGGCGGAGAAGAAGTCGCTTATGATTACAGCAAGTTAAGACGTCTCGTGAATGCCATCGAAACAAAGGTTAAAACGTCATCAGAAGGTGACAATGATCCGTTCCAGACCATGGAGGTGGCACGGTTTGAAGATGTTCAACCGAACAATGGTTTCTTGGGAACCATTATGGGCATTCGTGATACAGCTCGCATGAGAAACGGTTTAGGGATGGATTCACCTTGGGATGGACCGGGATTTGGCAATATGGACGAGGAACGCATTATGCGTCAAGCGTCCGCTGTCGATGTTTTAAACGAATTTCACGAGGTTATGGAAAAGATTGCGAACGTAAAAGTTTTCTCTAAACTGCAAATGGAAGAATACGAACAGCATCTGTTAAAACAGGCAGAAGAGGAACAGGAAGAGGAATTATCCAAAGTGGCCGAAGCAGAAGATACCCTTGAAGCAGCCAGTGTAAGACGAGATATGCTTCAACTGGATGCAGAGAAACTAGTGAGTGTTCACCGTGTGGCTAGTGGAAACAACATCTCTTTCCCGATATTCGAAGCAGGTCGTTTTGAATACCATTCAGGTCGTGTGTATCGAAACTTTGAAAGCTGGTTTAAGAATTCCACTACCTATGCTTCATCCAATAAGCTAGGGGCTTTAGTGATTGATTCTAAATCTGGTTACCGTTTCTTAAAGAGCGGCGAACCTTTTATGGCGAGCACCAGAGAACCCGGCAACTTCGAATTAGAAACGGAAGTAGCAAAGTCGTTAACGCATGGACATATGTATACAATCGAAAAAGACCATGCTAACTTGTTCAATCCATTCATTGTAAAAGGTTCTTATTTGCAGGATAAATTGAATAACGGTATTGTCGTGAGTGTTCGTGAAATCGCTGACCCTACAAAAAGTCATATTCCTTCCAGAACAGCCAATAGCCTATTCTCTGATTCATTCGAGTGCTATGAATCCATGCCTGGTAACTGGAAAGGTGCTTCTGCTGATTTTGCGACAGGAAACAAACCGTTCTTTATCATCGTATCGAAAGACCGTAACATCAAAGCGCCAAAGTTCATGAATCAGCAAGAACTAAGAGAATATATCATGCAGTATGCGGCTGATCCGCACGATGCCCTATTAGCAAAACAAGTCATTCATATTACAAATGACAACTGTGTCCTTGTGCCTGATTCCCTTCCGTTCTTTAAACTTGAAAAGAATATTACGTATTTCTACACAAGACCAGATGGGCTATTTAAACAAGGTCCAATGTCTAAGACAGCTGCATATGGAGGTTTGAACCAAGCAACCTTGTATGTACAGAATGCCCGCAATCCGAAGACGTATGGGGTGAAATGGCAATTCGCTATTCCGACCAAAGTCGAGAATGATATCGAAGCAACCCAACTACAGAAACGCAATAAAGAAGGAATGAGTGAGGATCAAGCGAAGTCCATGTTGAACAAACTAGGATTCGATTACCGTACTCAGCAAAAATTCTTTGAAATCACGAAACGTAACGGACGTTCTGCCACCTTTAATCTGCCGAACCCTACTTTAGCAGCAACGGTGTCAGCTCCTGATGTAGCGACTGAAAAAGTAAAAAAGAAAATGAAAGGTATTGCGGACTCTCTATTAAACTCACAAAACTTTATGCCTTTGATGGAAAATGCTGTAGCGGATGGACTTTCTGCTTTCGTTTCGAATGCATTCCCAGGTTCCGTTAATGCCGTCCATAACGTAGGTAACTTCTTCGATATGTCTAAACAATCGATGGAAACCGCTTTGGAAATGGAAAAAGTGGCTACACGCTTTAATGGTGCCGAGTGGCATGAATTATCCGCTTTGTTGAACATGAAACATCGTTTAGATAAATTGGCTGCCGAAATGGAAGATGGAAGCTATTTGCAAAATGGTCGTGAAGTGTTTGAAAAAGTGGCTGAAATGAAACCGGTGATCGAGAAGAAAGCAAGTGACCTTATTCAATTTAACCGCGACCAGTTAATTCGCACCGACAGTTATTTCGTGGAACCAACGCTTGTGAAGCAAGCACTGGAGCAATTGGATGGACTTTATGTCTATGCTTGCTCCGAAAAAAAAAAGAGTCCTTTAGAAAAGTCGCTGGACTTTTTGGCGAGGGTGCGGAGTTAAAACGGGTAAGCGAAGCGATCCAACGATTGAAAGGTGACATTCAAGGTCTAAATTCGGACTACCGAAATGTTCACTCAAATTTAAGAGCGTCCATGCCTAAAGGATTCTCCTCTGACAAAGTTCAATCTGCTTTCAATGAAACGGAGCAGGCAGAGCAAAACCTGAATGAAAAAGTGGATGAGTTAAAATCCCTTTTTGGAGAACATGGTGAACTGAAACAAAAAGAAGCCAACAAGAACTATGGGATTGCTGCAGGATTCGGAATCCCTGGCTTAGTTGGATTAGGTTATGTGAATGAGCAGGCAAAAAACAACTAAACCGTACAAAGGAGAGGTCAAATAACCCTCTCCTTTTTTCAAATAAGTTTTTATGCCCCACACAAGAATAGGAGGATGGTGCATATGGAACAATTCTATTTTCTTAAAGAAGCATTTGCTCAACAAAAAGGGAGATTATCCGAGGAAGAGGAATTACATCTATTGAAACAATATCAGGCGGGAGATTCACAATCAGGGGATAAATTAACGTTATCACTCCGTCCCCTAATTGAAAAAGCCATAGTGGATGTAAGCCCTGGTGGGAACGATGTCTCCTCTTCCAATCTACGGATGAGGGCTCATGTAGAGTTACCTAAGATTCTACAAAACTATGATCAAAACCGAGATATCAAACTAAAGACGTTTGTAACGTCTCAGCTAAAAGGTTATCTTCGCAATGCGGTAGCAGAAAATGTGAGTGGCGCTTACGTTCCTCGGAATCAGCATACCGATTTAGAGCGGTACCGCCAAGCGGTAAGGGATGCGCAAATGGAATTCGGACACAATCCATCCGAAGACCAGATTCGTTCGTTTTACCCAGAAGATGAAGCCAGCACCAGTTTCGATAAAATCAAACAATACCATTTAAACAACTATCTGGGTGACGCTACTTTCGGTCAAGGCGAAGAAAGTGAAGGATTAACGTTCAAAGATCAGTTTGCGAATGATGAGGATACTATTGATCACGATGACCTCTTTTCTTCCCTATATGATGACGAAGAAAATGATATAATTGCTAAAAATTTCACAGCTCAAGAACAACAAGTCATCGACAAAGTTAATAAAGAAGGTCAGTCCTTTGTCAATGCTGCCTTATCACTCGGAATCAGCACAGCCGAAGTCCGAAAAACGATGAGGCGCTGGCACGAAATCACTAAAAATAAATAGTAAAGGGTGTTGTTTGATGAAATTTCAAGGTGTAACAGCGCAAAACATTGGTCAAGCTCATGCTTTAAAAATGCTTACTAGTTCAAAGGATTATGCGTTTTTAACTGGACCGGCTGGAACGGGAAAGACGTTATTAACTGGCGCAGTTGGACTCGAACAAGTCATTAAACATCCTAAAGATGGATTCAAAAGTGTCATCTACACTCGTCTGCAAGTGCAAACGGGGGCAGACGTTGGATTCCTGCCAGGTGATTTGATGGAAGGAAAGACCGAACCTTTCTTGGAAGGATTTAAGGATAATTTCAAGGAAATGGATTACGACTTACCTTTCGACCATCTAATTAACAAGAAGCTGCAATTCGTGCCAATTCAAACCATGCGAGGAAGGACATTCCCTAATTCGTTCATTATCGTGGATGAAGCTCAAAACCTTGATGAAGATACTATTACAACCATTGCTACTCGATTGGGTATGGGGTCAAAAATGGTCTTCATGGGGAACTTCTCACAAATCGATGACAAAAAAGGATTCTTGAAAAAGCCTGAGAACAATGGGTTTTATCAATTGCTTAGTCGTTTTTACGAAACCACTGGCGGACACCAATTCTTTGAACATGTCCACCTTACAGAGATTCAGCGTTCTGGCGGTGCCGCTTTCGTAGAAAAGATGATGCGCAATCATAAATTAGATCCTCGTTTTGTTGATCTTGAGGAATGTGGAATCGTTCAGGAAGAAGTTCTTTCTGCTTAATAGGAAAGTGACCTCATAGGTCACTTTTTTATTTATAATAGGACTATCGAACTAAAAAGAAAGAAGGTGGCAATCTTGTCGCTTTTCGGTAATGACAATTTGGATTCCAAACAAAGAAGAAATGTCCATCTTGCACAGTTAGGCGGTGGTTTAGCGGGCGCAGGAGCAGGATTCTTAACTTCTAAGGTGATGGATGCCTCACACGAAAAGTCGCTATTTCAGGCAGGAATGGACGCAACGAGAGATAATGAAAAAGCTGAGTTGCAATGGAAAAGGCTAATGGATTTATATTTAGGGAAAATCACCATCCAAGACATTCCGATTCCTGAACGTGATCGTTATTCAAAATGGCTAGAAGAAAATAAAGAAACATTAGAGACTTTTCGCAACAATCCAGAGGAGTTTGAAAAATCCCTCAACGAAGTAAAAGGCGGTCGTCTGCAACCGTTATTTGGCCAAAAACCTTCCATCAAAGAACTTCTTTTTAGAAAGCGTCCGACCCAAGTGGATTTAAGAGGAGGAAATGTGGTTCCTTTATTTTCAGGCGAGAAAGAAGCTTTAATGGAAATTCCACACGAAATCCACAACCCGAAGGCCTATGGATTAGCTGGAATGTTAGCCGCTGGCGGTTTAATAGGTGCAGGGTATCTAGCGGAAAGGAAATACGAAAAAGAGAATAAGGGCAAATATAACGAACAAGACTTAGATCAGCTTCAAAAAATGCTACAGGCATTGAAAGCACGAGGTTAAAGCCTTGATTCGTGAATTATGATACATTATTTATAGGTCATTTTTCCTATGTAAATAAAGTGAGGTGGAACTGTGTGGATGATTTATTAAACCGTTTGGAAAAGTCGGCGGGTCTCGGTGGCGGATTGTTTAAAGGATTCGGAAACTACCTTAAAAACGTTTCAAACTATAACGTTCGTAAATTAGAAAAAGCGAATGCCCTTCCGAAAGAAATTACGAACGCTAAAGTAGACCGTAATATCGCCCGCGCCGGAACGGCAGGTGTTGGTATGCTAGGTGGTGCTGCATATGGAGGTTATAAAGCCTTTGAAGGTACCCAACAGCAACCTATGGATACGACTTTGTATGAGCAAAATCAATTTACTCAAAATAACCTGCAACCGAAAATCGCTTCTGAAATGATGGATCGGTTGGAAAAGTCAGCTGGTAGTGAAGATATACCGCAATTAAATCATCATTCCCTTCTTAGTGCTGAAGGCGCAATGGCAACAGCCCCTATGGGAGCAATATTGGGTGGTTTAAAAAATGCTTCTAAGTTCGGGGAACGTGGTGCATTAAAAGGCGGACTCGGTGTTTTGCGCGGCGCGGCTGTAGGAGGTGTTCTAGGTGCTATACCAGGCATGGAAGTAGGTGGAGCGATCGGTTCTCTTTTAGATGCCAACGAATTAACGAAATCACGCCGTTTGCAAGAACGACAAGCTATTAAGGATGCTATTAAAGAGGAGTTGAGAGAACAAATGGGGAAAACAGCAGAAACAGACCTGTTGGAGCGTTTAGAGAAAACTGCTGGTATTTTCGGCGATATTGTAAAAGCCACAGGTATTGGAGCTGGACGTGCAGAAAAGAAATTCAATGAATTCGCTTCCCCTCAAGGGTTTTTACAGCACGAACCAACGATGGGTGCCCAGGATTGGCAACTACAAGCAAATAACCTAAAAAACCAAAGTGAACGAGCGGGGTTAGAACGTGATGTTGCACGTAAGAATCTTGTTGGCCCTGGTCTTGTAACAGGCGGTATAGCTGCACTTGCTGGGTCGATTGGTTTATCCGTTCATGAGATGCAACAACTTCATCAAGAAGCTTTGGCTGAATTGCAGGCAGAACAAGCACAAGGAGTACAAGCACAAGGGGTACAAGGAGATGATTATATGAAAGAGGCAAATGAATTACTAGAGCGATTAGAAAAAACAGCTTCTCTAAAGGAAGTTCAGGCAACAGACGAAGATTTATTTGCTCGTTTAGAAAAAACAGCAAATCCTTTTGAAGAGAAAGAAAAAAAGGACGAAGGTGAAGAAGAACAAAAGGCTCCGCAACAATCTAAAGAGGATTCTGAGCCGAAACAGTCACAAGCTCCAAAGCAAGAACAACCAGCACAACAAGCACAACCAGAACCACAAGCACAGACGGCACAACCGGAGCCAACACCAGAGCCAACACCAGCACCTCAACAACAACAGGTGCCATTAGCAGCTCAACAACCACTTCCAGAACAAGCGCCAGATCCGCGTTTATTAATACTTCAGCAGATTTTAGCTGACCAACAACAAGGAGCGGCTCCAACGCCTGTTGAACCTCCAGTTCAGGAAGTCCCGCAAGAAGTAGCTGCTCCGGCTCCACAAGATCCTCATTTGGAGTTGCAACAATTGCTTGCTCAACAACAAGCGGCAGACCCGACTCCAGTGGCAGCTTCATCAATGGCAGGGTATGGAGCACTCGAAACTGGTGATGCTTCTCAAGAAAGCCCTCGTCAAGGTGCAGGCTCTGTATCTAATGCCCCTGCTGGTGTAGATAAGACTGCTTCTTTATTTGAGAGTTTAGAAAAAACAGCAGCAGGCATTCCAGGACTTGGTTCTGTAGTCAATGCAGTTAAACCTAAAGCTACAAATCTAGCTATTAAAGGTGCACAAAAAGCCGGAGATTTCACTAAACAAATCGGTGGCGGAGATTTCAAAGCTGGCTTAAAGAGAATTGGAACAGGTTCTGCTCTTGTTGGAGGTGGAGCTATTGCGGGTGCAAGTGCTCAAGCGTCTCATGACAGCAACATGAGTAAAGCGGCGGCTGAGGAAACACCAGCCGAACAAAAATCCATCGCGGATAAATCTGAAAAAGAATGGATCGACTTCATGCACAAAGTGGAAAAAGAAGATGGTGTGAAGGCAGAAGAAAAGCCTGAGAATCAATCAAAAACCGCTTCAGAAGACGATGATATGTTAAACGGATTATTTAAAGAAGCCGCAGCCGCTATCATGGATATGCACTTTCCGGAAGTAAGACAGCATGTTGATCCAATCAACCGTATTACTTTCAACTAATAAAACTCCCCAGTATTAGTTATTTTCTTTGACACCCCCTTTGTAGGGGGTGTTTTCGTTTAGGACTTTAGTTCTACTATAACCCCTCTTTTTAAAGTACAATAGTACTACATAATCCGCTGAAAGGAGGGGTTGAAATGGTGATTATACAGTATAACAAAGTCACTCCCGAATATCGTGATTTAGTTAGGTCTATTGAATCGAAAAGCTATGTTGGGTACATACGATACCTATTGCTGAAACGATGGCCGTATGAACGGGTCAGAAAAGAACTAATGCGGATGGGCTTAGCCTGGAATGAGCAAGAAGACTGTGAAGTGTATTTTCGGGAAGTCATTTACCCTCTCATTCAAAAATTCAAATTAGAAAAATACTATAAAAAATACCGGTTCGGCATGAAAGACGAAACGTTGTCCATTAGTTCCTTTGGCGGTTCAGAAACAGATCGAATTGCTTTTGTGGATTTAGTGAAAACATTAGAAATTGAGCAGTTCTTTGCTGAGGAAATCGTGAATTTCTATGGAGGGATGTTAAACATCCCCTTGCACCCTCAAACAGGAGAACCGATTATCGCACGAGAAAGACCAGTAGACCTTATCGAACTTCTGCAAAACGAGAGACGATATGCCATTGAACATATGTTGGTCGAAGGGTATTCTCCGAAGCAAATTAGTGAGCACTTGTTTCAACGATACGATATGGAGGTTACTCCTCACGAAATTAAAACATATGCCAAGTCATTTTTTAACGTTAAGCGCCATGATATTCAACGTCTGCTGGATTCTTTAACAGATGAAAAAGATGCGTTGGAGGAAAAACTATTTGAGGTGAAAAGACGTCCTCCTGATGATTTCAGCTATGGCGAAAGATTTGAGATTGTTTCTGCGATTAGCAACAAAATCAAGGAACTAAATTCCATGTTGAAAAAATTAAGCGGCGTCCACCTTGGAGCCACTTTTAACTCGGCAGTATTGGAAGTAACCGACATGAGGGAAATGTTTAAAGACGTGATGGTTCGAACACATCGTAGATTCCGAGAATTAGATGAACGGACAGAGGATGAAATGGTCCATCCCTTAAACTCCCTCGTTAATATGATGGCAAAAGCAACCGATAAGATTATCGGTATTGATGATGTCTTGAATCAAAAAGCAACTAAAACAATCAATGAAGAAATGCTCGAAGTTATTATGCCGTCTCTTGATCGTATTGAGAAAGAAGAAAAAGAAGCGATGTTCCTTTACAAGCAAACTCTCAAAGAATCTAACGATGATGAAGATGATGACAATGGCATCATCGGCTTAGATTAGGAGGTTGCAAGATGGCTTCTTTAAAAGAAGTAGAAGGTCAGCTGACCCCGATGAGGTTCGCAGAATCAATGTATATGTTGGAAGGTTCCCCGTTACGATTTGGACCAGGGCGGAATTATCTGAAAGCCATACATAATGCGGACATCGAAGAATTGCTGATGATGACAGGTCGTCAGGTAGAGAAATCCACCTCGATCTCTGTAAAAATAGCCAACAACATTCTATTAAGAAGTTTCAGCCGGAATCTTTACGTCGCACCCCTAAACGAACAGGTGAAAGTATTCTCTCGTGGTCGTCTGGATAAATTGTTCCGATACTCACAAAAGGATTTAATTCGGAAACGGTACCAGAGTAATGACTTGGTAAATCAGGTATTCCATAAAGAATTTATGAATGGTAGTGAAATTTACCTTCGGAACTGTTTTGAAGAAGCCGACAATATTCGTGGACTATCTGTCAGTGACATCTTTATCGATGAAATTCAGGACATCCTAGTCGATGCCCTACCCGTAATCTTAGAAACTCAAACACGCGCAAAAAAGAAGCGTAGAATCTATACGGGAACTCCCAAGTCGTTTAGTAACACGATACAACAACAGTGGGAGAAAAGTAGTCAAGCAGATTGGGTGATTCGTTGCTCCCACTGTGGGAAGCACCAAGTTATGGGGGTCGATTCGGTTACTGCTGCTTCATATGTATGCCGAAATCCTCGATGCCGTAAACCGATTGATGATATCGTTCGGGCCATGGGTCGCTGGGAACACCGTTTTCCAGACCGCCGGATGAAGGGTTTCCGTGTCACGCAAATGATGGTTCCTGACATTAAGTCTGCGGATCTCCTGCAGAAGATTGAAACCTACCCTATCCTCCGTTTGAAAAATGAGGTTTTAGGAGAATCCTATGAAAATGCGGATAAACCATTCACCCGTCAATTTATGATGGATATTACTGATCACGAATTCTCGATGATGAACGGAATCGTCAATACCCCATTCGCCAACACCCCAACATTCTTGGGTATTGACTGGGGCGAAGGCGAAAAGAATGGGCAAGCTGGAACAGGTTACACTGTTATGACAGTCGGAGCCTATAATTCCGAAGGAAAGTTCCAAATCCTTTATGCCAAGCGATTTGAACGTGGCGATGAGTTAGATCCTGATTATCAGATTCGTAGTCTTCTTAATCTAGTAAAAGTCTTTAACTGTCGTTTTGTCGTCGCTGACTATGGAGCAGGGGTTAAAGAGAACAAGAGAATTCAAAAACAGTTGGGAAAAATATTTGCTCAAATTCAATACGTCGGACAGCAAAAAAAGAAACTTAACTATGATGCGGGTGAGTTTAAGTTTCTAATCGAGCGTTCCGACTGGATGACCGACTTTATTGATTTCGCCCACGATGGAAACCTTCGTTTCTTTGGGAAAAATCATGAAGGGGCATTGGATTGGATTTACGATAATTTTTGTGCCATTTATTCCGAATACCGTCCTGCTTCCAATGGGCTGTCTGAGAAACTATTTTACGGTCACGATGTCTCCCAGCCAGACGATGCATTTCACAGTGTTTTTTATGCGTGGTTTGCTTCCACGATGTATAAGAATGGAAACTCTAACCCGCAAAGGAATACAGGTCAAAAGAAATATTTTGCCTCTGTCAAAGCGGGATACTAGTAAAATCATTATATAGAAAACTAAAAGGAGGAATAGACCATGATCCCTGTTAGAAATAAGAATACCGACATTAGTTCTGATGTGGCAGCGGGTAAGAAACTTCAGGATAAAATCAAGAAGTTAGCTGAAACGGCGGCAAATCAAAGCATCAATGACGGCAAAGATTTGGATGTCGTGCTTGCCGAGATAAGCAAACGGGAAAAGTTTAACCGGTTGCAGATTCAGAGGTTGGTAGAAGAATCAAATACGGTGGCTTACAATAAAAGGTATGACAAATTACGAAATCAAAAGGACAGGCGAATCGATTTCCCTCTCGCCTCTTTATCAGGAGTGATTAATGAAATGGGTAATGATGCACCAGCAGAAATCAAAAATCCAAATTTAAAAGATGGCGGTCAAGGGACTGGAGAACTCTCTAAAGCGGCATCCGTAGAGGAATTCACATATATCCATACTCCCAATGCACGTTTAAAGGAAAGAGAAGAACGATACCTTTCCAAAGTAGCTTCCGTCCAACAGCGCCAAGACGAACGGGAAAAATCAAGACAAGAAAAAGATCACCAAAGTTCTCTCTTTAAAATTGCCAATTCTATTGTGATGTCCGAGCGCCAATATAAAAATGGGAATGAAGTGTTCAATACTCTTCTTTCTGATGTTTCATTGGCACAGGATGACATTGATGGCATTAAGAAGAAAGCCTCTGAAATCGGTGATGCATTGGTTAAAACGAAACGAACCCATTCTGGCTTTGTGGTAACCTTAAAGGAGAATCCGATTGAGAAAGTCGCTAGTCATGTTCTTGGAGAATACAGCCTTTTAAAGGTTGCCGAGAGCAATGATAAGGTCAAAGTAGTAAAAGTCCAACCTACGGCAGATGTATCGGATTTTAATCAATTAGTCACTTTAGCCAGGAAGCTACAACAACAAGCAAGCACTGGGAATGAGGTGAATTAATGTGTCGAACTACTTTGAAGAATTAGAGAAGATTGCCAATGACCTTACATTGGTGGATGATCTTGCTGCAGAGCCAATGGTTCCCGATTATGCACCTCAGATTCCTCCAGAGGAAGTGGAAGCGATTCAAGCCAATCAACCTGATATGGTCGATACCGAAGCTGGAATGGAAGGGCAAGAACCCGTTTCCCAGGAAGATATAGAAGCTTATGATCAGGCAATCGAGCAAGCTCAAATGCAATTGGAATCTGCTAAAGAAACGTTGGCGAGTGCCATGGAAGAATACAATGCATTCGAAAAAACCGCTCAAGAACTAAATGATGCTCTTCCGACCATGGGAGCATTGGCTAAGTTAATTGAATACTCCACAAGCGAAACCATCGACGATGACCTTCGGAAACAGGCAAGCGACCGTTTAGTAATGGCGCTTGAAAGTGAAGAAAGTTTTGTAGAAGTCATGGATAAAACAGCAAACGAGCTATTTGAAGACCAAGAAGATAAGGATGCCCTATACTCTCCTGAAGGAAGGGAATATGTCATTGAGCGTCTTGCTTTGTTCGCTGAGGATGAGGAGTTAGAAAAGACAGCGGCTGATTTAGGTGGATTCGTGAATGACGCTCGTAAATGGGCCGCAGAATCCCTTGATGCAGCAAGGAAATTCCACAAATTACGTGCTGATGTTAAACAAACACAAGCTGAGGTTGACCGTTTAGAATCAATCATGAAAGAAAAAGTAAATGCATTGAAAGATGCGCAAAGCTTAAATGATGATGACTTGGTGGCTAAATTAGAACCAGAGGCCTTTGGAGCAAGGGATGACCACACTCGAATGAAAGGTCAGCTTTTAGATGAGCAGATACAACGAGACCGAGGAAGGAACTTATTGATCGGCGGGGCGACAGGACTGGTTGGTGGTTCTTTATTTGCAGGTAAAAAAATAGCCGATGCCTTCAATAATCATGGTGAAAACCAAGGTGAAAATGAATTGGCAGAGAAAACGGCTAGTGATACAATAAAACAAGATTATGTATTTAAAGAAGGAGGCAATATTAACATGGCAGAATCAATCGTAAAAGATTTTCTTAAAATCGCGGGAGCGGCTGTTTTATTAGATGTGGCAAACGATGAGGGTGCTGAAGAGGCAATCCGCAAAGAAGCAGCTGAAGCTTTTAACGGTATCGCTCGCATGGGGCGTAAGGATATGGAGGAAGCTCTTGTAAAAGTTGCTACTCAAATGTATTCTGAAGACCAATTACACGAAATCGTTTCAGGCAAACATAATGAAGAGTTATTCGGTAAGGTTGCATTCTTCACTAGCCTTAACGACCTTTCTGTGGACGAGCTTGAAAAAGTTGCGGCTGCTGAGTCTGTTGCAGCTAAAGGTGTTGGCGGCGCTCTTACTGACGCTAAATCAAACATCGAAGCAAAAGTAGAAGGCGACAAAAAGAAAACCGAAACAGTGGCTAACGGCGAAATCGGCACTAAAAAGGCTGACGATATGCGCGGTTACAATGTAATCAATAGCCCTGGTGAATACAAGGTTGAAAAAACTGCGGCTACACAAACTATGCTTGAAGAAGCTGAGCTTCGCAAAGAAGCAGCATACAAAGCATTTGTAGAAGCTGATACTTTCATTAAAAACAATTCTAAGTAAGATAGCAATAGCTTGAACTAAAAATGAGAAAAGCGTCCTATGTGGCGCTTTTCTTTTTTGTATTATATAGGACTTAAAATCTAGTACAATAGAACTATCGAATAAAACGAACTTATGGAGATAGTAGGTGAAACCTTTTGGCAAAGAAAAAAGAGATGTATGAAGATCATTTAGGAAATCTTTCTTGGAAAGATTCTTGGCTTCAAAACACTGTCCAATTGGCAGCCTTGGGTGGAATCGTGGCGGGAGCGAGCAGTTTAGCCATTAAGGGTGACTTAGGAGATGCGTTCAGAACCGGTAAGTCTGCCTTTAAACCTGTAGGTAAGGTGTTTGATAAGTACGTGAAAGACAGAGCTGGCATGCCAGTTAAATTCGGGTACCAGGTGTTCAAAAATATGTATAACAACATGAGGAAATTGACACCTGAAGAAAGAGATGTCTTCGAACGAGGTTTCTATGGCCGAGTAGACAACGCGGTAGACAAAGTAGATACCGATCCCGAAATTCAAAATCGTATTTGGAAAGAAGTGGAACGGAGATTTCCGACAGAACGAGAAAGACAGAAAGTAAGAGACCGACGTAACGGAACCAATAATTTTTCCCAAACAAGTGACAATGAAGCGATTGACCAGATTTATGAACAAGTACGCTCTGAAGAACGGGATAAGTTGATTTACGGCAACAGCAATGGAGGACAACGAAATAACCGAAACAACCGGAATAACAATACTTTCAATAACCATAACAACAATCGACCGTTGTTCGACAAGAGAGATTTAGCCCAAAAGTTCATTGCAAGTGGCGTGATGGGATTAGGTACGGGAGCTGGTCTTACAGCCTTCCATTACATTGACCGATTATCGAAAGACCCGAGCTCCCAACAAAGATTGGAGAACACATTTCAACATGCTGGTTCGTTCTTAAATCCTCAGAAAAAGGATGATGATAAAAAGATGGATAAACAAGCGAGTGTACTAGGATTTTACAACGCTGTAAAGGATGCACCTAAAAAACTACCTGAAGCTCTTTTTGCCGGCGCAGGATACACAGGTCTTACATTAGGTACTGCCAAGTTACTACATGGCCATGACCCGCGTAAGACAGAACCACAAGCAAATGAGGAACCGGCGTCCGCAGGACCACGAGTCATCATTGAACTAGGAAACCCCACTGAAGAACAACAGCATGCTGGCATGCCACTCGGTTTAAGTGGTCTTCCTAAATTGGCAGGTTTCAGAAACTTTTTAAATGACTTTAACGGGCATGAAGCGGAAATTGGTAGATTGCAAAACATTCACCATGCAGATGTAGCGGCAGAAGCACTAAAGAATGAAAACGTCGAAGACCTTCTTCATCAGCAGTATGGGCATTTGGTCAACGATAAAACTCAAGCGAATTTCACCAATCGCCTTTTCGAAAGCAGAGCAGCGCAGTCTAAACAGGAAGCGGATGAAAGAATCAGACAACTTCAAGAACAAGAAGCAAGAGCAAAACTAACTGTTTACGGTGGCGGCATTGGCGCTGCTGGTTTAGCTGGAATGGGTTATGCCCACCACAAAAAGGAGCAACCAAATGTATAACTTGCCCGTTGATCAGCACCCCACCGAAAGATGGGCAACTATTGTGGAAGGGGCCAGAACCCAACGCGTTATTGCCCTCCGATACCGGGATAAATCGTTCGAGGTGTCCGAAAGATTGGTTGAACCCTACGAGATCAAACAAGGAAAACTGTTTGCCCACTGTTTAACGAAAAACGGAATGAGAGCATTTATCCTCGACAACATTTTAGCGGCAGCAGGTACAAACACCGAGTTTGTTCCTCGCTTCCCTGTTGTCGTGGAATCCTTCCAGTCCTTGAAAGCAAAACAATAAGCACCTCCCATAGGTGCTTTCTTCCATATAAAAGAGGTGAACCTTTTTAATGATTAAAATTTCGTCTTTTCTCGTCAATGACAGAGCAACAAGAGTATATGCCGATTATGTTGAAAAAGTCGCATTTCCAATAGGTGCTGACGCTGGTTTGATTATGGGTTCGATTGCTGCTGGACTAACAATGAATCACTTCTCCAGAAAAGCAAAAGAGCAACAGCAACAACAAAACGCACAGCCATCTCCTAGCATTGAAAATGGTGCGTACACCCAAATTGAAAATATGTTACGTGATCTTAAAATTGTTTTCACACCGATTAGCGTCATTTATTCGGTGAATGGGCAAGTATTTGAAATCATCAGTACCGAAGAAATGAATGCTTATATGAGGCAAGCGTTCATCCAAAAAGATGCTAATTATTTTCGTGACCTTCTCTTAAACAAAATTAATATGGAAACACAATTAGCCGAGCAAGCCTTTGCCCAGCGCCTTTTGACCGCAAACGGAGTGGGTGAACAGCAAAAGCAGGCAAACTTCCTGGAAAAACAAGAATACCTTTTGAAACTTTCGGAAGAAGAAAGCGATGTTTTGGTGAAAAAAGCATCGCAAGGATTGGATGGAGTAAAAATCACCATCGACCCAACTTTTGATTCTCTCCGTCCCTTCGATCATTCCATCACTTTTTGCAACCCGAGGGAATTGGAAAAAGTGGCAGGCATTTTTGAATTATTCCAAGGCGATCAAGTTCAAGATGTCGGAGTTCATCAATTAAACAGTCAAGTGAACGTCGGATTCCTTCCTGACAGAGTGGTGTTCTTGTGGAATGGACAACTGATTGACCAGCTTACCCTCCTTCACATGAATGAAGAAGGTTTTGAAGCATTCCGGAACCGAGATAAACCATTTTTTATCGACTTATTTAAGCAATATACCAAAGAAGTAACGGAGGGATTACAGGAATCTCCATCGGAACCAAATCATATTGAAGCGCCTGAAGAGGAAACCCATGAAGCTTCTGTATCCGACATTCTGGAACGGCTAGAAAAGACTGCTGAGGGCTTTGAGGACATCCTAGATGACTTTACTCCTGTTATTGAAAGAGATCATATAGAGCTATTTGAAGATCCTGATATCCATCCGATTGTGTACGACAAAGTATTGTCTCACAAGTACAGCAATTCATGGCACAGACACGAAATGGAATCAATTATGAAACAGATTGAGGAGGACTTCCACCTATCTAAAGGGATAGAGGAGAATCCACTTAATAAACTTTCCATCATTCATGCCATTTCGAATCCTGACCACGCCATGTACACATCACCATTTACATTTGAAAAGTACATGCGTGGTATGAATTCCAAATCCGTTTTATTTGAGGATTTTCAAGGCAATCTCTCTTTCGAGGAAATCATGTTTGGTTTGGAATTAGCCAAACTCTATAACGGAGAGGAAGTGTTTTTTGAGTTCCACTCCAATGTTGCTGCTTATGTAGCAGAAGAAATCATGAATGATGGAGTTCGATTTGTTTCTAACGTGCTATACGACGAAACGAATCCATCTGAAAATGATTTCTTCCGTACAGTCAATGACTTACTGATGAGGAAATGGAAAGAAGAAGATTCACTGGGATACAGGGATAACGAGGGCGTTCGCCATCGACATACATTAACGGAACAGATTGTTGAAATCGCCGATGACATCTTAAAACATTACAATTCTTTGTTGGATGTTGCGGATCCCTACAATTCTACCCGAAATATTTTGCGAAGTGAAAACTTACTGGATGTTGTTTCTTCACAAGACCAAACAAGTGTGAGAAACATGGTGGTTCAGAATGTTGTGGCTCATGTCACCACTTCCTTGTTTTTAGATTATAAACGTGAAGAATATGAACACTCCATCTCATTGTTACAGAAAGAAGGTGTGCTAAATGGATGAAAACATGAAAGCCGACATTTCCCGCATGGAAGAAAAGATGGCGAACTATCTTGATAAATTAACAGGTCATTCCGATGGAATGTTTAAAACGGCGGCTGCTACTGGGATGATGTATAACTCCAGCTACAAACAATATCGTTCCAGCTTTTTAACCCTCGGAGATATGCAAATTCCTGATGATTATCGGGAGATTTTTAGATGGTGCCGATACTTTTTTAAGTTTGATAGTTTGGTTGGGGCGGCAGTTCGTTCACTAGCCACCTTCCCGATAACAGATTGGGTGTTAGATGATACGGAGAATTCCGACGATGAGGATTCAGAGGATCAATCAGAGGATGAATCAGAAGAACCCTCTGAAACTTACAAATTTTACGAGAGTATCTTAAATGACATCAAGCTATACAGCCACATGATTGAGGTTGGCTACGATTACTTCTTGTACGGTAACTGTGTCATATTTGCCGAGCCGGGAGTCAAGAATATCAAACGTCGTGACCCTGACACCGGACAAGTATCCGAAAGAAAAGAAGTGGTTTGGAAATCGATTCAACGATTGGATGTTACCCGTCTTCGGATTGACCGAGACCCAAAAACAAATGAAAAACAATATTACTATGACATTCCTTTGGAATTAAAGCGTGTCATTCAAACGCAGAAACCGAAGGAAAAATACGATAGAATACCAGAAATTTTCAAAAAGGCGGTTAAAGCAAAAGGATTGGTCAAACTAAAATCCGACTACATCTATCATTTGCAGATGCCTTCTGAAAGCGGAGATTCAGGATTATGGGCCACACCACCGGTGTTACATGCCATGAAGCTTATCTTGTATTCGAACGTGTTGAGACAAGCGCAAGAAGCGATTGCCTATGAACATATCATCCCTAAGCGGATCTACTATTTCCAAGAAACGCAGGAGTATTCGCCAAACATGGACTTTGCTTCCATCGCTTCCGAGTTCGCCCTTGAATTAAAACGTCAGCTCGATGATCCAAACTACCAGGTCATTAGCCCGTTCCCAATCAATCAGCTCATGCATGGCGGACAGGGTAAGGCATTGATGCTCGTTCCTGAATTGGAACAGCTGCAAGAAACCATCTTAGCGGCGATGGGTACTCCACGTGAATTCGTTTTTGGAGGAGTTTCCTATTCTGGCAGTACAACGAGTCTACGAATCTTGGAAAACCAATTTATCACGTACCGTACCAATTTACTGGACTATATCAATGATTTCTTAATTAAGAGATTGGCAGAAATCCGAGGTGAATGGGAAACCATCGACGATGATAAAAAGCTCGTAAAAGTTCAGTTTGCCGAGCTCAAGATGCAAGATGATATCCAACAAAAGCAACTAATGTTGCAACTCAATGAAGCGGGTAAACTGCCGGATGAAGTGTTGTACGAAAAGGTATTGGGCCTCGATGCCAGCAAGACGATTAAGCAATTGCAGGCAGAACGCATCCGAAAACTAAAAGAGCAAGCAGAACTGCAAATTAACCAAATGGAAATTGAGCAGGAAATGCAAGATGAAGCGATGCAGAGGGGATTAATGACTCCACCTGTTCCTGTGAATGGTCCTGTTATTCCTGAACCTGCAGCAGGCGCATATGGTCAGGCAACCGAGGGAGACCCGATGATGGCTGAGGCTGGCGGTGATATGGCTGGCGATCCTACAGGAGGAGCTCAACCGACTTCGGACAGTAGTCAATCTTCTTCTGGTTCAAGTAGCGGAAGTAACTCATCATCAAAATCGGACAAGTCATCATCCGATAAAAAATCCGGTGAATCGGGTGGTAAGTCGGGACGTGAGGAACGCGATGCCTTAAAGATGGCTCAGCAAATGGAACTAATGACTGAAGCACAAAAGGCGAATCTTATCCGCAAACTTCCTCAGAAGGAAGCGCAACGGATTCTCCTATACTACAACCAGTTAAAGGCAGAACACGGTTCATCCGATTCTGGAGAAACCGACATGAGACCATACCCTGAACAGCGCCCACCACGTAGAACGGTCGGTGGTGTGTAATGCTTCGTGCCTATGATCTTTCTTCCATGACGGAAAAAGCAAATGAATTATTAAATGATCCATCCTTACGGTTAATTAGCTTAAATATTTCCTGTTCTGCTGAAACGGCCTACACGGTTGCAAGCATGCGTCTTGCGCCGTGTCCTGCTAGGGAAACGAGATTCAACCGCTATTTGGAACGATTCATTTTGCTTGGAGGAAGTGGGAATCATGATTTAGATAGAAAATTAGCCGATAAAAATGTTCGATTGCTGAAACAGCATATTTTCCCGACCAGCGAAGGGACGATCGTGGTCATCGATTATCAGGTTAAAAAAGGAAGGACGGTTGACTAATGGAACAGTTCAATCATCAGCAAGCGGTTGAAAACCTACATGCTAAAGTAAAAGCTATTTTTGATCAATACTTCCCATACGAAAGAAATGATTATCGTTTTGAGGTGAAGAACATCCACTTCGAAGATCCTTCCATTTCGCATGCTAGCCAAGAACAGGCTTTCTTAAATGACTCCAGCATTGAATCCCTTGTTCGTGGTGACGTAGAAGTTTACCACAAAGGGCAGTTGGTGAAGACACACACTAATCAAATTCTAGTCCGTATCCCTTACCCAACGGAAAGAGGTACATACATTGCAGCAGGAAACGAACTGGCTGTTTTAAATCGTATGTCGAGAAGGAATGGAATCTACATTCACCCTGTTAGGGATATTCGGCATACGCAAATCCTTACAGCAGAAGTCCGTTCAAAAGGCTCTCGTTTCGAAATCAATTTTGATACAAACAGAGGTCAAATCAAGATTGAGAAATTAGGAGATTTCGGTAAAAGCAGTCCTGGTTCCATTGATTTAATCTCATTCCTTCATGTATTAGGTGTAACGGATGCGGAAATCAAGTCCGCTGTGAATGATAAGGAATTGTCAGATACCCTTCTTGCCAATTCAACCAATGCGACTACACAAAAAATCTACACCGCTATTTTTGCCAAGGAATATCCGGGAGCAGAAGAAGCAAAGCAACAAATTATTGATTTCGTCAATGGTCGCTTAGTCTTTGATCAAGACGCCCAAAAAGTGAATAATCAAACCATTGGTTCTCCTATCAGCGTATTTGATGCCAGCGCCTTTTTACAGACACTTTCCCAGCTTAGTAAGGAATACCGAAGTCCGGGAACAACGGTGGAGCCTGACGATTTCCGTTTTAAAGAAATTAAGGCACCAGAAGACACCGTTTCTGAATTTGTCCGCAGAGGGATTAAGGAGTGGGTAGACAAAAGGCTCCGTCCGATTACTTATTCCGATTACAATGACCGAAAAACCATCAATGCCAAACCAGACCAATTCATTTACAGACCTATTAAATCACTCTACAACAGTGATATTGCGGAACTAGTAGATAGCGCAAATCCTCTGGATGTGCATCAAAAACTCTATAAAGTAACACAGGTCGGCACTGGAAATATGAACAAGAAATCGGTAACGAACTATAACCGTAATATTCAGGACACAGCATTTGCGAAAGTCGATGCCCTTGAAACTCCACAAAGCTACAGTATGGGATTGGTGCAGCATTTCGCTTCGGGAGCCAAAATTAAGGATGGCCGTGTCTATTCGAAGTTTTATCGGGTGAACAATGGAAAAATCGATACAAGCAAAGTTATCGATGACATTGACCCTCTCGACGAGTATGAAGAGTTTATCGGATTTAACACACCCGCAGAATTAAATAAGGATGCAAGTGGCCATATTACTTCTTTCAAAAACGATCAGGTTCGAGTCCGTCATCACGGGACCTTCATGACCGTTCCGAAAAATCAAGTAACCCTAATTGATACCAGTTCTTCTGCACATATGAGCCATGCCTTGAGTTTAATTCCATTTGGTGCAAGCAATGATGGCGCGCGTATGCTGATGGGAGCATCGATGCAAAAGCAATCGTTAAATCTCGAGAATCCTGAAGCTCCACTTGTGCAAAGTATATCCGATCCTGTAACCGGAAAAACAGTTGAACAAGAAATGGCAGACCGAGCTTCTTATATCCTTCGTTCCCCTGTCAGCGGCACGGTTAAGCATATTGGAGAAAACTCCATTGATATCGATACGGGAGATGGTGTTCATAAGGTTGACAAGCTAAATTATTTTGTCACAGGCAAAGCAGGTGGATTTATTCATCACAAACCAACAGTGAAAGTCGGAGATACCGTTCAGAAGGATGATTTGCTTGCTGACGGCTGGCAAAGTAAGAACGGACAGTTGGCATTGGGTAGAAACATCACCGTCGCTTACATGCCGTTTAAGGGCTACAATTTTGAGGATGGAGTAGTAGTTTCAGAGAGTTTCGCTAAAAAAATGGCGTCGGAAGAAGTAAAACCTCTTGAGATTATCCTAGAATCACAGAATGGCAGAGTTTTATTCAATGACCCTAAAGCAACGTCCATCCTTAATGGGTTACACGTGTCTCCTGCCCTGTTATCTAAGTTGGATTCAAACGGAATCATCAAGAAGGGCGAGGAAGTTCATGCTGGCGATATCCTTGTCGCAGCGGTAAAGGAAATTGAAAAAGAAGATTTATCAGCTGGACAAAGAGATTTGAAGAATTTACTGCGTGGGAAGATCGTTCAAAGCGAAGCCGATAATTACAAAGATGTTTCCCGGAGAGCAGTCGGTTACCAGAAAGGAAAAGTCATCAATGTGCAAGTGACCAATACCGCAGAAGGACAAACTAAAGTAACGATTCTTCTTTTATCCTTCAAACCCATGGAATTGGGAGATAAACTATCTGGAAGACACGGAAACAAGGGTACGATTACTAAAATACTTCCTGACGATCAAATGCCTCATACAGAGGATGGAAAGCCAGTTGAATTGATTTTCTCCCCTCTTGCGGTGCCGTCGAGAAAAAATCCGGGGCAGCTTTATGAAGTGAATGCCGGACTGGTCGCACAGAAAAAAGGAATGGATGTTTACAAGGTTCATAACTTTGATGCCAATGAAGTGGATAAGCTGAAGAAACACCTTGAAGACATTGGCATGCCAGATGGAAAGCAAACATTGATTAATCCCGACACCGGAAAACCTTATGAAAATAAGATTACTGTGGGTCCCATGTTTATTTTAAAACTGAAACATAAAGTAGAAAGCAAGATTACGGCAAGAAATATAAACGGTTCTCAGGATCCTCTCAAATTATCGCCAAGAAAAACATCAGGTTCCATTGATGGGGATCGCCACAATCCGCAATCTGTGGGGGGAATGGAGTTCTGGAGCCTAACAAGCGCCGGCGCTGTTCATAACATTCACGATATGACCACTCTTAAATCCGATGGAGCTGGAGATAAAAAACGACGGAAAGAAATCTTTGATGCGATAAGACGTGGGATGCCGATTCCTGAACCTGTCACTCCTCAGAGTGTGAAGATATTAGGAGACAAACTATTATCCGCAGGGGTGCAAATGACTCCTCTTCGTGAAGATAAACAAGTTTCTCTCGATGATAAGTTTACGGAACTTATGCTCAATCCATTAAGAAAAGACGACCTTATGAATCTGGCAAAAGACAAGGTAACTTCTTCTAAGGGGATGATCGCAAGAACCAAAAATTTCGCTCCTGGCGGTATTTATGACCCTGAGATTTTTGGTGCAGACGGTTCACAATGGGCAAGGATTGATTTAGCGGAACCAATGCCAAATCCGTTATTCCTTGAAAACAATACGGGACCTCGCCCATATGAAGCGATGTTGTTTTCGAAAGGATATAAACAAACGGACATTAAAAATCTAGTGAATGGTGATATGTTCCTTGTAGAAGACCCGAAGGATTCAGGATTAAAACAAGGAGAATTGGTCAATTTAAAACAGTTAGACGACCTAATGGCAGAAGGAAAAAAACTAGTGACTGATACCGGAGGTAGAGCCCTTTCAAAGTTATTAGAAAAGGTTGATATAAAGGAAGAGTTAAAGAAAGCAGAAAGCCGTTTAAGTGAAGCAAAGACGCTTGCTCAACGCTCAAAGGCTGAACAACAAGTATTAGTATTAGGGAAAGCCTTAGATCAAAAATTGAAGCCGACAGACTTTATGATGACTTCTGTTCCTGTCCTCCCTGTTAAATATAGGGAACCTAAGCTCGACGGAAAAGTGTTTACCGAGGATGGAATCTCCAAACTCTATAACAACTTAATCAAAAAGAACGATGAATATGAAAAATTCAAAGAGGCACATAACGGAGATCTTTCCAATTCGGACCGTTCCGCATACGCAGGAGCGATGGGAGATTACTACGATGGTCTTAAGGATATTATCGGCACTAAGCTAAAACCTGTAGTAGACGATAAGACTGGTCAGCCATTGAAAGGTATCATGCACACCTTAAAGTCCAAACAAGGATTTCTCCGTTCCAACATGCAATCGAAAATGCAAGATTACTCAGGACGTTCCGTTATTATCGTTGATCCTACTCTGAAGCTGGATGAAGTGGCCCTGCCGGAAGACATGGCAAGCGAACTGTTCCTCCCTCATGTCATGGGTGAGCTACAACGATTACGCTACTCTCCGAAAGAAATCGAACATTTTGTTACGCATAAGACGAAAGAATTCCGAGATGCCTTGGAGAAAGTAACCAAGAATCATCCTGTCATTTTAAACCGTCAACCTTCTTTGCACCGCCATAGTTTACAAGCCTTCTACCCTAGAATTAACTGGAATGGGGATAAGGTAAAACATCGTGCAATCGGGCTAAATCCCGTTGTTACGACAGGGTACAACGCTGATTTTGATGGTGACACGATGTCTGTACATGTGCCAATCACACCTGCTGCCATCGAAGAAGCAAAGAACAAATTGCTTCCAAGTCAGAATCTACTCAACCCGACAAACAATGGCATCATCACTGACCTAAAACACGAAATGCAACTAGGAATCTTCTATATGACACGGGATATTCTACCTCAAGGAAAGCCGGAGGAGTTCTCCAATTTCCGAGAATTAGAGGATGCTTATAATAAAGGCCGCATTAAAACCTATGAATCGGTTCGGATGAATGTTCCTGGTATCGGTTTGGTCACAGCAACAGCAGGACAGCATCTATTTAACCTTTCTCTACCAATGGGATTCCAAGATTATGAGGGCAACAAAAACGTCAACAAAGGCAAGATGGAGAAGATTCTTTCTAAGATCATCAATGCTCCGAATGGCGGCGCTCAAAAAGCAGTTCAAGCGATCAATGCCTTACAGACGATTGGGTTCCAAACCGCCACATATTCAGGGATGAGCATTGGGGCAAAAGACTTTGAACCAGTGCTTCAGGAGAAACAAAACCATCTTTTAGAGGCGGCAGAAAAACAATTCGGTAAAGCAGAGAACCGATTAGCCGCAGGATTATTGGATGTACGACAGGTGTGGGATGAGGAGAAAGCAAAGCTCGCCAAGAATCATCTAGTCGATTACATTAAGACTTCCCTTGACTCTAACAATCCTGTGGAAATCATGCAGCGTTCAGGAGCTCGTGGTAATGCCGGACAGATCAATGCGATGGCGGGTATTATCGGGGTTGGTAAAGACGTCACAGGTCGGGAAACACGTGCGATTACCGGCTCTCACCTAGAAGGTTTAAGTCCTGACCAATTCTGGGATTTAGCTTACGACAGCCGTAAAGGGATTCTGGATAAATCCATCTCTACTCAAGACCCAGGTGCTTTAACACGAGAAATCTGGATGACGAATAAGCAAACTGTCATTTCGGAACGTGATTGTGGTGATACGCAAGGTATCTGGCTGGATATGACAAACAGTAGTGATAAACAAACCATTAAGGGGCGTGTGTTATTACATGATGTTCCCCTTTCAAAAGGCGGGGTTGTACGTGTCACTCGACGTCCTTTGACCGTTCATGAGGAAGAATTGATTATGTCTCATGCAAAAGGAAAAGTGAATGTTCGCAGTCCGTTAAGCTGTAAATCCACAAGTGGAGTCTGTCAGATGTGTTATGGAAGAAAGCCAGGAGGCGTGACGAATGATTTCATTCCAATTGGTGACCCTGTTGGAAGTATCGCAGCTCAGGCGCTGGGCGAACCATCCACTCAGGCCATCTTGAAGGCATTTCACGTCGGCGCGGCCAATGCCGCTGCTTCAAATGCGTTTGAACGGATTCAAGAAGCTCTCCGGATTCCACAGCATTTGAAAAACACTTCTAAAGAGGCAGTCATTGCAGAGGAAGATGGTGTGGTAACAGATGTTGAACATCATCCGATTACCGGAACCGTTGTAAAAATCGGAAGCAAGAAATACAAATTGCATCACAAAGTATTATCCGATTTCGTCAAAGCAGGTGCCCATATCAATAAGGGAGATTTGTTGACCAAGGAGTTTACAGATAGTGGCGATCGTTTGGTTATCCGAAATCCACATGATGTCTTAAAATTCCAAGGAGTAGATGCAGCTCAGGATTATATCATGAGAGCCATTGAAGATGGATACCACGCGGCGGATATTAAAGATACAGACCGCAGACACTATGAGGTCATCACCCGTAATATGATGGATCATGCAGTCATCAAAAACCCTGGCACTTCCCCTTATACGTCAGGTCAGGTCGTTCCGCTTAGCACGGTGGAAAAATATAATCAGTTGGCCGGAAGAGTTCACTCTGTTGCGATGGATTACTCTAATCGGATGAATGTCATTGGAGCTGTGGCGGCACAGGATTACAATGATCCAATCACCATGAAGCCAATTGTCCATAAAGGTGAAGTTATCACGGAACCTATTTGGGAACAACTGAAAAACAGACAGCATATCAAGGTTCAGAAAAAACCGCTTGAGTACGAGCGAAAACTTATCGGGGTTAATACTAAGAGCTTAAAAGGTAACAATTGGTTAGATTCCGCTGGTTTCGGGGATGCAACCCGATTAATTGGCGAAGCGGCTGTCCTTGGCATGAAGGATAAGTTGGATACACCTCTTTCTCGTCAAATGACAGGACTAAAAGGTAACTTCTCTGACGGGTATGAACCGCACAAAGAGAAAGAAAAAGAACATGGAATTATGGCGTTTGTCCATGGTTTCTTGTAAAATAGAGGAGTAATCATTTAATTCAAGGAAGAACTTTCAACTTTTGGGGAATTGCTTTTCTTTCCCCTGAAGCCTTGCACTAGGGGTCAAGTCTTCGAAAAAGGTTGAAGTAAAGGAAAAGAGTGAACCTCGAAGCGTTTAGGCTAGAAAAGTCCGTTGTTCGCTGTGACGTCCCCGATTCGGTCGCAGGCTCGATTCTTCTTCAAACAAAAAAACAGAAGACCCCAAAGGGTCCTCTGTTTTTTGTTTTATTCTTCAATGCTTGCTACTGCTTCTTTAAGTCCAATAAATTGACCTCTATCATATTCTTCTTCGAATGCTAATTCATGTGCTTCCTCAATATCTGCTACACGTGTTTTTGCTACTGCATCAATTTTGAAATTCTCTTCTAATGCTAATTCGCGTGCTACTTCAACATCTGTAATGCGCGTTGCTTGCTCTTCTGTGATTTGTACACTTGATTGTTTTTCATTAGCTGCTAAATATGCTAATCCAAATCCTACTCCAAATCCTACTAAACCTAATATTACTTTTGTTCCTTTTTTCATCAATACCATCTCCTAAAATTGTTATTTACTTCCACTTTGCTTATAACATGATTATTTACATAATTTGCGAATCAATAAAAAAAGAGACCAGCTTATTTGCTAGTCTCTTTGACTGGTAAAACTTCACTTACTGGTATTTCTTCACCTGTTCGTCTATCCACGATGTATAGGTGCGCACTCCCATAAGCACCACCTCTGGCCACGAAGGAAACCGCATATCTCTCTTCGATTTCCTCTAACTCATGGACAGCAAGCGCGGCTCGATATTTCATATCTTTCACCCCTCTAGTTGTAACGATTGGATATATGCTGCCACGTCTTCCCAGTTCTTTGTTGCCTTAATTTTAAAGTCGAATGAATTAAATATCCTGTTTTTGTAGCTTGCGGAGGATAGCCTTCCTTCATAGCAAGCAAAAATTCCTTTATCGGTTGCCGTTCGGTTCAGTCGTCCAGAACCTTGCTTCAGGCTGATAATCGCTTCTGGCAAACTAAACGTATAGAATCCTCTTGGCTCCGACATGAGGTAATCGTTAATTGGATCAGCAACCATCGGAAAAGGTAGTTTATCTATCAAGACAGCTGATAAGTTCTGACCTTGAATATCAATACCCGTAAACAGAGATTTCGTTCCAAGAACAACTGTATCCGGATGTTTTTTTAAATGATCGATGATTTTCTGCTTCGGCCATTTCTCTTGTGAAATCACTTGAATGGATTTCGGCAATACTCGAGTAAAATAGGTTTCTGCTTCTAATAGGTTTTTCCTTGATGTGAACAAACACAACGTGCGACCGTGCAAAAGATTAATGACCTTTTCCATCTGCACCAGAACAAAGGGCAAATGTTCCTTATCGGTACCTGCAGGTGTGCCAGGCGGCAAATACCAAAGAAAATTATTCTCTAAATCAAATGGGGAGCTAACGATGATTTCCTTCACAGGAAAGCGTTCTTGGTCACTCTCAATGCCGAGATCCGACTTAATATGTTCAAACGACTGATTGGCAGAAAGGGTAGCGGACATCACAATCGGAATATATCCTTCTTCTCTCTTTTCAAACAATCGTTTGGTGAGTGCTGCTCCTGTAGTTGGTTTGGCATGAAGACTAACCATATCGTTTAGCGGTTGGAGCCAAAACAAATCCGTTCCATCATCCTGGTTTTCTTCATAATGAAAGATATATTCCAACAGGTTTGCTTTTTGTTCCAGCAGTTCCATTAAACGATAGACAATGATAAACCACTCTACCGAATCATCCCCATACATTTCAGCAGTCGCATGGATACTTTCCATGGAAAAACCAAACTTTCTTAGGTAGTTTTCTGCTACCCCCGCAGAGAAACGTAGCGCCTCGATATGGGCGGTTGCATACTTTTGGAGACGAGTACGCTCAGGCACCTCTATTTGCCAAAAATCACGGGTGTAGTGACCTCTCACGACCCTTTTATATTCATGTGTCAGACCGACAAACATATCCGTCAAAGTTCCGTTTACCTGGTCTAACTCCATATCTGTAAAAATATTTATTACAGTTTCTCCTACTTCTGAAAGTTCTGCTCTTTGCATGGCTTTGGCGAATTGGTCAAAGTGGTTTTTAAGGATACTGATGCTGTATTTTCTCTCTTGAAAGTCTCGGGCGATCGTGCTGACCTCGTGCCCTTCGTCACATATAAGGACTCGCGCTTTTGGAGGCAGCATATTTACTTCATCCAAAGCAGAGAAGAAGTAGTGGTAATTACAGACGACTAATTTGGAAGTAGCCACTTTCTTTCTTTCTCGATAATAATGACAAGTGTCGTAAAACGGACATTGTTTTCCGGTACACTCATTATTATCCAAACAAGCGACCTTCCCCCATACAACGGCGCTTGGATTGAAGTCCATTTCGGATTTGTCACCTGTTTTGGTACTGACTGCCCACTTCATGACACTATCATACTCTTCCGCATAATCGGGAGAGGAGAATCCAACTTTTCCACTTAATGCATCATTCAGTTTTTTAGGACATAAATAATTGTTTCGCCCTTTGATAAGAACTGGCGTTGCTTGGAAATTATACAGTTTCTCTAGTGTCGGAATATCTTTATTAATATACTGTTCTTGAAGGATGATCGAGCTAGTGGCAACTATCACCGGTTCATCCGTTTTCATAATATGTTCGAAAGCTGGCACAAGGGCGGCTAAACTTTTGCCGACCCCTGTAGGAGCTTCTCCTAACAATGCTGACTCGTCTTTGATGGCTTCTTGTATCTTTTGAGACAGTTCCACTTGTTGAGGTCTCTCTTTGTAATTTGGAACAGCCTTCGCTAATAACCCCTGTTCACCGAACGTTTCGGTTACTAAATCCCTCATTGTCAAGACCCCTTTATTCTTCGTTAACGAACGCTTCCGCCCAAATGCCTTCATCCTCTGTATAATTTAACTCGATAACGGTGACATTTGGATCGAACGAATGATATCGTTCAAGGAAACTTTGGATTCCTACTAAGATGTTCTCAGTCTCTAATTCTTTTTTATATTTAGATCTGTAAACTGCTATAGCCGAGAACTCGCCACCTATGTGGTAATTAATTTCTTTTACATCCACATATTCAGGGTCTCCGTCATATTGATCCGCTACGTATACACAGATGCCGTCAATTATTTCTTGTTCGTTCAATTCAAGTTTCATTATTAAAATCTCCTCTTGTATACAACTTTTCTAGGTGAGCATGCTCGAATAATCGCAATCACAAGGACAATTAGAATGATTAACACAATCAAATCCACAATCCAGGCTAGCGGCGATGGTCCGTATGTAGTGTAATGACCTCCTACATAATAGATGTGACCCCATGGGTGCATCATGCTTCCCATAAACATACCTGTAGTGAAACCGTTGTAGTAACCGAACCATCCATACGGTGAGTACCCCGCGTGATAATAATGGTTGACCGAAACAGAACGTCCGTTGTAATAAGCCTTCGTTGATCTGCTGGTGTAAGTCTTACCTTTAGTTTTTACAGTAGATGTCTTACCTGAAAAACTCCCTTTAGTCTTGGTTGTTTTGGTAGAGGTTCTACCGGAAAAACTTTTGGATTTGGTTGTAGTTGGTTTCTTGGTCGTACTTGAAGATTTGGTGCTACTTGATTTACTTGAACTCGACTTTGAAATAGATATCTTTGGTGATGAACTTTTCACACTGAAACTAGAACGGGAAGAGTGTGAAGAAAAGGAAGAACGCCCTCCACTAAATCCTCTTGCCTCCGCTAAACTAGGTACAATTAAAGTAAAAGTTAACAATAAGGCGAATATCGCTTTTGATTTCATTTTTCTACATCCTTTTGAATTTCTGTTGTAAGTAAATGATAAAAAACTGCTAATGAATCCGATTCATCCATGGTCATATTGGAAAAATCAATTAACCTCGGATAATGGGCTTCAAAATAACTGCGCAATCTACAATGAATCTCCCACTTTGTATCAACTGCCATTTCGTCTGTTCCCTTTTTGAACAGGGTGAAATCTTTAATATCTCGTCGTATCTTTGCTCGAACTGTTGCCTCGTCGAAATCGTATATAGGGACTTTTCTTAAACCAGAATAGAAATACAAACCGCCGATGATTTCCGCAAGAAGTTTTGTCGTTAAAATCCCATTAAACGATTTATTCTTTTCTACAGCTATGATGTTTGGCCTAATGGAATCCAAATAGAATCCTACCTGTTCTCCGATGTTCCGTAGCAGTTGACGGTGAGAAAACACTTTATATTCAGCTATCCTTTTCCCAGCTTCTTTTTTTGAAATCTCATGCTCCCCAGGCTTCAATAAGCCGGGAAACGAATCTCCTCGATAGTGAATCTTCTTGGGTTCTTGTGTCGTGTACCCTAATTCTTTGGCAGATGGCTTTTTCGGAATAATCGCCAAGGTTTTTAAGTACGACACCTTCTGATCTTTTAACTGGGCAAACGTCACACCAATGCAGACACTGGATAAGTCAAAACACATGACAATCACTGGATTCGCCTCCTTCAGATAATAAAATTCCTGCCACCTAAAAAAGGATGGCAGGAACAGATTTAGAACATATCTGCGTTAGCTCCAGTTGCTCCTTCAACATCATGCTCGCCTTGTTCAGTCTGAGCGAATGTTGTAGCAGTCGCCACGTTTTCTTGCTCGAATTCTTTATAGGAACTATAAGCTTCCAAGTTTGCAGTTAAACGGCCAATGCTCACCAATGGCTGCTCTTTATCTACCTTGAAGACCAATTTCGGGAACGGACCGTAGTCAGTGTTTTGCATTTCAACAGATGCAATGACGTTCAATGCACCAAGGATTGGGCGTTTTAGTTTCTTTTTCACTAATGCCAAACCTTTCATCATTTCAACGCTCATGAAGCCTTTCTTAAACTCACTTACACTAATACCTGCAGCTAATAGATGGAATAGAGTCCCATCTTGCAACGTGCAAGTTAGCAGGATTTGTTCACGGCAAGGTGAAGCACCTCCGCCCTCTGGGAACTTACTGAATTCACATGATTCACATGCTCTGCCGGCATACGCGGATTGAGTTTCATTTGCACCGTATTTTCCATCAAGAGAACGACATGTATAAGTGTTCGACTTTTTAAATGGCTGCGGGAAAAGAACCCTCACTGATTGAATCTTTAGGATGCTCAATCCTTTTAATACTTCACCAGCGTTTCCTTTGATGATCGTACCATCTGGCAATTCGATATCCCCTAAATCACGACCCGGCGCAATCTTCGAATACATTTTCCCGTAAGGAACACGAATGTCTGAAGCGTTGATGGATTCAATACCTGACAAACCGTCTAATTCATCAAGGTCAAACCCTAATGCGCCAAGATCGTAATCTTCAATGCTAGCAACCTCAGTATTTTGTACCGCTAATTCAGTTTGTTCTTTATCAGCTGTAGTTTTTGCCATAAAAACAGACCTCCTGATTAATTAGATTAGTAGTATGATGGGTAGACCTGTTAACGGATTACTTGTTTAGTCCAGCCTTTAAAGAACGGCGAGTACGGATACTAAGCTTGCGAGATGGTTCCCCATTTTCGTTCTTACGAGCTTTGGATTCGTGAACGAAAACATTGAATTGGTGAGGCACTTCTAAAGAGTTACCTTGGTGAAGGATAGAAGCGATTGCTTTTTCTAAGTTTTCGCTGAAAGCATCCCCAAGTGCTTTTTCTGTAAAATGCTTAAATTGAAATTCGGTTAATCCTAAAATTTCTGCTAATTCTTCATCTGTTTTGTCTTTGTACTTAGGCTTCGCAACCTTTAATGCTTCCTTAAAGGATTCCTTTGCTACTGCTTGTACGAGTTGTGGTAACTTAATTTTTTCCATGTTCTGAACTTCCTCTCTCTGTTTAAACTCCTATCAATCAGAGAGATATTTAAAAAGTGCCTGCCCGCACATTTTTAAAACAAGTTTTTGTTGGTCGGGATGCTGTCAGGCATAAGTACTGCCTGCTTCGCTTCGTTTAACAAAAAATGAACATACGTATTAAAGGTTTCAACGAGTCTCCTTGCGTTTTTGGCGCTTTGCTGGACGTTACTCATCTTCTCCTCTAATTCTTCAATGCTCGTTTTTAATTTTTGTACCCTTGCGATATCTTCCTGGTAATCAGGTCGTGCCATTTGTAATTCCTTTTTATAGGCTTTTCTTTGTTTATCAGAACCTTCCCGAGGTGGATATTTCACCATCACCTGCATATCGAACTCTGATTCCAAAAGAGCCAAATTAGTTTCGAGATTCAGCTTCTCCGCATACAAAGGGCGAAGTTCCTCTCGGATTTCTATCACTGCATCAATTTCCTTTTGGATATATTTCAGCTGTTGATCAATTTCCATATACGTTGCGAAATAGGTCATCACTTCAACAGGAGATGCATCAGGATTGTTTTGCAAGTACTCAATAACTTTCCAGCTCATTTATGCTCCTCCTAAATAAAAAAATAAAAAGATTTATCTTTCCACTATCCTTATAACCGTTTTTCATCCAATATCCGTTCGGACTTTTATCATCATTTCTTCGTTATACCCTTCCCACACGCAATAGTCTTGTCTCGGTAACAAAATCACTTCTTCAGAATAAGTAACTTTATTAAGCCAGCACATTAAGTACAATGCCTTGTCACTAAATGTAAGGGAATCTGCTCCATTAACCGAGAAGTGACGAATGTACGTTTCGACTCTTGTAGGTTGGTTTTCTACGGAAAAATACAACACGAGCTGGTCATCTTCAATACGAATGGTATTATCCGTACTTTTTTTAACCTTTGCTTTATGCTTTTGGAGTTTTTTTAAGTCTTCCGAAGCCATCTTAAGATAGGGAGCGTTCCGTTCGTAAGAAGAGACAATGGAATCCTCTAATTTAAATTCCACATCTTTCTTCAATGGAAAACTAGGGATGTCTACATCCAACAATACCTGTGAAGATCCATCCAATAACAATTTACCAGGAGTCATAACGAAGCCGGTCAATATCTTTTGATAAAAGATAGAATGTTTATTACCTATTTCTTTCTTGGATGCCTGGACGTACGTTAGCAGGTTCAGGTAAGTTGTTTTTGTCATCATCATCGAATATCCAATGACTAAACCTGTTCTGACATATACGTAATCCTTCTTATTCTGCGCAAGGATAAATACCGTATGGGGAGCGATAAAATGTATGGCTGTTGCTCGAAGGTCATCGGCCATAATCAATATATTTTTCAGGTCTTTAATGGCACCCGAAAGGTACATAAAAACAACTCCCTGCTTCGTAAAACTTTAGTCCTACTCCCATTATACTATAAATAACCTATTAAAGAATATGTGTTCTATGAAAAAATACCTTTACTAGCTCGTTTTTTTTATAATCCCTGCTATAATGACGAAAGACCGTGAGTCCAATGCTGGGGACACAAATAAAACCGCGATGTGGGAGTCGCGGTTTTTCATTTTTCTTCAGTTTTTTCTTCGGCCTTCTCTTCTTGCGGTTTAAGTACCTCAATCATAGATCTTAAAAATTTCGGAACAGGTAATCCTGCTTTTCCGGCATTTTCGGTAATAGAGAGCCATTCATTAAACAAATAAAAATAAATAATAGTATCACGAACGACATGGCCTTTTGCAATAAATTCCTTGCCGCCAAAGTCTAAGGCTTGCGCAATCGTATTAGTCGCATCTCCCAATACTCGATCACACATATGACCGACCGCCACGATAATAAATATGAGTGCCTTTCGTTTAATACCTAAATAAGTAATCTTACTTTTTAGTGTACCTGTTTTCCCGCCAGCTAAAATTCCTGTAAGAAAGTCTAGTGCCACCGCTAAAAATAGGTAAGCCAATGCTTCTGGCCATCCTCCAAAAATAAAGGATACTACGGAACCAAAGGCTGCTCCTACCCACTTGAAAAATGTGATCTTATCCAACATATAAACACCCCTCATCCCACATATAGGACTATTGTACCATCCATAAGGAGAATCCTCTCAGAAACGTCGTTCATCAAGGCAATTAGGGTTTTTACAGGTTCGAAGCAATACACCAAGAGATTCACACTTCAATGTAAAAGAAGTACCGTCGCATTTAGAGCATCTGCCTGGTCTTTCACCATCATTTTGCTGAAGCAATTCTGCCTCTCGTTCCGCTTGTTCCCGTTTCAATTTCATATGCTGCTCAAAGGTCAGTTTTTTTCCTTCTGGGTTGTAGGTGGGTAGTTTGGTCATTACACTTCCACTACCTGTTTCGGTTCCACTGGCGTTTCCTCTTCCCATTCCTTCGCGCTGTCCGTACCTTTTAAAAATAAATTGCGGAAAATTGGATCATTGTAAAACATGATAAAGAAATCCATTAGCAAATCATGTTGGGCTCCGTCGTATCGTTTTGAAACACCAAGTTGACGTAAAACAAAGTTTTGAATGGCTTTGGATGAATAGATCGGTTTACACAAACCACATAAACCAAAGTTATATTGCAGCATCATCGGGATAAATTGGTCCTGACAATGGCAGCAGATACCGACTCTTAACCGATTATTGTGCCATACCGGAACGTCACTCGGCCGTTTCCATCCTAATGCATAGACGAATTTATCAATACCAATCTTGATGATTTGTTCCATGGTCATGTTGGTGTGAGCATTAAGAAAGGCACGGTATTCATCCCGCATGAACTTTTCCCAGATACGTTTGATCTGTGAGATGGATAGTCGGTCTCCATCATCCTTTCCCAAAAATCCTGCATTCCTCTTTTTGAAGTGGTCAGTTACTTGTTTTAACGCTTCTTCCCGTTGTTCATCGGTTTCGGCATTGTCTGCTAACGACTGATAGAGTTTATTGGCATTTAGGAATTTTTTATAATCTTTGAACGTCTTGTCCAATAGTTCGGTGTAATTATCCGGAATCTTGATGTCCGCTTCTGGGCGCTTATATTCCTGTTCATTTTTGAAAACAAAATCCTCTTCCACTTCGGTAAACCGTTTCTCTAGCGTCCCGTCCTCATGCTGTTTATACCCATTGAAATCATCAACTTCCCTTGCCCATACCTTTCCGTCATACTCCGCTTCATAGATGACATAGGTCTGTTCGTCAGGTGACACCCACTCGTCAGCCACTTTCGTAAACAGCATGACCTCTTGGGTAGAATGGTGCAAAGCAGTCATCATTTCGGTTGTTTGAACCGTTTCTTTGAATGGTACGGTTATGGCTAGTTGGTTATAGAAATTACCCTTAAAATGCTTGAATTGTTTCAATGTTGACACTCCTTTTATCTTAGGACTATGTATCTATGAAAAAAATAAAAGAAATGACACCGCACCAGGCATGGTAGCCTGGTGCGGTGTCAATTTAGACATGCATAGCGCTTTGTTTTGCCTATCTCTTATTCTACAAGAATATAGTCCTATATAAAAGGAAAACATTGATACTTTTGTCCTATAATAGAGACATAGGTTTATTGATTTCGATTAAAAAACATACGAATGAAGGACCAAATGATACCACCTGCCACGAATGACAAAAAGAAATCCATTTATTATTCCACCTTCCGAAAGGAGATTTATTATGTTATTCCCTATTATTAAAACAAATTCTGAGCCATTCGAAAAACAAGCGAGCATCCTTGGTTTATTGGCTGGTATGGGAATTGGAGAGCTGGGCATGCAAGCTGCTTCCAAGTTCGGTCAAAAGAGAGGAGCAAACCTGTTGCGAACGGGCATAGATTTAAGTCAGAAGGGAGAGAAGATGGCACCCTTGACTGAAACCCTTTCCCGGAATCTTCTCGGCAACAAGGCGATGTCTCCTTATGATGCTGGCTTGAAAATCGGTAACAAGATCACAGAAAAAAATATGGAACCTGAACGGGCTCAAAAGTTTATTGACCGTGTGGTGAAATGGAATGTAGACAAAAAGACACGATTGGAACAGGCAGGGGAGAAAGTAAAGGACCCTGTTCTTCATGCCATGGATGATTACCTACTTTTTAAAGACCTCAAACACCCGAAGTTCCAAAAAATGTTGAATGAGGGAAGTATTCCACAAGAGAAAAGCGGAGCAGGAGGGAAGATTGTCGGTAATGCTCTAACCGGTCTAGCAGCTCCGCAGAGTTGGGGAGATTTTCGTTTTGCTGCTCGCCCTCTCGTCCGTAAAGCAGAGAATACGCCTGCTGTTCAAAATGCACAGAACAAACTATTCCCTGCTGGGACGATGCGAGAAAAAGGATACAACATGGTTAGGAATTATATTGATTAACTGGGGGAATCGGTACTCCATTTCTGAAGAAGTATCCTAGCCGTTCAAATTTACCTCGAACGGCTAGAGCGCTTTTTCCCACCTTTTGAGCGATTGTGTTCAAACCATAACCCTGATTGTACATAGAAATAATTAATTGTTCCTGTTCTGGTGTCCATAGTCTTTTTTTAGTTTGCTTTGGATTCTTGGCACCCAAATCATACAATTTTCTCTTAATAGCTGCTTCCGACCGTTTTAACCGTTCGGCTATTTCGGGATAGGTATACTTCTGAGAATTGACCATGCCCAGTAATGTGTTGATATCTTCTTTTGACCATGCCACTTTTAATTTCTTTTCAAAGTTCAATTTATCTGCATCTCGTTTCACTTTCACCCATTCAGGCTCAGGACCTAATCGAAATGGTTCAAGACGTGAAAAGTTAATCGTTTGCTTGTTCTTTTCTGCCCACTTCCAAAACTCCTCATACCCGATGACCCAAACTTCCATTTCTTTTACAAATATCTTTTTATAGGCCGGCATGCCGTACTGAGTTACCCAATTTAATACAATGCAATAAGAAACATTAAAAGCATTTGCTAACTGATTGATAGTGATTCCGTCAAAGGAAAGCGTAGCATCGCCTAGTCCCATTTTTACGACTTTTTCTCTGACAGAATTAAAACTTCTACCAAGTTTTTTAGCTATGTCTTCGATGCTTATTACCCCTAATTTTTCTTCAACATATAATTCTTCTCGTTCTGACCACTCTCGACCTTTGCGATCTTTGATATCGTCTAGCTTTAATCCTAATTTTCTTCTTTTTTGGTCAATTGAGTGGAATGGCCTTTTTAATTTTTTTGATATATATTGCTCTCCTTGGTGCCAATTCTTGATTAAAAAATCTATCTCTTCTTGTGCCCATTTACGGTACATTACAATACCATCTCCTTGATGTACAAATTGCGAAACTTAATAAAAGAGCGCTTTACAATCTTTTTAGCTTGATACGTACTGGTATTCTTTCCTTCGATTAACTCACTTTTGGAATACCCGTCAATGTAATTGATAATATCAAACCTCTGCCGTTCCGAAAACTGGCTGAATATCTTCCGCAAGATGACCTGATCTATAACATCAGAGGAAAAAGTCTCATCAACCCCAACCACTTCCATCAATTCGGTTTCATCGCCATTCTTTCCTCTTAATGTTGACTGTAGGCTCTCAACGGACTTTATTTGAGCCGTCTTATTTTCTGATTTTGGCTTATGCTTCAAATGGTATCGTAGCACTTCATTGATAACATATTTTTTAGCCAATGTTCCAAATGTAAACCCTCGTTCAATATCGTAGTTCTTATAGGCCTTCCATAAACCAATTGAAGCGGTTTGGAATATATCATCTCGATCATACTGAACCCAAATATACGCCTGTTTGTTCATCAAAGGAGTATACATTTTATACACTTCTTCAAAAGACATTTCTTTTCTTACACCTTTAGGTAAAATTAGTATTTTCATTACCAAACCCTCCCGACGGGTAAATTTCGATACTTATAATGTTCATCCTGATAAGACAAATGGAATTGATTAATCATCTTAAGAAAATCATGATCTATCGGCGGTTCAACCACATCATATCTAAAATTAATAAAATCCTTTCTCTCTTCCTGGCTTACATATTGGAATTCATTTTCATCTCCATATAATTCAAGAGATGTAAGCATTTCATATAATTCATTGATCGAATCTTCTTGTAAAACCGTCCATATAAACGGCGGTTCATTCTCTAAGAAACCAACGCTATCATAGGCATCTAACAACATCGTTCTTATTTCCGACATTTTGTACCAATGGGCTTTGTTCAATATTTTCCAACCTGAACCAGTTATAAGATCCATCTTATTGCCTCCTTAATTCAAAAAAAATAAGCCTGAGCGATTAATTGCCCAGGCTTTCTAAATATTCGTCCATCATGGTAATAGCATTATCCAAGTGATCCATTTGTTCGTGCATTTTATCATTTTCTTCTTCATCAAGAACATATTTTGCTATTTCTGTTTCGTAAGCTATCTTCACACCCCATAGAGTACCAATCAGTGGCAACGCTTTGATATATTCCTCTTGAATCGCTAGTAATTGTGGTTCCTCTGGTTCAGGGGCATGAACGATTTCTTTACTCAGTGCTGCCATTTTATGAAAAGAATCATCAAAGTTCTTTTTGCAATCCGAGTCAGGCAAACATGCTAACGCAATCATAGCTTTCCCTTCCTCACTCTTCATCTTCGAACTAGTTGTTTTGAACCATTTTACATATTCTCGGTCAGGTACTGACAATGTATCTATTGGATCTGACGTTACTGTTTCATAATCATTTTCAAACCGATATTTTTTAATTTCCTTTTCGACTACTACTCCAATCACTACAAAAGACAAAATGAACAACCATATTATTTTGGCTTTCTTGGATAATGAGGGGTGATCATTTCTTTTCAACATCATCTCTTGTCAACTCTTCCTTAATCGTTATTTAGTTTATATATTATACTATTTGACGAACGATTCGATATTCCTGTTTTTAGGCTTCTTTTTCTTCACTACCTTCCAATTTGAATATGCCCATAGTATCTTCTTCGCCATTCATCACTAAAGCCGTGCCTTCTCCACCTGGCATCAGTTGTCTTATTGCGTTAAGCATATTCCTTAACTTCCTTTCATGACGGTATGGATTATACGCAAACCAAGGAGCGTATAATACACGTTGGATTTTGTTCAACTTCATAGCCAACGGGTCTTCAACACTTCCTTCTGCAAATAGTGTGTAATTGGAATAAGGAAGGAGGTATGTTCCGCATCCTACTTCTGGCTCGTAAAACTCCATCATTTTCAATTCCTCAGGGTCTTTACCTTCCATCTCTTTTTTAAGGTCTATAACAATCTGATTAAAGTCAGGGACTTCGGCTGCTACATCCCGTTCTTCTTGTACATCTTTTGAATTAAATTCCACTAACAGCCACGTCATATAATCATGAGGAAACTTGATTAATAAATCAAAAGCGAGGGTTCGATACCAACGTTCGTTCACTTCCATCGGAATGTCAGGATGTTGCTCCGTTGCATCCATTGCCCATAGAATCCATTCTGCAAAATCATCTAACGTGCAGCCATATCGTATTCCGTAGTTCACGCAATCGCTTAACATCGCTTGAACGTTACGGATGATACTCTGATCCGTGCACCAGGAAAGTTGAGGAATCGGGCCGGCTTCTTCAATGGTGTATACCTCATCTAAAATATGATGCCACCAGTCATAACGACCCCAGAACAAGTATTCGCAAGAAAAGATATAAGGCATCATCCATCCTTTCTTTTCAAACGTTTCGGAATGATTCCTTGGAACGCCTCCCATTTTAGTAGCATAGAAAATTTGGCGGTGCATGGAACCTTCAATTCTTTCTCTCGAAAATCCAGATAGGTCAAGCAAATGAGGATGACGTTCTACTGAGAGATTTTTCAATCCCTTCTTCTTTCCCTCCTCATATTCCACCATCAAATTTTTGCAGACAGGATATGTGATCGTGGCTGCCATTACTTTTTCGACAGCTGCCATTCCATGCTTTTCTATCAGTATATTTAATTCCTGTTCATATCTGTCTATTTGATACTGACTCACTTCCTTACCTGCTTTTACATCATCCTGCATGGTTTTAGCAATATATATACAACGCGCTATCGCAAGTTCTTCGGAATTCGTTATTTCTTTCAACTTCTCAATACGTTTATCCATTTGCTGCTTAATAATGGAAGTGCCCATTAAATTTTTATTCTTTTTAATCTTCTTAATTCCCTTACCCAAATGTAACAGCTCCTTTAAATTTGTTTTATAAAATAAAAAAAGCGTAAGATCACATATGTGTTCTTACGCTATTCTTGTAACATCATTTCCTCAATCAATCGTTGGTCCTCAATCGTAATAAATTGGGGCTTACCATTTGATTTATCTAACATAATCAGTCGAGGTGTATCGTCAATCGAACCGTCATTGATGAACAACTGCGCCACCAGCTCTTTTATATCCATTGGTTTCCATCTTTCTAACGACTTGTCACGAAATGGATTATGCGCATACCAAGGAGCATACAGTGTCATATTGATTTTATTCAGCTTCATAGCAAGGGGATCAGCGACACCTCCACCTGCAAAGAATGTGTAGTTCGAGTAAGGTAATAGTGCAGCGCCGCATCCAACCTCCTCCTCGTAAATCTCAATCTTTTTCAGTCTTTCAGCATTCTTACCGGATAAATCATCTTCGACTTTCTGTAGGTAAACTTTGAAATCTACCATTTCCAAAGAAACGTTCCTTTCTTCTTCCACATCTCTGGAATACCATTCAATCAAGAGTGGTGTCATATAATCATAAGGGTATCGGATCATGGAATCATAATCGAAATTTTTCAACCAATAGATATTTACTTCCGATGGTATATCCGGATGCTTTGATGCAGCACCACCGAATCCCCATAAAATCCAGTCGGCAAAGTCATCAAGCGTACATCCATATCTAATTCCATAATTCACGCAATCCCTTATACTAGCTTGAATAGTGCGTAAGATGAGTGGATCGGTACACCACATAATTTGTGGGATTGGGCCACTTTTCTCAATGCCGCTTCGCATCACTCCCATCCAGTATTCCCAACGTCCCCAATGGAGCCATTCACTAGCAAGAACTGGTGCAAACAAATGGCCTGCCTTCTCATAAGTTTCCTCATGTTTTTCTAATGCGACGCTCCCCTTAATTAAAGAATTATAGAATACATGTCGTCTCGCCCAACCTCTAAATTGTTCATGTGTAAATCCTTCAACCGATAATAAATGCCCATGTCTTTCCCATTTATCATTTCGTTCTCCCTTGGTACGACGTTCTTGAACATATTCACAGAAGTCTTCCCAATGACGGCTAATAATGATATCTGCCATCGTAGTCAGGATAGGTTCGGGGATCCTATCTAAGTGCCACCGAAGAATATATTCGCTTTTAATCGTCTTGAACTTTTCAATGTCCTGGTGAATCATCATTAATGTAGTCTCTTTCTCTTGGATCTTCCTTAGTTCCTGTTCTTTTCGTTCCTTTTTCAATCTTGCTCCTTTTCCCATCAATAAACAGCTCCTTTTCATATTTTTATATATAAAAAAAGCGCAAGCACATGATAAGTGCTTACGCTTTTGTTTTAGTGTTTATAAGTGATTAAAAACCAGGTTCATTAAACTTAATGCATCTGAATCGGAAGTATTCACTAAAAACTCAGGTATTGTTCGGATACCCATGACATATTGTTGCTCGATTGAACGAACAACATATTCAAACCAATAAAAAGAAACAGCTTCACTAAGCGGGCTTTGTTCAAATTCCCAACCTTTTAGTTCTGAACGATTGAATCCAATATCCCTTTTTATTTCCACATAAAACGTTTGATTCCCAGTTAAATACCATCTTACTACTACATGACCGATTTTTTTTGTTTGCCCGTTGATTGATTGAGTCTCCATGAGTGTTTTCCCCCTACAAAGCCATGATGTTATCTATTTATATATTGTTAGTTTTTACCAAAAGTTCTGTTTTTGCTTATTTGAGCAAAAACAGAATTTTTGGTAAAAACAGCGAATGACACCGCCAAAAAGAACGATGTCATTCAAAGAAAAATATAAAATTATAAATCTTACTTTTCTTCAACTTTCTTATAACAGAAAATTGCAAAATTATTACTGTTTATTAAATCCCCTTTTTTTACCAACCACCTGGATCTCCATAAGTTGTCATTGTGGTATCTGCGCTTACCAAATTGATTGCAGAATCATTTTCCAAACTAGCTACTTCATTTTCAACTGCCTTCGGAGCGTTAAATAAAAGCAATCCAGCGATAATAATGACTGGGATAATTAAAAATAATTTTCTCATCTTTTTCACTATAGCTCACCTCCCCTAAAAATAATAGCGCTTTTTTTACAAAATCCCCAAATATTTCTTTGGCAAATGGGAGTAAAAAATATTTCCAGAATCCTCAAATTTTTGAAGAGATTTTTTTATAATTTCTTCCTTGTTTTGAGCCAGTCCTAGATAAAACGTTTGAATGTCGCTTAATTCATTGTTTGATTCGTTCAACTCATTTAAAATATCCACCGCTTCATCGTGCTTATTTCGTTTGATTTTTAAATAAGCAATTTCGGCAGGGTGAATATCCAGCTCATCTAAAGAATCTAATTCTATTCCATGATGGATTTTTAAAAAAGCCAGTGTATATTCAGTGATTTTCCGCTTTCGAGTCATTCCTAAAGAATCATGGTTATCCAAAAACGAAACAGCTTTTTCTAAAAACCTTTTTGATGTTTCGTAATCTTCGAATAAGTAAGATTCTCCCATTTTAAAAAGTGCTGTGGCATATGGCACTTTAATGATTGGTTCGTTTTCGAAAATATCAAAAATTTCATTACACAACTGTCTGGATTCCTGGATGTTTCCTCGCTGTAACGAAATGACACACGTCGCTTCCTTAAGCCTGATTTGCAACGATTCCTTAATGTATTTGTTGGATATTTTCTTTATTTCTTTGTCCAAATTTTTAAGATGGAGGGCGACTAAAACATAATTACCGGTTTGGTATAAAGACTGTATCGACATTAGTTCTAGTAGAATTTTCATTTCTAATGTTTTTACAGTTTTCATCTTATCACTAAGTGCATTCAAGTAATATTGTGTGTCAACCGGTTCTGTGAATCTTTTATGAATCAAATCAAATATATAAGCCCATTCTCTATTTTCAGGTGTAGCTGACTCTTTTTCAGCATCAATGATCACTTTTAATAAATCAAATCTACCCAATTGATAGGCCAATTCTAATGCTTCTCTTCGATTTTCGGGCTTTGCTTGATTTAAATAACTAAAGAATAGCTCAACTTTTTTATTGACCGAATAATTCCGATTGAGTTGGATCAACGTTTTAACAAAAAAAGAACAGCTCATTTCTCTTTTTAATTTAAATACTTCCGAAACACCGCTTGGGCTAATCCCCCAAATTTTAGCTAATTCTTTTTGTTTGATGCCTATAGAGGCAAGATCGTTACGAAGTTTGGACAATAGTACCTCCATAGTACCTCCATGATCCCCCTCCTACATAAATATCGAAACTTCCCCCCAATTTATCAAACATTTTAACTTTACTACCAAAACGGTAACCAAAATGGTAGGTATGGGTTTAAAATTTGCCGCCTTTTTCCAGCGACTTCTTAATAATACTATTTGCATCAATTCCAGCGTGTTTTAAATTAAGGAGGAATAGTTCTCGAGCTCTCTCTCTTTTATACCCGTAATTTTTCTTGGCTTTCCAAAACCTCGGATCTTTGATTCCAAACTCATTTGTTTCTTTCTCCCATGAAATGATGTCTATCTCGACAAGATTTTGCAACTCATTCGACGCTTTGTGCGCCTGAACCCCACAGGTCTCAAAATCCCTTAATAATGGGATTACACACGTATTTTTACCGAAGTTATAACTTAAACCGATTATGAAAGTCAGAATCGCCCGTTGGCGTTTCGTAAAATCATATTTCATTATTTCAGAATGAATATATAACTCTCTCAAAAAAAAAGTCTTATCAGTGGAGGTGTGTTCGATTAATGCATCGACTAAATCGGAATAAACTTGAGATGTGTTTGCATAGTCCTCTTTTATATTGCTGTACCAAGGCAATACATCCCCTCCAAACTTTGGCTAGTTATTTCAAGTTCACATTTTATAAACTAAAAAATAAAAAAAATCATTTTTTCTTATTCAGTTCCTGTAAATACTCTAAATTCTCTACGAACAGTTCATAAGCCCTGTTTTCCGAATAATTATCGTGGTAAGGAGCTTTCCAAAAAACAATGTCATTAATTGAAAAAATGTTTCTGTCTGCTTCTCTTATCCAGGTAATGACACCCATCTTTTCTAACTTTCTGAGTTCCGCGGCGACCAATGTCTTGCTAATTCCTGCCAGTTGAAAATCCATCAATTTTGGTATGACGCAGCTATCTTTCCCATACGTAAAGCAAAACATGCCAATCATTTGAATGATTTTCAACTGTCTTTTCGTTAAATCTCTTCGTATCGTTTCCACACCAACCATAAGCTCTTTCATCGTTATTTCTTTTGAACGATTAAGACAGATATTAATAAAGGAATCGTAGAAACCTGATTCATACCTTTGCTTTGTGTTTTCAGAAATAGAGGGCATTATTGCACTCGGCCTAATTGACATAAATGCTTCCTCCGCTTTTCTTTATTATAGAATATTACTAAAACTCACTTGATAAATTATAATCAGAACGGGAGTAAATTACTATAAGACGATTTTCCTATTCATGCCACTTCAAAATATGTAAGAATTTCTTCTGGTAGTTCGTAATTGACCGACACTCGTTTCAGTGCATCCTCACCCGATATAGCAGCAGTCGCACCAACAATGACACCAATGTCCTGAAGCAATTTTAAATTAGTTCCAGTTTCATCTAAAAAAATAAAGGCTTCATTCACAAAATCACTCTTCACAGCTATAATAAATGTCTTAAACATAGGCGTCACCTCGTAATAATTGTTTGAATTTTCCTTCTAGGATCTATACTTAAATTATACTGGAATCTATGAAAAGAGTAATAAGACCTTAGTCCTACTTTTAGGGAATTTTGTCGACAATGTTTTGTCGAATTTTCGATTTTTATAAAAAAATAAAAAATTAAAAAGGGGATGCTCTTGAAAGAGCATCCCCTTATATCACGCTTGCAATGTTTTTCTGATCAATTCCATAACTCTATTTATGCCAAGCCTTTTCGAGTCTTCGTAGGTTAATTCTACTCCAGCCTCTTTTAGCTTTGATTCTAAAGATGTCATACTAACCATTACTATGTTTCCTTTCTGTTGGCTCATCTCCAATCATCCCCCTAGATGATAAGTTCGCTATACTTACTTAGTTACCATTTTATATAAAAAATACAACTATATATATAGGTTTAAAGTCTTAATTGTTGCACATGGGCAAAAAGTGAATTACAATATAGGAACGTGTGTTCTTTTTTATTCCTCTGATTTCCTCTGGAATTCTTGCCAATCTAGGTTTCTTTTTTTTAGTCTTTGCCACGTCTGTTCCTCCCTTTTTCGTTCTTCAATGATTCTTTTCTCCACTGTTGGTCTGATGAGTATCAGCAATTGTTTCTTTGTTTCTTTGGATGGCTGGCCGAAGTTTCCGATTTTATGAATTCCCATCTTGCTTTCCCTCCAACTCATTCACAAACATTTGTCCGAGGATATGAAGCAGTTGCCGTTCATCGGCAACCACTTCTTCATCCACACCATTTTCACTTTCGTCAATCTTCTGCTGAATAAATTTTGTAGGAGCTGATTCTTTCCCAAAAGTTTTTTCACACAATCCCAGCCAGTTTCCTAATGTGCTAGGGATTCCTAACGATAACATTTTCATTTTTTTAACACTCCAACTCTAATTCTTCTGCACGATTTAAAATAGCAATCATAACGTCCTGATCAAAAAGACAACGATCTAGCCTTTTTTTTGCATCCTGCTCGGTTAGGTCATAACGCTCGATAAGCATGTTTAATAATTGAGTATACCCCTCCATTGCCTTTCCTCCTTAGTGGACAATTTGTTCGTATAGCGACTTAGCTATCTGCTAATTTTCTCAACGCTTCGTGATTCTTTTGAATCGTTTGTTCAAGAAATTTATCTCTAATTCTTTGGTACTTTTCAGCCTGTTCAATAAGCCAGTCAATATCTTCTGTTAGAGTTGTAAGTTCCCAACCTTCACCTTTTCGAAATTCGTGATTAGCTTTTATTTCCTCTAATCGACTTTTCATCATCTTCCTCCTATATGTCGCAATTTTTGTCTATAGGACTCTTTTCTGTCAAAATGGCAGATTGCCATCAAGATGTTTCCGTTCTATTTCCCTTACCAGCTCGGTAATGTCCTGATCCCCATCAGCAATCACTTCTTCCAAGACAGCACGATAGGACATTTCCTTTTGAATCTGCTTCCAGAACTCATACGCCACTTGCTCTGGCTTTCTTCCCCTCAGTGGAAAAGAACCACGCTGCAGGATACGACTCGCTGCTACATAATGGATTTGAATATTAACGTTCACGATAATACCTCCCCCAGAAACCATTCGGATTGTGCGGACTGTATTCATGCTCGTGAATCCTTTTCTCGTCGCCTTCTTTGAATTCTTCTAGCCACTTCTCACCCAGTTCAAACAAAGGCATCGGGTTTCCATCGTCGATTCGGTACTCGAGATCACAGACTCCCAAAGTTCCTGTCAAATACAATTGCACAATATAGCGCCCAAAGAGTTGTTTTTGCACATAACAAACAACTTCTCCTTTGACGCGTTGATAGTAGTTAAATTTCTTTGAGTAAAACCATCCTGGTACTTCTGTGAATCCCCAAATCATTCTTCTGTTTCCTCTCTACGTTGTTCTAGTTCTGCTAATTGAGCTTCGATGTCTGCCATATTAAAAATTACATCAGGCTTTGAGTTCAAGATATCAGCAACCTTCTGAGCAACCTCTGGTTTTCTCGGAATATTCCCATTGAAGATCCACTTTTGAACAGTGCTATGGCTGACCCCTACCTTTTGCGCCATTTCAGCCGTTGTAATTTTTTCTGTGAACATGAGTCCATAGAGATACCGATTCACGACAATTCTTTTGGTTGGTTCACGGAACTTTTTCAATTTGTACCCTGGCTTTTTGTGTTTTCGTAATTCAGCGAAATTATCTTCTGTCACTATCGTCACCTCATAAAACGAGTATAGCTCGTTTATTCATCACCTTACCTTTATTATATGTTTCGTGGAACTCGAATATCAAGTTTTTTTACATTAAAATGGTAATATCATAAATTTCCTTTTGACCGTTTAGCAAAGATTCCACATTTTTTTCAGCTAAGTAGGTGCCAAGCAACGCTTTTTTTGCTGTTAACATCATCATCAGAGGTGGTGTATCACCCATAAACATTCCGCCTGTTTTAAACACAAATTTCCCTAAGACATCACTAAAGCTCATGTATTTGTCTTCCCAAAGATGGACTTCTTTCTCCGTTATATCTATGCCTTTCAAAATATTTTCGATGTAGAAATTATCCAGCTTATACATATCATCCAAGTTAAAGTTTTCTTCTAAAATGAACGCAAAACTCTCTGTATCTAATTCAGAGAAGAACCACAATTCATTTTCATATATGTGTAAGTCATATTTTCTTAATTCATCAAATAAATTAAGCCTTTCATCAATGTCGTAGTCTGCTAACTTTGTATACAAATAACGATTTATAGATAACTGAGAAACAAACGATTTCCCAGCTTCGACAATCCCTCTTTGTTCTTCAATAGCATTATTTACATCCTCTACAACAACTTTAGGCATTAATGAAATTAACATATCTTTATTCATGAATAAATCACTCCTCATAATTTTTAATAAATAAAAAAAGGGAGATTATTCTCCCTTTACTGGCTCTATATATATGGCTTCTACTGTATGAGAATACTCGAATAGTTCACCTTCGCAGACAGGGCAGCACTTTGGCACATCGTCTTTTTCCACAGCAAAACAGTGAGGTGTATCTTCTTCACAATTGTAGACATCCATCAATAATTTCATTTGGAGTCCTCCCTTAATTCCTTATTTCTTTTTCTTTTTCTTCGCTTTAGGTTTAGATGTTATGGTTACTTTTGTTTTCTTTTTCGCCTTTTGCTTTGGTTTTGGTTCAGGCTTCGGCTTCGGTTCCTTCTTTGGTTTCGGTGTTTTCTTTGCCTTTTCTGGAACGGGATAATATTCATCAGCAAAAGGTAACATGAGAAACAAAACATCTCCGGCTTCCATTACAAATGCCCTGGTGCTGCTGAAGAGATACATATTGATTTCAGTCGTACTTACCTTCTGAATAATTTTTAACATTTCTAGCATTCTGGAAGCATCGTAATAAATCTTTATTGGTAAACCGACTTCTTCGAAGGGCAAGTCACGATAAACAAATGCCATAGACTCCCCAAATATATTTTTCTCCAAACTCTTTGCCCTCAAGGTTTTATCGGCAGTATCCAAGGTGGTGTGAAACCGATTATGTTTCATGAGGCAAATTTGTTCATGCGCACTAATCCATTCATATAGATTTTCGATTTTTAACTTACAACTGTATTGACTTACATCTGGAAGAATCGCGTTGCAATTCGGATAGATTGGTTCCTCAGAAGAAAAATACATGATATCTCCCATGGAATACCCATGAATTTTTGGTGATGGCACATCCTCGTTATGTTTGATGCGAACCATCCACATGGAATCGGTTGCCCACACATTCTCGTGATCTATATAAGCGCCACGCAAAGCAGGACGGGTTGAGTCCTGAATACTTTTTCTTCTGGGACCCGTAAAGTTTTTTGCAATATCTAATGCCTCCTTGATAGAATAGCTCACTCTCAACTTACCCCCATTTCCAAATATCTTTATTCCATGTTCCCTTTACCACGTGTTGAGGAGGGAAACTACCACCAATTTCACGAATTTCATATTGCCCTTTCCCTGCTTTCGTTCGGTAATCAATTCGAAGGGTGTAAGGTTCCACAACCTCTATCCAACATTGCTGAACACTCTTCATCTTCTTTCTTATATCATCGAGAAACTTGTAAGAATAGTAGCGGTCATTCAATTCAACGACCGCTACATTTCTCCATCGTGTAAATTCAGACTGCAATTGTTCTAAGCTCTCTTCATCAACCTCAAACATGTTCATCACCTCCATCAGATAGCAGCAAAAGTTTTACTGCTATGCTGTTTTCTGATGTTCTTTCGACTTACTTCACCCTTTAACAATCCAGTATTTTCAAACCATTGTTCAAAATCCTCAACATTCTCCCAAGAATTCCATAGCCCAGGGCCATTCGCTGTATGCACCCGATAAACCACAAAGTCACGACCCGTATTAGCATAGAACTCAATGGATTTAATTCTTGGATGTTTCACACTCACTTTGATCGGTGGATTACAAATAGGCTCAACTTTGAAAAAAGAACGGATAAATAACATTTGCTGACGATTACTCATTTAAACTTCCTCCTTTAGATACTCCATAAATTGGTCAAAACAACGATCCATTCCAATGCGTACATATGGGTTGAGGCCTTGTTGTTTTTTAATGTAATCTCGTGCCTTCTTTAAGTTATAGCCAGCGTTATAGCACTCTTCTAAATATCGCTGGAAAGAAGAGATTGTGAGAGTAGCAGGGGAATCCGCAGCTACACTCAGCATCATTTCATATCGTTTACTCAATTCCGACGACCTCGATTCGATCTGTAAAGATTGTCACTTGTAACTCTGTACATCCTTCGAAGACTGAAAGAACGGTATTTCCTCGGATATCGATAACTGGCTTAATACAATCTTTCATCTTTCGCTTCGAAACGGTGTATTTTTCTTTTTGTTCACATGGAAGGATGACGACCATTTTTCTTTCTTGCTGTAGATCATACTTGAAGAATGTTCCGACTTGGAAAACAGTGTCTAATAGCTCTTTATCTTGGAGATACACACCTCTGGCAGACATTTTGGCTTTACGAAACTTAACAAAACCATTAACGAAGACTTCTATTTCTTGATTTTCTACAACTACACTATTCATTTTCTTCTCTCCTTATTACCTATATACCTTATTTAGTGGAACTCATATTTTTAATAATTTCTTCGTAATTTTGTTTCCAAACCCACTTGAACATATATTCCTTGCCTTTTTCAGCAACTCTCAGCTTAACAGAGGTTTTTGTCTCCTCGATTATGACATCCGCAAACACTTCAATCTTGTGTCCGTTGTAGCCGTCATCCACAAAAAATGTTCGCTCTAGCAAATCACATCACCCCTCCACACTTCTTCGATTCAAACCATGCCATTTTATTCTTTAAGTACTTAATAGACTCTGATATTTTCTTCTCTTTCGAAATCTTCTGCAGCCACGTTTGCCCATCAAACGAATACAGCTCTGGGCACGCTTCAATGATATCAACGTCCAGTGAACCGAGTAGATGGAACTTCTTATCCGGATGACGATCAATGATGTTTCGGATAATCTCAATACGCTTTGCCTTGGTGTATCCTTTCACTTTAGAAAAAGCCGTACCACCAATCGCAATATAATCTGCGTCCTGTGCATAATAATCCAATACATCCCACTCCTTATTTTCATAAATGGTGTCCTTTAATAGAGTAGTAGCCTGGTAAACAGGAATAACCGGAACATCCAAGTGTCGCATAATCCGGTAGGCCAGTAATGATTGTTCGTTGTCTCCAATGCGGTCAAAGGCGAAGCAACGATTGTATCTCCTTTTATTCCACCACAAGAAATTCATGTATTGATGGAATAAGGGGAATTGGCTCTTATCCTCTTTATAGAAATCCTCTTCAAACTGATTGAACCACCAATGACAGAAGATAGCCATATCTACATCGTCATGGATATCAAAAGTCTTTCCGTCTTCTTCCACCATTTCAGTGTAGGTTTCAATGATATCTTCCAACCCATAATCTTCATCGTTGCGAAAAGTGTAGGCTCCGCAATCCACAATAATGCTTTCAGGCTCATAACCAATACGGTCTTTTAAATCCAACTGGAGGTCCTTATCTTCTGTTCGGTTCCGCCACATTGCGAAGGATGTTAAGATATTCGGCGGCTTAGCGGTGCGCAGACACAGGATTTCATCTTCACGGTAACTAGTAGCGAAATACATTTTTCCATTGTCGAATACGCTCATTTTGTAATCCACTTTACGACTAAGGCCTTCAGTTTCTCAGGATCATAGTATTTAAAAGGGTGTACCTCATCCCGTAGAGTTTCATCATGAAACGGATCAGAGACCATTTGACCGTATGACTCAAACGTAAACTTCGTATCACTCGTTTCCGCGTTATATTCTGCGATTTCATATAAAAAGGGAACCAACTGACTTTCTAATTTATAATCCCGTTTGTTTTGAGCCTTCGCGTCTCCGATGGCACACTCCCACTGGGATGCTAAATCTTCTAAACTATGAGGAGATAAATTATATTTAGGCACCACTTCATTAATAAAATCGCAGAAACCTGTATCTAATTCGCATTGATTAGAAATATCATATAAGGTGTTTACCAGCTGAACCAACAATATCATTTGGTCTTCCGTTACTTTCATTTGTTCCACACTCCTAATAAGTTCGATTTTCAAGTTCTTCTTTGATTTTTTCGTAATCCTCACCAAATAAATAATGAAGCTGTTTGCCGCTCTCTACGCAATCTTCATAGATTTTAAGGTGTTCTGGGTTCCAATCTTCATAGCCAATTTCCCAACACCATTCGCTAAATGAAATGTCGGTGGCATAGGCATCTCTGAAACAAGTATCAAGGACTAAGAATAGGTCAGGTGGTGTTAATCCATGTCCTATTCCCATACCAAATGGAACTTTGATCTGCCGGCCGTCATATTCTAAATGACAAATCCACGGGATATGTTCCCAATTCCAATCGTATGGTTTCTCTTCCATATCCGACTGAAAACAAAACAAAGGCTTGCATCCATTCCGAAATTCCACTTTTCGAAATACCTTATACGTAGGCATTCAATCGACTTTCACCTCCAGATAAAAAAATAAGCCCTTTGCTATAAAAGCAAAGGGCTTTAATACTCCAGATCGGCAGGGGTGCTAATCTCGTGAGTTATGTTGAGCTATTCATTCCGCTTTTGTCTTCGTTGCCACGTGCCTTGGTGTCAGTCAAGAGACCATTTTTTCCTTGAAACTGGAACAGAAAGGAGGAGCGGCAACACAAGACGCCTAGACGAAATAACGACAGAGAATGACTCGGACGCATTCTCTGTTTTTCGCTCAAATTACTTATAACACAATAATCCATTGAAGGATAGAGTCTCATTTCTAACGAAAGAACGTTCAAAACTTTCGTTAGTGAGACTTAACAAACAAGTTTTTTTCCATTTTAAAGATGTCAATGAAATCATGCTTATCGGATTGAATGAAAACGGAATCCCCCGATTCGTTTTCATTCAGATAAATAGTTTCTGCAGCACCAATTAGGTTCGTGCAATCCACCATCCATCTGCCAAAGCTTACTTGTCTCGGAAGTGCTTCAGTGTGATAGCCTAACGAAGCTAAATGAAGAAAAAGCGGTTGTAAGGCAGCTTTCCGTCTTTCGAGTTTCTTTCGGTTCTCGAGTTCATATGCTTTCAGCTTCCATGACTTATGGGCTTTCACCATTTTCGCCAATTCCTTCTTGGATATGCGGTTTGGAAGGTCCATTCCCAATAGTTCCGCCATCGCCACGAAGTCCTCTTTGGATGTGACAGCTGAATGCAGTTGGTCCACCAGGTCCACAATGTCCTGTGCCCCTCTGAACCAATTAATCTCGAATATTTGGAAATGAGCGAGTTGCCCCAACTCATATAAGCTGTGAAAGGAACGGTGCAACCAGTCGTCCTTTTGACCTACTTCCTCAAAGGCGAGGTCGATGGCACGAACTAAGTCTCGTACTCTCATATCCTCCCACCTACTTTCTTCATAAATCCGCATAAACTAGCAGTCTTCCTCTTTCTATTTTACCCTATCAGACCTTGTAAATAAAGGGCAGAGAGCGTTTTTTCACTCACAAAACTTTTTTGCGTTCAAAGAAAAAAGACCCCAGTGCTCCTCTGGTCCAAAGAGGTAGGTCTGGGGTCTTTCCCTGTCTTCAACAAAAAATTTGATTAACATGCACAGGACGATTATACTATTTCCCCGTCCACATGTCCATAATATATTTCTTGCTTATAAATGACATTGGGATATAACAGTAGCCATTGTCGCCCCATGAGTCGCCCCATGAGTTACGGACAATCATGTAGTCCTTGCGGTTGATCCGCTTGTAGCCCACGACACACATCGCATGACCACCCAAGCTCTGTTCCCACTTCTCCGGAACTGGCACAATGCCTGTGCGAGCCACAACGTCGGATTCAAAAGAATCATAGAGCAACATACCGATGACAACAGGATTCCCTTCAGCGAGTGCGGTCTTTAATCCTACAACATCCGTAATACGACGGTACTCCGTAATTTTATACTTAGCTGCATCCGTTTCTGCCACTTGAGTAGGTGCATCTGTAAAATGCGTAATGTCATATGGATAATCCAATTCTGGAGGTACACCCAGTTGTTGCAGCACCTTCATCCCATCACGAATGTAAGCACCTGAGTCTTCATTGATGGTTCCTTCCAATGCACGCTCATGCCAATAGAGATAGAGTCGGCTCAGGCGGGTAAGCGGCTCACCTGCAGTCAGCAAGATATATTCACGTAGTCCTGATACAATGGCGTTTGCTGTACAGCTGCCAAGTGTACCTTGATCGACTACGGGTGACATTTGTTCGCGAAGGTCAACGCTCTCCGGCAGATGGTCGGGGTGTCTGATGCTGCTTGCTCGGAATACTTTGTCACGTAAGTCTACTTTGTCTTTTTTGATTGCGTATTTTAGCATGGTGATACCTCCCTATGAAATTAATAAAAAAGAAAAATAGTATATTATGCAATTAGCATAATATGTAACTATAAAAACACACAGTCACCCAGTCGCCGTTTATGATTCTAGATCACTACGCCACATTTCCCAAAGGGTGCCCGCAAAACGTGGTAATACGTTGTGTGTTTGTTATTCCCGCCATCCCACCTCGCGTTGAAACAGGAGAATGCCGGATCTCTATATCCGCTCACGAATTCCGTTAGATTTCGCGTCCTTTTCAACTGCTCGAACTCGCTTTCCCCTCCGTCGGGTAATCGCCTCGGGCTTTCGCCCCCTCACTATTCTTATAACACTATGTCTTTATGAAAACATAAAATTATATAATTATGCTTTCTTATTCACAACCGCCACATTGTAACCTTTATCCTCAGCCAATTTGACCATGTGATCGCGGCCGACTTCGTGATTTCCTTTTGAGTAGGCTTTTAATGCGCCATCGATATGCAATTCATAGCGGTCATTGTCTTCCACCCACTTCACCTTTGCAAAGCTCATCTATTTTCTCTCCTTTAATACTCGTAATATCTTCTTTCCGGAATCGAGTGCATGGATCAAAGAATGGCAGTTACCGCACAGTACAGATGTGTTGTGGCTATCGTCATTTTTGGAAAGACTTCTCGCTTCCTTGTCAAACTCATCATATCCAGCAGTCTTTGCTTCCTCGATGAGCTGGTTGAGCTCAGGTTCAATGTGCTTCAATGCAGCACGTAGTTTATTCTCCATCGCCTGATGTTCTTGGTAGTCAATGTGATGAACCTCTAAGCTGGTGCGGTGGCCACAGATTTCACATGCTTCACCGTATTTTTCCAATGCGGTTTGTCGGTAGTATTTATCGATCATGTGTTCTCACCTTGTTTCTCTTCGTAATTAAATAGACGATGCTGCGCACGGTCATAATCCCGTTTCGCCACCGCTTCTTGACCAACCAAATCCTTGTTGAAGTGCTCGAATGATAAGTCCGCTAATCCATATCCGATTCCTGCACCAAACATACCGCCAAGTGCAGCACCTATAGCTTTGGATTGCGGAGTCTTCTTGCCCAACATCCCGCCGATTGTGGAGCCTGCAAGTCCAGCTACTCCCGTAAATTTACGTTCATTCTTCTTTTCTTTTAGCTTCACTTTTCGTTGAATCTGCCGATGATCATTCCATTTATCATCTGCTTCATCGGATAATGCTTGATGTTTCGGGTCATTGGACCAATCCAGTGCGATTTTAATTAAACCGTCCATTTGGATTCGCCTCATTTCTGTGATTGAACCCTTGTGTTGCCAAGTACCCAGCCCCCGCACCAAGACCTGCCAATCCTAAAGCAGCTCCGCCGCCATGTAGAATAGGAAATAGCTTCTTTCCTAATGGCTCGGTCGCATGAAGCTCGGCTCTTGTAGGCATAGGAGTCGGGCGAGGACTATGATTACGTACACCTGCCATTGGGTCATAAGGTTGCTTAGGGAACTCCTGATGGTGGGCATCCAGAAACGATTGCGGGTCTTTCGCTTCTTGGTGCAGCTGATTGATTAATGATTCTCTCTCCTCATCCCATTTCCCACGAATCTGTTGGTATCGAGGGGATGATGGGTCTAAGCCATAAAGCTGGCCTTGGTATCTTTTTGCTAATTCGGTTTCTTGCTTAATGGATGCTTGTTGGAAGTCCTGGCGTTGCTTTGCGCCCACTTGGTCCCATGCAGCAGGGCCACCCATACGTTCATTCATTTGTTGTTGATCTTCCCGTGAGAGAAGGGCAATTTTTACTAATCCATTCATAAATTTCACTTCTTTCTCTTTTTAATGGGATGCACATTCATTTTTACAAATGGCACTTGGTCTACCTTTAACGTAATCTCTAAGCGTGTGAGATGTTTAGGCAGATACAGTACCTCATCCAACCTCACGAACATCTCATCCACCTGTGTCTTCGTCATCATGATTCTTCGCATCACCGGAATTTTCTTGTGAGGACTGTCCAGTTTCACATTGAGCCATCCTCTTTCGGGTTCCAGTATTAAACTGGCATCGAATAGGGGAAAGTC